TAACGTTGGTACTTAAATTTAAGGAAAACTCTTTGAGTTTTCCTTAAATTTATTGTACCAACAAATTAGTCGTAGGACATTAATTTTAAGGAAGTAGTGACTTCCTTAAAATTAAGTCACGACGTTAGCTTTACATCCTCAGTTTCCCTGTTTCATTAAGATAGAGCACAACGAGGCCAGCCTTTGATGTAAAATCCAGGAAAGAATAGGATATATTGCGTGCAGAAGTATCAATCATATCTTTTCTATTTAGATACCATACAACTGGGTACAAAGACCACGTGACGAGTGTTAAGACAACGAGAGAATATCCTTTCGCGAATGTTAGAAGTTCATAGACAATGGGAAGGAAAGCAAAACAACCTACTGCAAACCAATTCCATGCATCCTTTTCATCCTTTGAGTTTGACGCGAGCCATCCAGCAAAGATCATAAGTTGGTTAAGTACAATTAATATACCCATTGTCACTAGAGGAATATTATTGAGTGAAAAGATGAGATAGAGCATGATAGGGGTTGTAAGAAACCATGCAAGATAATGTGCCCACTGTCCAGTTTTCTTTTCAACATCTTTTGTACCTGACATAAAAATATATTTGAGTGCGCTAATAGCGGGGATAGCAGTTACATAAGCTTGAACATCTCCACGTGAAATTAAATAAGCACTAAAAAGTCCCAAGAGTCCTGCATTGGTAGCCTGTATAGTTTTATCCATTTATATAAGGTTAGGAAATAAATCTGGATACCCATTCCTTAATGTTTTCAGAGTCTTGCCATGTCACATGAATATGCCATGACCACTTTGCAAGAGAAGGCTTATTCACAATAAATGTGATAACTAACAAAGATCCATTGAGTATAGTATGATTTAGAATTTTCATTCCATTACTAAGCCAAATAGGGGAATCAAAAGGCCTATCATCAATAAAGGCCTTCCAAGACTTATACTCAATAACATTTGTTGAGATTTCTGCAGATTGCATAAAATCCCACTTACACTTATACGTTGTAACATAAAGATCTGCCCAATTCTGAATTTGTTCTAAGTCTCCATCTGTCACCTGAATACGCCATTCCCATACCTCATAGGATGGCTTATGAATAGTAAAGTTGATTACTAAAAGATTACCTGCAAATATCTTATAGTCGCAAATATTCATACCACTATTGATCCAGCTTGGAGAATCAAATGCCCTATCGGCAATAAATGCCTTCCAGCTAGGGTATGTTATAGTTGTTGCAGACATTGTTACTGTTGCATACGCCCAGGGCAACACCGATTTCAATTTTATTAACGCGGAAAACTGTGCAAAGGTACTTAGTCTTAATAATTAGGATGCCTTGCAGTTGTATAGTTCCTGGGCCTAAATATCCAGAGAACCAAGAATGGGGGCCGTTTGTTTGGCGCATGTTACATAGTTTAGCTGAACGTGCAACAAAAGTAGTAACCCCTCTTTATCAAATAGATGAACGACACGCATGGATGAATATTCTAAATACGACAGGAACAATGCTCCCTTGCTCAGATTGTAGAGATCATTATAAACAATATCTCGAACGATTTCCTGTAAAGGATATTATGACACTTCCATATGCATCATTACGAGAATGGATACGGAGGTGGATATTTAATATCCATAATTCTGTAAATGTTCGTCTTGATAAACCTATTTTTTCATACAATGACTTAGACACAAGCTATGCAACATTTGATCCGATGAATTACAAGCTGTTTGATCTTGTAGAGAAACGTGCAATTCAGCAAGGAGGAGTAAATATTCTTGCATGGAATACTTGGACTAAACACTATAGAACACTTACGAGTGTCTATGGTATTTAAAAAATTGACGTTCATCCTTGCAAAAAAAGCAACCATGGATTCATTTGTATTATTCTCTACTTTGTGGATTGCGCAGTTGTTTCTAGTTTTGGGATATAACAATATTCTAGGAAGGAGGAATACAGAGATTAATGCACGGTTTGATAAGCTAGAGAGGGAGCAGTCGTATCTACGTAATAGGATTCATCATCTGATGATTTCTGAAGAGGAGGATATCTCTGCTGATGCTGATGCTGAAGAGGATCACGATGAGTAACCAGGAAACTTAGCTAATTCCATTAAGATACGTCCAATCTTATTTTCACCTTCAATTGAACCATCATCGCGACGGACACCACCAACATTACTTGTGCTGGCGCCTGGAGTGTAATACAGTAGAATCTTCCCTTGGTTACGAACAGCCTCTACGATTTTTCTTAGACGCGCGTCATTTTCCCAGCGGTACTTGACACCTGTTCGGAGAACTTCATCCTTTACAGTCGCCCACTTTCCACCGTCGAATTCCACTTTGTATTTTTTCATGGTAGGCGGCCGCAAGGCATTCTTAACATCCTTATTCTCCTGTTCAAGAAGTTCGAAGTCACGATCCTCGGATAGCTTCTTTGTCCCTTCACTTGTTTCTGCAAGGCGCTGCCGAATGTATTCCTGGTGGATACTTCCATCGCGACCAAAGAGTACCTTTGCCAGATTAGGATTATTTGTTGCCATCTTATATGTCATGCCAGCCATGTAGTGATCGAGTGTAGGATACTGAACACCATCATCTTCAATCGGGAACGGTGCTGAAGGTGCAAGCCAGCGCCCTGCACCCTTGTCATCGATCTTCAACTTGTCTTGAAGTGCAGCGCGACTATAGAACTGGAAGACTTCGCCAATTGCATATTTCGTTGATGGGGCGGCTGCAGTAGAAGCCGCGACGGGTACAGTGCGTACTGCTGCAGGGGGTGCATTAGCATTAGCGGCAGAGGCAGCAGCATTAGCGGCAGCAGGAAGGACACCTGTAGCAGGGACACCTGTAGCAGGGACACCTGTAGCAGGAAGAACACCTGTTGCAGCACCACTTGCCGCGGCAGCCGCCATATTGCGATTAAATGATGCAGCAGCGGCTGTAGCAGCGGCTCCAGGCGACAAAGGCGCCAACGACGCAGGCGCACCCACAATCCGCGGCCGCCTCTTGCCTGTGAGTGCAGCAACAGCAGAAGGAGGAGCTTCAAGCGCACCAGACATTTCCGCAGCCGCATTAGCGACCTCTTCAATCACAACAGTCTCGCGCTTCCTCTTGAAGACAAACCACCGATTCAGGAAAGAGAATTGCTTCACCGACGCAGTCATAGGAAATTTCTTTCCTGTCTTCTCATAAGTCGCCTCAAACATACTTGTGCTCTCAGTAAGACCAATCTCAGCCATCTCAGCAGCATCAAGAAGCTCGCATCCAATCGTTGCAAGTTTCTTCTTGAGGAGTTCGAACGGTACTAGATACTCACGATGAGATGTACCAATCGTAACAAATTCAACATCAACACCGAGGCCAAACCCATCATCATCATCAGGCAGATCATCCTCTTCATACTGCTTCGTGATCGTCCAAAGCAGTGAATTTCCATCCATGCCAGACTTGACACCACCCTTTAGAGTTGCCCGCATAAGATTAAAGACAGCATCACCGTCGAAGCAGCATCCGATGAAATATCCGCCAACCTTGAGGCCATCCGCCAAATTCCGCAGAAATCCGTCAAACGTCAGCTTATTCTCGAAGAAGTAATGCAAGGCAAACATAACAGAGACGCAATCCGCGCCATTCTTCAGCCGCCCAGCACCTTCCTTTTCAACAAACGGAGGCACGGGGCCACTAGGACGAACACGTCCCATAACAGAGCGGAGAATATCCTTCTCCTGTTCAGTTGCACCAGCAGTTCCATCAGCAAGAAGCTTACTACTATCGGCAATTGCAAAGATCATAGGAGGCAGATCCTTTGCATTTGAACGTGTATTCAGATACCTACTGTAAGCACCATCTGAAGGATCAGTGATATTATTACCAGCATTATCAACACCAAGAACAAAGCCCACCTTTGCACGACGCCACTTCTGAAGATCTGCAGCCTTTCCAACTGCAAGATCAAGAAGTGTCTTTCCACCACCATGGAGACCTGCAGCAAAGAGAATTGTCTCCTTGATGTATTTGTTGTGGAAATCGCGCAGACCGCGCACCTTTCCAATATCCTGTGAAGGTGCCTTGCGATCATAATAGCGCCGAGCAACACCTTCGCGCCCTTCTGTCTCTTTGCTCAGCGCCGACAGCTCTGCATCAGTCGGCTCATCTGCACCAGACCGAATCATACTCGTAGTAATCGGCTCATGGATACTATTCCATACACCCTCAGCAGTCTTATCAGAGTTCAATGTTCGTGTCAAGATTCCCTTTTGCAGACGCTCAGTCTTGTCCATGCGAACACGCAGAGGCTTCCAGCGCCATCCAGGAGACTCAGATGGATCATATGACATTTCTACAATGCTCTTAGTTTGGATAGGCTCCTCACTGTCTTCAGTAATAATATAGTCCTCACCTGTATCAGGATCAGCCTTTATTTCAAGATAGCAAATACTCGCCATTGTATCAGGAAATTCAACAGGATTAAAGGGAACAGGGCGATATTCACGGCCACCTTTACGCTGTGCAGTAGCAGCAGCGGTACCTTGGAGAATAGATTCACGAGGATTGTTAAAAGCGGGATCTGCACTGCTACCTACAAGGAGACGCAGTGTCTTATAGGTGACGGTTTCACCTGTTTCAGGCTTAATACCTACTGTGATGCGATCCTCCTTGGAATCGGTGAATTTCTCAACCTGTACAAGGAAGTCAATTGTATTGTCCTTTGAAGGCTTCCACTTAAATTGCTCTTTGAAAGCAGGCGACGTAGGAATTCCATGTTCATTCGGAGTAAAGATAAGACCATCCGTGTTATAGATTGTCTTCATATCAAGGATACGTGCAGCCGCCTGGAAGATAGCACTGTCGCCCTTTTCAGCAAAGAGGAAACTCTTCGTCGCCACCTGAATCCGCGTTGCAGCAGTAATACCAGGTGCAACCTTTGTATCAGTATTCCAGGTACTAATCCATCTCTTCATGCGATTATGACGTGTCTCATCGATTGCCGCACCTGCCTTATAGAATGGCAGCTTTGCAACATCATTCTTATCAACATCAATATAGATATCGAAAAGGAGTAGCTGGGAGACAGGCTTTGAATCGGCGGTCTTTGTTACCCATTCACCGTCAAGGAGTGAAAGGCGACAATTCGGATTGGTGAGGCCTGTCTTGTAAATAGTAAATCCCATATCGATCATGAACATCTCTCCAACCTTATCACAGAAGGCCATCACACGAAGCCCATCGGCCTTATCGGTTACATTGTAGCCGTCGCGGATGTTTGGAACACCTTCATCACGAACCTTTGCAAAGTTCTGAAATTCCATTGTAATGGGCGCAACACCGCGGAAACGATCAGAACCAACAAGATCCTTGTATGCACGCAATACGCGATCCTTTACATTTTTACGCATGATAAATGTATGCTTCTGGATACCGCGGAGGACTTCACCGATACCCTTAATGAGACGCTTCACAGCAATATCAGGAGTATCACCTTCAAGGCGCTTGAGTTCAACCTCAATCTCATAATAAGGTTCAGATGCCATGATATCCTGATCGCGGAAGAGGCGCTGCCACTTGTAGCTCTTATTTGCATATGTACCAGTTCCGCGTACAATAGACAAATCAATAACCATACCATGGCCCTCGGGTTCAAAACTCCAGCGACGAATCATGCGAAATGCCTTTTTCTGTGTGGCCCATGTATTAAAGACCTCCTTGACCTTTGCATCATCATTTGCAAGATCAATTTCTCGCCGCACCTTTACTCTCGTATCATAGTCACTAAGATCAATATTGGCCTCAGGAACAGTCCTGTCCTTAATCATGGCAACAAACGGCTTTCCAGCAAGAATATCATCTTGGCAGTAATTCTGGATAATGCCGAGCCCCTTGATTGCAAATCGCAAATGTTCAGGGAGCGTAATCGTGAGGCGATCCTCTTGGGGGAGCGGACTATATCCACGTGCCCTTAGTCTCTTTGCGACAGAGAGGAACGTTGTGACATCTACACGACCATCGATGCCAAATGTAGCCTCAAGTTCCTGTTCTGGACTTTCAAGCCACGCGGCAACTTTCTTTTTAAGGTTTTCGACTTCGGGTGCGAAAAGCTCCATTTCTATTCACTTATCTAGACTTCCCTTTGAGCCACCAACGCACTCAAATTTAGCTATCGCATCTAATGAAAATGTGTAAGTAGATGCGTAATCGTATCATAGCGGCCAAGAATATTGCACCAATCCTCCTTTTTGGGCTTCTCAACAGTTGGCTTGATATTTGCCGCCACGCAACGCGCCTTTACAGCGTCCAGCTTTAGATCAAGATCAGCTGGCCAGTGAAGTTTCCATCCTTCTTTCTCTCGATCCAGGATCCATGTACCGAGACCTTCGCCGAGAGACCTCTCACCCGGAAGATGGAAAATGCAGCGTGATCCAAGAGCAGTCGTCCAGACAGGAAGTTCCTTGCTCCAAGAACGAAAATCCTTCGGGAAGGGTAAAACTCTCTTGTGGATATCATCAAGAATCATTTTTTGGAATCCTAGAACAAAACAAAGAGCCTCGTCAAGTTCAGGAGTATCCTGTTGAGGAGAAACGGCTGCAGACTGCTGGGCGGAAAGTTGCTCGAGGATCTTCTTTCTCTGCCAACGGTGGCCACGACAATCCTCTTCAATTCTCTTTGCAAGTTCTACAATCTTCTCCATAAGAATCTGCTTGCGGAGTTTGAGAGTTCCAACACGATACAGTGGATCCGAGTGCCAGAGGTAGAAACTAACAGGACCGGGAGGATCGAGAGGAGTCACTACACAACCTCCAGGTCCATTGATTACCTGATAGTCATCACTAGTGTCACTGATTATACGAATCTCTATCGGAATTACTGATGTATTACGAGAGGGGTTCGTTTCTATCCATGACTGTACTGTTGCGAGCATTGACATCCTTAAATGAATAAGGTGTCAAATGTTTAGACCTGCCCGCCAAGTAATTCCTGTACTTTCCGTTCTTCCTCTTCACGAGCATTGAACTCATCACGATTTTTCTTGCAGAATTCCATATATTCCTTCATCTTCAAAAAAGTAACTGCAGAAAGTTTTGAAATATCGAAAAAAATGCCGTTGCTATTTTCACTATATTCTGACTTATCGGCTTTTAAGATATGAAAAATAGACTCCTGCTCCGACTTCACCAGCTTTTTCAGATCCTCTAGAAAATTTTTTCTTTCATCATACTCTTCAGCCGTAAGAGACATTCTAGTATGATTTATGCTATGTTAAATATAGCTTATTACGCGTTTATAGTATCACGGAGTTCCATGAGGAGCTTTCCTAGACGATTCTGCCCCTTGCGGGCCTTTCCAATTCCCCAATAAATATCCGTAGGGGAGGCTTCAACCAGTTCCTTGCCCTTCGTAGAAAGAAGAATCTGCTTCAATGCTTCGTTTTGCGTGAATTTAGCCTCCAGCGCCTTCTTCATGACCTCCTCGCGAACAGAATCCCAATCGGGGCGAATAGGATGCTCCTTTGAACTTCCTAGACTCTTTGCAGATTGGGGTGTCTTGATCTGGCGGATTGTCTCCTGGTATGCAGGATCAGTGGGAAACTTCATGGCCTGGAAATAGTGTTCAACAGAAGGCCATGTCTTTCCATCTAGACTAAAAGGGGCTGCATAGAAGTTACTGAGTTCCTTAAATTCAGGCTTCTTGCTGTAGAATTCAATGACATTTGGATTTGCTGGTGCCGTAACAGCTGCTGGTGCCACTGCGGCAGGTGCAACTGCAGCAGGGGCAACCTCTTCTTCTTCTGCTGCAGGTGCAGGTACAACCTCTTCCTCTTCTGCAACAGCATCAGTAACTGCCTCTTCCTCTTCTTCTACAGGTACAGGTGCAACCTCTTCCTTGATAAGTTCCTCCTCCTCTTCCTCTACAGCAACAACAGGCACACCTGAAACAAGGCTACGAAACAGACCAACACTCAGGATATAGGGATCATTGACTTGAAACCTAGACTTCTGAATCTCAACCTCAACTGTCTGCCCAATTTCAATCGCCTCGAACTCCTCATTTCCAATGTGCAGATCGCGCGGAAGAATAATATTAATTGCATCCTGGTAAGAAACATACATACCCATCTTATTCTTTCGCACAACAACTGCAGAAAGAACAGTACCTGCAGGCGGATTTAGCACCTTTCCTTCCGCCTGTAAATGAAAGACAACATCTCCAGTGAAGCGACCCTTTTCAATATATCCCATAGAACGAGAAAGTAACTTTAGAGTATCCTGAACAACAAATCCATGAGATGAACACTTATTTTCAAGACGAATACTCAGCTTTTCAAGAAGAAGACTATCAATATCAGTAATTTCCTTACGAAGGTCTCGTGGTGTCAAAGCAACACGCTCTTCAAATAATGCAGTGTGTTCCATGTTATAACACTCTTCTAATTAATAAAGTATCAATTTTAAACGGCCGCTGCAGCCGCTGCACCCTTCTTTGAACGGCTTGTTTTAGGCTTTTCAAGAAGAACCTGATGCCTACTCTTATATGCAGCAACAGGGCGGAAAAACCAATACTTTCCACCTACACGCATCAAATTCATCCAACGTAAAATAATATTTTTCAGACTACATGCGCGTGAGGCATTTTGGAATTTCCGCGGCCCTGTAAAATCCTCCATTGTAAGACCAAAGCGCGGCAGCCCAGCGTCTGCAAGAGAATTTCCAATTACAACTAAACTTTCCAGCGTATGAGAAATCTGTGTAATAATTTCGCAAGCACCGCCCTTCGGAGGAATCTTTCCAACAAAAGACGGTTTATCCGTTGTTTTAAAAATAAGAAATCCAGTTTTTAGATTCGGAACCAAGAAACCATAGATTTTTCCAACGGTATTTATATTTGCCTGCAGTTTATTGAGTGGATCTGTAGGATCCGTATCAAATACACGCGCAACAGCAACATCACATGCAGCCGCACCGCACTGGTACCGCAAAATACCTGTCTGTGCATCAACAAATCGAAAGACTTCACGGCCACCCTTCGACATATAGTATTCAGCCGCAATACTCTTTTCACTCGTGACTAGTTGAGCCTGTTCCTTCGGCCGAAGGAATTCATCCCACACAAGACCAAGAAGAACATCTGCAAGATGGCCGCGCCATGTTTCATTTCCACGCATAAACTCGTAGAGCCATAGAATTCCAAAGAGATGCTGAATTTCCTTAGAAAGTTCTGCTGGATTTGTATAGCGAATTTTGAGTACTTCTTGGACGTTGCCTGGAATATCACTGATATCCTCTCCAGAACGAATTCGCTCAGACCATTCAAGGATAGCAGGCCATATAGACCCACCTGCTTGAATAACTTCCGTCCGTTTCACAACTTCCATGGGAGGTTCAAAGAGATCACGTTTGACAGGAAAACTCTGAACACGGAGAGCAAGGGGAATATTCTGATCAATGAGTGCATCAGGCTGAAATAGATAATATCCGTTTCGATACACAATATATCCTTCCTGTCGTCCGAGAGTAATGCGGAATGCCTGGTTGCCAACAACCTCTGCAAGAAGAGACTTCAGAGCAATCCGAGGAATAGAACTAAACATCTTTTCAATATCATCGAGGCGAAACATAGGCTGCTCATTCTCTTCAAATAGACGACGAATTGCCTTCTTTAGAGAGGCCTCATGCCACCGCGCACTAAACTCATCATAGGTTGAAATATCTGTCTCTTCTTCTAAACCCACAGGCTTTTTACACTCATAGGAGCAATTTTCAATCCAGTCACAGATTGCAGTATAGGGTGCATCATTGATAGAGACCATATGTGATTTTCCATGTGCATCAATATGGTTCTGTTCATCAAGAGATAGTTCTTCATCATCATCAGGAATAACAATTGCGTCAATATTCAGATTGCAGTCAAGCGCATATTCTTTGAGAACACGTGTAACATTTCCCATTTGCTGCGCCTTTGCAAGTGCATTTCTATACATATAAAGATCGGCAGTTTCAGTTTCTCCATTCTCAAATGCATTGACTAGAAGATGTATTGTTGTATTTCTCTTTTCAGGAGGCAGCAGTGAATGCGAACATGTGCGGACACCACGCCCAAGAACCTGTTCCATCTTATTCAAGTGAAACCAACTATCGAACACATAGATTTCACGAACGAACCGCAAGTCAATACCTTCTGATGCAACCTGAGATCCAACAATCACCTTTACATCACGGCCAAGCTTATTTTTTTCATTACGTGCAGCTGCAACCATTGCACCATTATTCGGTGAAATATTCGCTTTGCCTGTGAGCAGAATATATTTTGCAGGTGAAAAGATGTGTCCTGTTCCCTTATGCACCTTTTCTTTCTTATCACAGAATGCACACTGTCTTCCTCCTTCTACCTGAATTCCATCACGGAGGAGTGAGTCACGTCCAACAGGTGTATATCCATTTGCCTCTAAAGCAAGAACAAGAGGAAGAGCTCCAGATTTAATAAAACGGCTATAGATAAAGATAACACCTTCCGTTGTTTTTATCCGATCGATCACAAATTTCGCCTTAGGAGATGCAACACCAATGGTTTCTGCAGTGAGCCATGTAGGCGGGCCAATACGAGAAGAGTACTGTGTTGCAACACCTAGACTATGTTCCTCGAAACATCCATCAAACCCAACATCACCTTTACGTGCAGCATCCTCTGTTCCTGGGAAGAGCCAATTTCCAGTCTGCACCATTGTATCGATCGAAGCAACCGCAACACCACCGCGCCGAACAGATTCCTCTGAAATTCTCATATAGGTCTCGAGACTCTCATCACTAAAGGTCACAGGGACAAGAGGAAGACGCACCATATGATTTTTCTGCCTTTCAGAAATCTCGACACCAGTAGGAGAAAAATTCGGCCATACTTCGAGTTTCGGTGTCTCAAATGGCTGGAGACGAATAGGGAATGAAAGAGGATTTTCACCGCGCATGAAACTCACATAGGCGGCGGCGGCATGTCCTAGGATCTCTTTTCCATTCGGCTTGAATGTCCCATTCACTTCAAAAATATCACGTTCTTTTATCCTGATACGCTTATCATTGATGAGCAGAAGATTCAAAATAAAAATAATCTCCCTGTAACTATTGTACATAGGCGTCGCTGTAAGAAGAACAAGTTTCATCCCACGAACAACTTTGAGAACTTCAAGAAGTGACGGTGTAAGTCTCTTTCCAGCGCTTGCATCATCTAACTCTTCGTCGCCACCAGCAATATCAACATTATCATCTGCGGTTTCTCCAGGAATATCACGTAAATTGTGAGCCTCGTCAATAATCACCATATGTCCCTCAAATGCACGGCGAAGTTCAGCAGGAATACGATCATCAGGGGCACGTTTCCGAATTGTCTCAATATAGCGTGCAAATTGTATATAACCCATAAATTCATAGCGTGTATTGATAAATGCGCGAATCCGAGATGCAATTACACCCTTTTCACGCTCGAATTCAGTTCCAGTGCGTTTTAGATAGAAATTACCAGTACATCCTTTCTGAATATTAGGTGTATTCTCATCTTCTGACATAATAAGATTATCAATGTCGAAAATAGTCCGCCGAAAGTTCGGCTGAATATTTGGTGGTGCAACAATAATGACTTTTTTAGTAGGATAAATATTGAGATAACTCTCTGCGATGGAAATTGCAGCGCATGTTTTACCGACACCTACACCATGATAGAGAAGCGCACTGTTATAGGGGCTCTGTGCAGAAAGAAAACGACTCACGAATCTCTGAACAGGAGAAAGTTCGAATTCATTACTGGGATCACAGAGATCAATTCCTTTCTTCTGGAGCGCCTTCATTGACTCCTGACGATTTTCAGAAAACTCCAACTTTCGGAATAGTTTCTCATGGAACCGCGGATCGTCGAGTGAAGGATAGAGACCATAGCGACTTTCAATCAGATCTGAGAATCCTTGACCTTCTGCATCTTCTTCATCGCCGCCGCCTTTTTGCGTAGCACTAGGGCGACTGGAAGCAACCGAAGAAAACGTAGGAAACAAAGGAGGATTCAGAATTTTTGTTATATAGTGAAAAAGAGCAGGACTTTCTTGAATATCCCATAACCGTTTGAGATCTTCACGACCGAATTTTTCAAATTGCTCCATATTCACTCCTCTTTACTTGTGAGACTTAAAATTAAAGGACAATAATTACGTAATAGACTACTTGCCTTTAGAAGAATCTCACGCTTTTCAACATTATCTGCACGTATCATTCGGAGTGCATCATCTAGAGAAAACCAACCAATATTCCCAACTTCACGCATCATCATTGTATTTTTCGTATCAACCTTAATATCTTCTGATCCAGGCGCATATGCAATAAAATACTTATGACAATAATGAATATTATTTGTTCCAAAGAATGATTCTTGAATTGGCTGTAAGTTGCGAATAGGGATAATATCTGCATCGGTCAGACCTGTTTCTTCTTTTACTTCACGCAGCGCACACTGGAACTCAGATTCACGTTGATCCCGCCGACCTTTAGGAAATCCCCATTCAGGCGTTTCCCATGTGCATGGAATTGTCTTAAGAAGACCTTCCAGACTAATCTTCTCGCCTGAGCCTTCATAAAGATAGCCATTGCGTAATCCATCGAACTTTGTACGACTTACTTCCTTTTCAGAACGATATGCTTGTCCTTGTTGGTCTGTTGTGATCCCCCAGAGACCTGTCCAGAGTTCATCAAAGGATAGATTTGTAAGTTTATCTCTTTCCTTTTGCGTAATAGACGCCAATTGATGCCGTATATAATCGATTTCCTGGAGCTTATATTTCCCACGCATGATTTCAACAAAACCAAGACTATCACGACGCTGGATAAGAAGATATTGGATTGATTGTCCTTTCTGTTCAAGTCCATTCACACAGACCGATGATTTAGTAAGCTGTGCAGCTTGGTTCCAACCATCTTTTACACGAAAGATGATCATCCCAAAACTGGTAACTGGGGCAAGACATTGGCGAAATGAATGGCCAAAAATCCCACAATTTGTACATGTAACTTTGCTTTTTATTTGATTATACATATAATCACCCTACAGTTTGGTTGTACCTTTTGTTTAGACCTTGGCATAACGTCGTGACTTAAATTTAAGGAAGTCACTACTTCCTTAAAATTAATGTCAGCGGCACCGCAGGTGCTGCTGCTGAGCGCTCGTCCAAAGGACGAGCTGTCCAACGACTAATTTGTTGATACATTAAATTTAAGGAAACTCAAAGAGTTTCCTTAAATTTAAGTATCAACTGTAACCCATCTTGGCGTCCAAGATACAAAAACAAAACAGTAGAATAGGAGAGAGATGAAGTTAAAAATGCCCCCTCAAGTCTGGGGACCCTTTTTCTGGCATACAATACATATTACTGCCTTAGGATATCCCGAAAAACCCAATTATTCACAGAAGAAAGCAGCAAAGGAATTTTACGAGAGTCTTGCTTTCCTACTCCCGTGTAGTGTATGCAAAGAACATTATGCCCAGAATTTAGCCATTAAACCTATCACGCCTTTTCTCGATAGACGACAGGATTTACTCAAATGGACGATTGACCTCCATAATAGTGTAAATGCATCACTTAAGAAACCCGCAATGAGTGAGTCTGATGTCATTGACTATTATAAACGTCTAGGATCTCGTGGCCGCTCGCCTGTATGGACAGTTACAGATTTCGCGGAGGCTGATATGAGAGCTCGGATTCAGGGCATCGGCATAGGTGCAGGGGTCACCGTTGTTGCACTGGGGCTTTTATGGATGACGACAAAAGCAGAAAAATAACTGGTAATGTTAGGGAATGGCAATCCATAGCAAACGCGGACAGACCCGCAAAGCAAAACCAGTGAATCCAGAAATCTTCGAAGGTCTTCATATTCCAAAGGGTACAACAAAGGAGCCGAAAGTAAAGGTGAAGATCATAACTCTTGAACCGAAGATGACCGATGAAGAAATAAAAAACAGGGAAGGAAGCTACTTTACAGAAAAAGACGTCGATGAGATTATTGACTATGACTGTGATGTCTATGTAAAAGATGAAACAGGTGAAAAGGTGCTTCTTGCAAAGTTTCGTAGAAATGTTATCGATAAAGATCTAATACGGCAGGGCTGGGAGGCATTTTACAATACAGCAGCCACAAGCCGCAATCGTGGAGCCGCTGCTGGGCCGATTGACGTAAATGGGATCTACTGGAGCAAGCGGAAACCGACAGACATTACAAAGTGGTCGGCGAGATATTACCAGGACGGCAAACTGAGCAAAATGCGCGTGAATAATCTAGTGTTCAGTTCAGTTCTCGGATATTATGAGCAGACACCATTCATGGGTCTTCCGTGCCGCTTGACATCCTATACACAACGGTATTTCAAAGAATATAAGAAGGGCATGGCTTTTATCGAGAAAATTTCCGAACTTTTCAAGAAACTTGTCCCTGAACCCTTTAAGAAACAGTACAAGCAAACAAGTTCAAAGAGTTTCTACCAGATTGGAAATACAGCCTTTTCATCGGTAACAGTCAATCGCAATTTCCGCACGGCGCTGCACTGTGATGCAGGTGACTTCCGTGAAGGCTTTGGAAATTTATCTGTTATTGAGCGCGGCTACTACCATGGAGGAAATACACTTTTCCCGCAATACAAGGTCGGATTCAATGTAAGAACAGGTGATTTCATTGCAATGGATGTACATAAGTGGCACTGCAATACGGAGATGGTAGAAACAGCGGAGGATAAAGAAAAGAATAAGAAACTTCCACGTATTCACCGTGATGATGAAACTACGGGTAGTCAAGGTGCAGAAAAACCCTTTACACGGATTTCATTTGTATGCTATCTCCGCGAAAAGTTACTTGGATGTAATGAGGCAGAAACAAAGAAATATTACAAAAAGATTCACTTTGACCCTGAGAATGGACCTATAAAAGGAACACGAAAAATGAAGCGGTAATCTAAATTTAAGTACTAACGTTAGAATGCTACAGAGTAGAACACAAAGTCTTCTTGCAAAAAGAAAAGCCCTCAATGCGGCAAGCGCACCTGCTGTAGGAAAGATTACTCCACTTCAACCCAAGATTGCACCCACTGCAGCTCCTCCTGTGGAGGCTGCAGCCGCTGCAGCTATTTCTGCTGCGGCGGTAGGAAGCACTGCTCCTCTTACACTTCTTGGAAATATAATTGGATTCTTTTTCTATACAAGTGCAACCCTCTTTGTTATTTTTCTTATTTTAGTCTTTATCCACTTTACAATTGCGCCTGTATTTCAGACAGATCAGGGTGGATTTATTCCAATTGGAAATATTTCAACTATCCAAGCGTATCAGAAAGCCCCTGCAGCCCCAACCGAATCAGTGGATACAACTATGACTAGTTATGATTTTACATTGCAGACATCAGTTCTAATCTCAAGTAAATATAGTTCAACAGTTGCACCTCGTGTTCTATTCTATAGAAACGATTCTGTAGTTACTCTTCCTGCCTCTGCAAAGGTAAATGATTTACCGACTCTATTTAATAAAACAAATCTACTTGCATATATCAATAATCAGAATAATAGTTTGAATGTCATTATCTATACACTTGATAACAATGGAACGTATATTGCAAATACAGTCCCTCCAATTGATACAGTTCCTGTAGGAACTCCTTTTAATCTTACAATTGTTTTCCAGCAACACTTTATGGAGATCTATATTGATGGAAAACTACAAGCAACAAAAACATTCACAGGGATACCGATGGACTGTAAAAAGAAATTATTTGGCCCCCCTGAATCAGTAAAGGATTTAGTACAAATAGGAAAGTTATCTTTTACACCTCTTATATTGACAGCAACGCAAATACGTAATGCGGTTGTTCCTGTTGGGGCTGATTTTTTTAAAACTAGTTGATGCAACATCTTAATTTTATCTGTAATCTCTAGATGGACTGGTGGATATATGCAATTATAATACTTGTCACTGTCACATTAATAGTTGTCGGTGTCGTTTATTTTTTCTATCCACAACTTTTGTCGAAATCGCTTTCAACATCGGCAACAGGACCCTATGATTTATCAACAAGTCACAGTATCCTTTCTTCTGACATTTCAGAAAAATTTTCGACAAATACGAGTATTACAGTACAGGGATTATTTTTCGTGAGCCCTTTACAGCGTACGGCATCAGCAATTGTATGTGGAAGACCTGGAAATCCATCATGTGACGATGGAAGGTTTCACACATGTAAATGTGATCTAAGCAATAACTGTAGCCGATGCACGCGTACTGGATATACCCCGCTTATCCAAATTGCGGATATATTTTCAGTTGAACTTCTCTCTGCACCTGATGCGGGTCGCCAAGGAAAAGTCATGGCCCAACTTGCGATTAAGACACAGACAAATATGGATGGATCAGGAAACCCTATTTCTGCCAGTGGTGGAACAAAGGTTTCACAGGCAAATATTGAAATAATCAATTTACCTACATTCCCTGTACAGAAGTGGGTGATGCTCACAGTTGTCCGTGATGGGCGTCGTTTTGATGTGTATTATAATGACCGTTTAGTAGCATCACAGAAAGTTCTTTACATGATGGGAACTGCACTCGATTCAACAAAAGGAATGACAGTAGGAAATCCCGGGTTTAGTGGATATGGTGGAGCACTTACGGTCTATTACACTGCACAGAAGGCTGCAGAAATTTCTAGAGTCTATTCTTCTTCAACTGATACACGTGGGGCGCCCTATTTGACTTTACCTAAAAAAGATGGTTCTCCTCAAGGCGCTACAGGATTTACATTTCCGTCACTTTGTTTAACAGGATCATGTGGTCCTGCAGTCCGACCTTCTAAACCCTGGATGGACTGGGATAGTTCTTATGCTTAATTTATGTACTAAGCTTAGAGAGTATGCAAGCAAATCCTAGCAATGGGACTTCTGTAATTTCAGGATTTGTAAATCTTGTAATTGTTGCAGCTGCACTTGTTATCATGTATTATTCATTTAAGTTTTTCTACGGTGATATCACGGACAAGGGTATTACAATCCTATCCAACAAGATCTATGCGAATCAGGGGACAAAGACAATAACAAACCAATCAAAGATCTATGAAGGTGGTGAATATACTGTAAATCTATGGCTATATCTGAGTGGATGGAAGAAGAACTATGGCACGCGGAAACATGTGTTCCAGCTGGGAGGATCGAATTTCTCAACACTGCTAATTGCACTAGGCGCGTTCAAGAATTCTCTTATGGTTCGCACACACACTGCATCTGTGTCCGGTGGAAAATCGCGCGAACATTATGCGGATTACCCTCATCGTGATGCATCAGGATATGATGTGAATGGTCTTAAGAAGAAATCTGGTTCAGCAATCTCTACTGCTGAAGCCAATGCGGAATATCGTGAAAGCAAGTCATGGGATAAGAGAGGTGTAAATGCACAATTAGCCGCAGGGGGTGATCGTGGTGCTGGCTCTTCTTCTTCTTCCAGTAAGAATTACCGTGATGGAAGTGGTAATTATAATACATGGTCAGCCAGCAGCAGCAGCAGCAGGGGCAGTCGCAGGGGCGGCAGTAGCGCTAGCGGCAGTAGCGCTAGCGGCAGCAGTGCCAGTGGCAGCGGCGGTTCATGGCGTGAGACAACAACACAGGATATCTCTCTCACCACGAGGGATGTTTCTGACCTATTCAAGCCGCTCTCATTTGATGATGGTCTGACGCACAGTATGCCTGCATGCGACATTGATGAGATTGACCTCCAGCGGTGGATCCAGCTGACTGTTATCCTCAATGGGCGCACATGCGATATCTATATGGATGGAAAGCTTGTTCGTTCGTGTGTCCTTAAGAGCTTTTTCAAGGTAGATCCGACAGGGCAAACTGTAAAACTAGTGGATCGCGGCGGTTTCGATGGATATATAAGTAATGTCAGCACGCACAATTATGCAATGGGACCTGATGCAGTCTATCGCAGCTACATGGCGGGTCCTACAGGAGGCTCCACGGATCCTTGGGCCTATCTGATGAGCTGGTTCCAGCCGAAGCCGACCCCCCCTAACCAAGCGACTGTGGGTGAGAAAACATGCTATGACTTATGTGGTAATACAGTACCTACGTAAAGAGTAGTATCATTAAACTCAACTTTAATAAAAACTCTCTGAGTTTTCCTTAAATTTAAGTACTAACGTTAGAGATGTCATCCTACTATGGACCTCAGCCTACGGCAAATTCAACAGGCTATGAAGTAATGATTGGCTTACTTATTGTTGCTATAGGTGTAGGTGTTTTCTTCCTGGCTGAAGGACTCTACAAGGGCATAGATACCCTTGGCGACCGCTATGTAAAGTTAATGGACTACACTGTTTCTGCAGACGATAAGAGTTTAGTCATTCACCAAGATATTGGAAAGTATCCTGATGCGAAGCCTATTCTCTTTTCCGAGAATGAGCCATCAGGAGTCGAATTTGCATATTCCTTCTTCATGTACATAAACCCGAATACATTTACTGGCAACGCGAAGTTCCACCATGTATGGCACAAGGGCATGGGATGTATCTGGCCGCTGATGGGTCCTGCGGTTCTTGTTCATTCGAATAACAATGCTCTCCGCATAATCATGAACTCAACTGAGAACCCCTATACATATGTTGATGTGATGAACATTCCCGTTAGCAAGTGGTTCCATGTAGTTCTCAATTGCAGAAAAAACGCGATGGAGGTCTATATTAATGGAAATCTAACTAATAAGATCCGCTTTGGAAATGGTGTCCCGTATCAGAATTTCCAGGACATAGTTCTCTTTTCAAACACGAACTATGTATTACGGAATACGAGCGCACCTTCTCTTGGTGAAGAGACAAGTTTTGAACTCGAGGGGACCTTCAAGGGGTGGTTAAGTGAATTAATTTATACCCGGTATTCACTCTCCTTTATTGAGATTAATAGACTGTTAAATGCTGGTCCCTCTCAGAAGGTAAATCAGAAATCAATGGATAAGCCTCCCTATTTTTCAGATAATTGGTGGATGACCACTGTAGCCCCGCATTAAAGGCATCGTTTAACAAAAAAATAATAAGTCTTAATTATACTTATTATTTTTACCGACTGTCAATAACCTAAAGCACTTAATATTTCATAACAAAAGAATGACGGGAGGAGGTCTCTTATCACTGATTGCATATGGAACACAAAATGTACTTTTATCTGGAAATCCACAGATGACGTATTTTTACAAGGCATTTAGGCGTTATACGCATTTCTCGATGGAAAATGTAACATCTACGATGGATGGGCCGAACGAACTCTTTTTCGACCAGAAGATTCTTCTCCGTGCAAAGATTCAACGTGTTGGCGACCTTCTCTCCGACATGTATTTCACGTTTCGCCTCCCTGATATTTATAGTAAATATGTACCACCTTCTGTACAAAGAACAAATCAATATCAATTTCAGTGGGTGCGTTATATTGGTGCAGCTATCATAAACAATGCAGCCTTTTTCGTAGGTGGCCAGAAGATACAGGAGTTTGACGGCTCCTATTTAATGACACGTGCGCTTGCTGATTATGATGCAGATTCATTCCAAAAATGGAGAATTCTAATTGGCGATGTTCCTGAACTTATAGATCCTGCAAAGGGCATTTATGCAGGCGGCACAAATGCCACAGGCTATCCGCATGTGTTTCGTGATTCTACACAGCCGGCTGGAGGACAAGCCAATCGTCCGAGTATTTTTGGACAAGACATTCATGTTCCTCTTTCTTTCTGGTTTTCCGAGGCAACTTCACAGGCACTTCCTCTTGTAGGTTTGCAGTATCACGATTGTGAAGTACAGATTACACTGAATCCGATTAATCAACTCTATACATATCTGGATGCATCAGGATTCCGTGTTGCACCGAATTATCGCATGAATGCACCTACATCCGATATCTTAATGAATATTCCAGCATATGGAACGACACTTGATATTAGTGGCCAAATAAAGTATTTTTTAACAGATCATGGGACATCTCCACCTATTATGAATCAGTGGTATCTGAATCCTCGCATACAGAGCACCTATATCTATCTTCCATCAGATGAGCAGAAACTCTTTGCAACGACACCTCTCTCCTATGTCTTTAATCAGATCACACCCTATCCTTTCCAGGGTCTCTTTAATCGCCAAGTTCTAGATCTAGAGACTCATAATCCACTGACACGCCTTCTTTTCTTTACGCAAAGATCCGATACGACTTCACGGAATGACTTTGCAAATGTGACAAACTGGTGGAACTTCCCGTATCCCCCGTATCATCCAACGCCAGGAAATACGCCAATGAATGTTAGTGCATTTTCTTCAGGAATCTTTGTTCCGCAGGGGCAGATGAATATTCTCCGCGCAATCCGCGTCCTCTGCGACGGAAATGAGATTCAGGAAGAAAAGACAATTGACTACTTTACGAAGATTGTTCCATGGAGGTTTAGTTCTGGTCAAACAAAGACGCTTGTCCCAATCTACAGTTTTGCGCTCCATAGTCCAACTCCCCAGCCATCTGGAAGTCTCAATAGCAGCCTTATCCGTAATTTCCAAGTTGAGGTAGATGTCTATCCCCTCCCGTCAGGAACAACTTATACGTACAATCTTACGATTTATGTTGAAAGTCTAAACTTCTTTGAGGTTACGAGTGGAATGGGCGGAGTCAAGTATGCATTATAAATTTGAAGCCAGTTAATTTATAACGTTGGTACTTAAATTAGTCGTAGGACAGCTCGTCCTTTGGACGAGCGCTCAGCAGCAGCACCTCTGGTGCTGCTGACATTAATTTTAAGGAAGTAGTGACTTCCTAAAATTAAGTCACGACGTTACTAGATAACCAGTAAAATGTCAAGGTTTCTTCGCATAGGATCCGATATTATCCATGTCCCTAGTCTAGCAAATGTTAGCATGACGACAAATTGTGTTGGTCGGCCTTATCTATGTCTGTACTACCATACACAGAAAATGCAGACGCTTTCATTTCCGAATCATGATGCCTGTGAAAAGCAGATGATGCGGATTAAGACTGCCATGAAGGCAGTTGAAGTTGCGCTGGAGAAGATTCCACTTGTAGAGGGCGAGATCACTCTTCCTCCGCAGCAGCAGCTGCAGCTGCAGAGTAGTGAAGTCTCACTTCCATGAACCCGCTCTTCTTATTCGGATTTAGTTTCGCATACTCAGGATATTCGGCAACAAGCCACCGCGCAGACTTTTCAACACGTTCCTTCGATCTTTCTTCCTGCATGCCCCCAGGTTCCTTATAATAAGCAGATTTCGGGGATACATTGTTCAGACGAACAATTGCACCATCTGCCTTAAAATACAAGATACTCCTCTGATAATCTTCTTTATCATCAAGAGTAATTTTAATTTCTTTTGTTCCAGGGTTAATACAGCCCCAGACACTTCCAATGATATATTTGAGATCCGTGCTAGGTGCAGCCTTCATGAAGAAACCATTTGCAACAGGATATACACCCCAGAGGCGCGCACCTACTTTCTGGCATTCTGCAAATCCGCGTGCAATGACATCTTTGAGGGAGCGGAGCGGTTTCTCATGGCGCCGAACCCGTTCATCAAATTCTAGAAACCCAGTAATATCATCATCGATATTTACAATCTTCTTTCCAATAGGAAAGTAATTGCTAATAAAGTTGCGGATAGCACCCATGCCGACGATGCCAACAATAATCCGCCCATACGATCCAGGTTTTAGTGTCTTTTTATAGATAGCCTCCTCTTCTTTATTGGCAACAAAGACATGAATTTTCCGCGGCTCGATGTTATATTTCTCTAATGTCGCAAGAGTCTTATCGCGGAGAGTTTCTGCACGTTTGTAAGAAGGGATAGCAATAATATACTCCTTTCCAGCCTTTCTAGTTTGTGTTACCATGCTTCTACTGGTAGTAGTTAAAAATAAGAAAAAGTCAAAAGATTTTTCTTAAATTTATTGTACCAACGGTAAGCAGGGGACACATGGATGCAATTAAAAGTTTTATAGGAACCAATTTATTTGGTTCGCTCATGGATCCAAATATAGATAAATTAGCTTCTGAGTATGGATCGAGACTAACAGGAAGTTTAAGCTCTTTTCATGGTGTATTAGATAAAGCAAACAGTACAAAAGATATCTTATCGAAGATTCCCGGAGTCAGTAGTCTTACAAAGGGTAACCTCGATAAGCTTCTTGAAGAGGCAAAAAGCTTTTCACAAAATCCAGGATCTCTAACACCTACAGCACTTATTCAGAAGAAAGCGGAAGTAGATGCAAAAATAAAAGTTATTGTAGATACCGCAAAAGATGAGGCAAAATCTATAACTCTGAAAACTGCTGCAGAAAAACTACAAGCAGCAAAGGAAAAAGTAGAAAATGCAACCTTTTCTTTTAGTCGTTTTATCTCACGTATGTGGAATTTTTTTCTTATTTTTGCGGCAGTTGTAATTGTTTTATACGGTGGTCGGTTGGCATCAATGAATTCGTATAATTATGGAGAAGCCTTACATTTCCGCTTATATTATTTCATTTATGGCTGTCTTTTATTTCCAATAAGTTATATTGCAGCAATGAGGAGGTCATTTTTAGGAATTAAACCTCCTGGTCCAAACTGTGAAGTTTTACTTGCACCTTTAATTGATTATGATGGTTCTTCTTGGTGGGTAAAAATCCTTTTCTTCTTATTTGTTTTTAAACGAATTATTCTTCCTCTTGATGTTACACCAGTTCAGCCTCTAGTTACACCTGAACTTAAGGGATCAGATGTATTAGTATAATAGAATGCAACCTTTTGTCTCGGTAATTACACCAACGTATAATCGACGTAAATTTATCCCAAGTCTAATTACCTGTTATCTCCAGCAGACATATCCTCTGGATAGAATGGAATGGATTATTTATGACGACGGCGATGATAAAGTGGAGGATATTTTCAAGAAGTTTGAGAAAAAAATACCTAATTTGCGGTATATTTATGATGAAGAGAAGAAGAATATTGGTGGAAAGAGGAACTTATTGAATAAGGAGGCAAAGGGTGATATTATTATTGCAATGGATGACGATGACTTCTATTTTCCAAATCGCGTGAAGCATGTTGTTTTTTCTTTTTCGCGGAATCCAACGTATGAGCTCGCAGGAAGTTCAGAAATCAATCTTTATTTTTCGGATATAAAAGAAATCTGGAAGCTCGGCCCTTATCATGCAAATCATGCGACAAATGGTACAATGGCATGGAGGAAATCATACGCAAATAAGCACCTATATGATGAAACAGTAACCTTTGCTGAAGAGAGATCTTATTTAGATGATTATAAGCATCCTATGATTCAGTTAGATCCTATGAAGGTTATGCTTGTTATTGCACATAGTGATAATACATTTGATAAGAAGAAGCTCCGTGATTCACCGAATCCGTTTGTAAAGAAGACAACACTAAAGTTGAATGATTTCATTAAAGACAAGGAGATGCGGGATTTTTTTGCAGATGCGTAACGTCGTGACGTGGCGGGTCTAAACATAACCTTGTTCTTCTAACAAGAATAGAATGAGTTACTTAGGATATTTATATAAAAGAACGCTAGAAGATTTGCGAGTTCTTAATACACCATATAAGAATGAAATTACTGAGAATTCTCCACGCATTTCTCTTGTTCATCCTCTTATTAAAGTGCCACTTCGACCCCATCAGGCTGCACTTGTCTATAAGATGTTAGACCAAGAGAAAAAACTAACAACTGGGTGGGATCTAAGTGGTGAAACTTTATATGGTAAATGGTCTATTCTAGGTGATAGTGTAGGTGTTGGAAAGAGCCTAGCTGTTCTATCACATATTGCACATGTGAAAAGTGAAAATATCAAATTAAATATGTCAGAACTCTCTACAAATTCATCTCCTGCACTCTATAGTCTTCGAAACAATACATATTCAGATATATCAAAATGTAATGTATCTTTAATTATTGTACCCCATAGTCTATATAGACAATGGTATACTTATATAAAAGAGCAGACAAATTTACGCGCCTTATGTTTAACAAATAAAAATACATTAAATGATGAAGAGTTTATGAAAAAACTAATGGATTGCGATATTGTACTTATGACAAATACTCTCTTTCCATCTTTTAATACAAGAATAAAGCAGCGAATTATATTTAAACGTATCTATATGGATGAGGCAGATTCAATAAAAATATCCTGTGCTAATATGTTTCCAGAGGCAGAATTTATCTGGTTAATTACAGCAAGTTATCCTAATATATTATTTTTAAATACACAAATACCAATACCCTATTCAGTTATGCAGCAACGCCTCTTTGCACCAAATAGTACATTTCATCCTGATTTTGTAAAGCAGTATCGTTCTGCATACGAATCAAATGCTCATGAAATAAGAAATAGTTATTACATAGTGAGTTGCGGATTCATGAGAAATTTATTATTATTAAATCATCATCCTCTTCGTGGAGAGATGGTTATTCGCAGTAGCGTAGATTTCATTAGTAAAAGTATATCATTGCCGCAATTATTCCGCCATACAATTGTATGTCGCGCGCCTATAAGTTATAATATTATATCAAATACAGTGAGCCCTGAAATTCGCAGTTATCTACATGCAGGGGATGTACAATCTGCGCTTCAGGCTCTAGGGGTTGCGGATGAACAGGCAACAAATCTAGTTCAAGCAGTTACAGAAAGTAAAGTAAAGGAATTAGAGCGCATGAAAAAAGTCTATAAACATAAATCAGAACTCGAATATTCAACGCCAAAGGCAAAGGAAGAGGCTCTGAAGGCATTAGAGGATAAGATTCATGTGATTGAAGATCAGATTAAATTTATTAAAGAACGTATTGAGAATTTTCAATCTGAAGCCTGTCCTATTTGTTTTGACGAACCAACGGATGCACTTCTTACAAAATGTTGCAATCGTGTTTTCTGTGCTGTGTGTATTTTGACAAGTCTTACACGGTCTCCTGCCTGTCCCTTGTGCCGCGCATCGACCCATCCGTCTAGTTTGAAGAGAATTAAGGTTGCCAGTGAGGAAAACCATATGGTAACAGAGCCTATTCCTGAAGCGCCGAAAGAACTCTTGAAGAAAGATGCGCTTCTAAAACTTCTAAAAGAAAATCCGAGTGGTAAATTTCTCATTTTCAGTCGCTATGACAATCCTTTTACACAGATTAGTGAAGAAATTACACAGATGAATATCCGTGTAAAGGAATTAAAAGGAAATAAGGATGTGATCCAGGCGGCGCTTACACAGTTTGAGAAAGGAAAACTTCAGTGCCTTCTTTTAAACAGTACAGTTATGGGCGCAGGTTTAACGATTACAGCGGCAACCCATGTTATTCTTCTTCATGCAATGAACATAGAAGAAGAAAAACAGATTTTAGGGCGTGCATATCGCATGGGTAGAAAAGAGCCTTTGAATGTATATAGGCTGGTTCATGCAGATGAAATTGAAAATTTAAACTAAACTATTATACAGTTTTTGAATAGAAATAGCTTCCAATCGTCGAATACGATCGGGACGTATTCCTCCTTTTACGAGTTCGGTATGTGCAAGCATTGGCGACATGCGAACAGGAACACTGTATGTATCAGAAACCTCGCAGAGAAGTTTCCATGCATTAAACATGGCAGATTGTTTTGTGAGAACAGGTGTATAGCGCATTTGATCTATTGGCATAGGTGGCTTCTCTCCAAGAGGAGCTTCATCTGTTAGCCGCATGGAGATATGCTTCAGTTTCAACTTGAGTGAAAGAGGCAGAATATTCCAGCACTGGTAGAAAAAAGCCCAGAAATCTCCAGAATCACTTGTCTTATATGCATCAAACAGAGATAGATAGAGATCCCATGCTTCTTTTGTAGGGCCGTGGAAGGCTTCAATACGTTCAGGTAAGTTCTCAAGAGAAATGAGAGATGCGAGATTTCCTTCATTGTTTTCAATATCAAGTTCAACCTGTGGATCTGCCATTTGCCATAGAGACCACCAGGCTACAGGAATAACTCCTTCAGGAAGTTCAATATCTTCTTCAGGTTGTTCATATCCTGCAAGTTGTCGCTGAAGCGCACGGAGATCACATGTCATTCCTTCAGGAATTGAACAGCCGAGCCATTCTTCTAGAATAGAGTGCTGTGCTCCTTCAATCTTAATGCTTAGACAGTGCTTTGCAATTTGCTGGAGCGCGCGTGTATCAAGAGTATTACTGATGAGAATAAGAGGGCGACCACTAACTGCTTCGCCTGATTTGAGATAGGTCAGAAGTTCCTGGAGGCCACCACGTTCTCCGTTGCTGAGACCGTCGATTTCATCAAGAAGAACACCAATGCCACCTTTCTTTCCAGTTTCAACCATTTGCATAATTCCTCCTTCACGAAGAAGTGGTACAATTACCTTTCGGAAAGAGGTTCCACTGCGTGTATGACTTGCATTAAATTCAAGAGTTTTGAGACCACTTTGTTCAAAGACGCGATGTGCTAATGTTGTTTTTCCAACCCCAGGGGGTCCGAGGAGTAGAACAGCAGGAACATCGCGTTTTTGAATCCAGGTAGTTAGCTTTTTTTCTATATCGGGATATAAGCAATGAGTTTTAAAAGACTGCATCTATACAGTATTTTAGTATGCCTCTAAGCCGTTTCACTCAGGCCGTTTTACTCAGGCCGTTTCACTCAGGCCGTTTCACTCAGGCCGTTTCACTCAGGCCGTTTTACTCAGGCCATTTTAGAAGGAGGCAGGGGTGGCAGAGGCCCAAGACAGTTCATTCCATCCCATACACCTTCCCACGTGATACCCTTATTTTTAGCCTCATTACAAAGCTGCTTAGAACGTGAAGCAGTATCTGCAGTTGCAGTGTAGAGGTTGAAGATCTTATTGTTATCGCCTGATGCAACGGTTCCAGTTGTCCTCTGCATATTTGTGGCAACACCAATTGTATCGACACATACCGGTTTCTTTGTATCTGTCGTATAGGTCAGGGCAAGAAAGTCGGGGCATGTATTAATCGATGGAGGCCATGGACCTGCTGCAGGTTTTAGAGAATTACCTTTTTCACTAAACCACCGTGTCCCAAAATAGCTTACAAGTGCAATCATTCCTACGAGGTAAATCATTGCCGAAATAGTATAATTTGTCATGAAAAGAACATAGGTCCCTCCTGAAACAATAACGAATGACAAAAATACATAAAATAGAAATTGGTACTCCATTACTATAATTGGTAATTAAATTTAAGAGAAACGTTAAATATGATTTTTATTCAACATAAAGATATGATGAATAAAAGTGTTATTAAAAAAGCTACTAGCCAAAGCTTTTAATTTACCGACCCCACTTGGCGAACGGTGCAGGTGTCGCGGCGAGGCTCTCGCTGAAGCCAGTCTCGATGTAGCCAGAGAGGAAGTCCTCGTTCGTCACCGTGGCAGCGCTGCCCGCAACGCCGAACGTGCTCGTGCTGCCGAGCTTGTTCTGGGGGACAACAAGCTGCACCTTGCGGAACTGGCGGCCGGACGAAACGAGCGTCTTGCCCATGTCGCGGAGGATGCCGCCCGCCGCGGTAATCATCATGGAGGAATAGACGCCCTGGGCCGCCGTGAGGCCGAGGGAGTTGGCCCACACCGCGGAGGACAGATTGGGGGCCGCCTGTGTGCCCTTATTCGAGTAGATGAACGTACGCGCATCAGCGATGTTGATGTAGTACTCATTGTCAGAACTTACTCCACGAACAGACTTGGATACAGACGTCATTCTTTATATCCCGGAATTAGAAAATAAATCCGCAGATCCTTTCCTTTTCCCTGGTAGAAGAATGAGCTCGGTTCCGTACAACCTCCCTTTTACGAATCTTGCTGCCGGTGGCCAAAATGGACGCGTCAGTTTAACAACTCCTCCCTCTGCCGGTGGATCCGTGGAGAGGATCCCTGGATACGGCCACCAGACTTCGGTGGATACCGATTTTGAGCATGATATGTTGCGGGGGAACTTTGAGAGCAGCCCCGTAAGCCGTGCATTCTTTTCCGTAAAGAATATTGGAATGATCCAACATGCAATTCGGAAGGAAGTCTTTGATCGGAGCCAGCCGAAAGGATATTTGATTGATGATCAAAGCATTGATGAGCTAAAAGTTATAATGCGCGCGATGTATCTCCAGTACTCTCGTAATCTTCCAACAGGGGTTGCCGAACAAGTTGCAGAGTTAAACCAGAAAGTCGTGGATTGGTCAGCACCTCATATATTATCGGCAGTAGATCATTATTTTTTCTATTTAGATGACATTAGTCATATGCCTGTTCCTCTTGCTAAGCCGCAGAGCATGAGTTCCGCGGGAACAAAATCATTACCGTTTAACCCTTACATGTAACGGTGCATAGGCTTCCCTGTTTCCCTCCACTCCTTCAAATCCGCATAGTATTTTTCCATTTGTTCATCATTGCGCTTCTTTGCAGATATGCATTCTTCGCAGACATTGCATGGGCCATAGCCATCTTCCCACTCAATCCGATGGTTTGATTTAATCTCGGGTGGTGCCTTCTTGAAGCCCCTATAATCTCTATTCTTTGGAAAGAGTGTCTCGTCGTATTTTACTATATAGTGATCATCTGGGAGATGATAAGGATATAGTTCGGGAAAGAGCTCATAATAGCTTGCAGCCGTATTTCCAGGCGGCGCTTGCCACTTCTTCATCAGCTTCTTTGTATAGGCTGGATTCAGGTGTTCCTTCCCGTACCAGTTCATTACTATTTTCTATGAACCATAAATATTCAATTTTGTGATTTAACTAACGTCGTGACTTAATTTTAAGGAAGTCACTACTTCCTTAAAATTAATGTCATACGACTAATTTGATGATACAATAAAATTAAGGAAAACTCTTTGAGTTTTCCTTAATTTTAAGTATCATCTTTAACGCTAGATTTTATATTAAACTCATAAAATACATGACATGTTCCTGAAGGGGATATAAGATCATAGAGATGCACGCTATTTGCACCTTCTTTGAGTGGAATCTTTTCACTAAAAGGGAGTGACACTGCCTGTTCTACAGATTCCTCCTTTTCAACTTCAGTACTAATTGTATCGGAGTCGAGTGTATTATTTGGGATACAGATACCGTGAGAAAAGAATGGCAGATCACCATATAAACGAGAGACAAAGAGTTCAGAATTCTCAGGCCGTTTTACAATATAGATGCCATCTGTATGGAAAAGATCAATATGGTATGTCCAGACTTTCATTAAGAGACTCTTCAAGATAGATGTATGAATTGCATAGGACATAAGTGAGAATGTGAGTTTAGTTTGTTTAAGAAAGAAAATGCTATGATCTGTTGAAAAGAGTGTGTGGTTGTCAGTGTATCCGTTGGAACTGTGGAACTTTACAAGTTTGGCGTCCGGTGGAACGGAAGCCCAAATCGTGGCCAGGATTTCTGGGGTGACGGAAGGATGGAATCGCGCGTCATCTTCTAGGATCAAGATCCATGCATCTTCTCTTCCCTTGTTTGCCTGATCCAGGTAGATCTGCTGCCAAAGACTATAGTGTGAAAAAAGACATCCTAGATGTCCAGGCGTAAAATACTGGAAAGAGTCTGGGTGAATAAGGCCAAGGCGTTTCACCATATCGCGTACATCTTTCTTGTATCCATCCATCCCACAGAACCACGTAGCGGAAAGTTTCATCCGTGCAAGTTCTTTCTGAATTGTTTCACGACGCTGGGTCTTTTTATTCAGAGAAATTACAAACGTATCACGAAACATCCTAGTTTCTTTTCAAAAAGAAAAGGTTGAATTGTTGCCGCAGTTGCCACAGTTGCCGCGGATTATTTCTGGGCTTCTAGAAAGATGAAGGGAGGTGGTGGTGCTTTTTCTAAACACGTTAATACTGAAAACTCTTTTAAAGAAGTTGATGAAATAGAGCCCTATGTTTCATATCTTCTCTATCCAAGAAAAGAACTTAATTCCTACACCCCAATACCAAAAACATATATACCTTCTGAAGATATTCGTCAATATAATATAAGAACAGAAACTAGAATTCATGAATTAGAAAATACCTTGAAAACTTTAGCTCAACATAAAAGACGCGACCTAGAAGAAGAGATTGCAAGGCTCGAAGGAATTCTAAATAAAATAATACCAGAATATAAAAAAATAGCTCTATATGAAAATAATAAAGAAGATCATTTATGTTTTGTTGATAATAAAATTATTACAAATGCTGCTGGTAACTCTAAATATGAGAAAGTCTCAAGATATAATGGAGAAGATATAAATTGTATAAAAGTATCAAGGCTAGGTAGTAAATGGGAAGATTATGAAATATTTCTTGCTGATGAGAATGGAAAAATACTAGCAGGAGGCCGCCGAAAGCAAACACGGAAACACAGAAAACAGCGGAAACAAAAGAAGACACGCTGCAACAGGAATCGCAAGTAAAATTGAAAATGGTGAAGTGGAATTGTAAAGCACCCTATCAAAATGTATGAGTCAGACTTTGAGGTACCAGACCTCCTCTATGTAGCAATTGGGTGCGCACAGGGCCACTATGAGTATGGCAAGCATTCTGAGCAGGAATATCCGAGATTCGTACATTCCTGGCCAGGAAAGAAAGTCTGTATCCTCATTGATCCATCACTGGAGACACCAATCTATGCAATCCGCGAAGGTGAGCCTCTAGATACAACCTTTATTTGTATGAGGCAGACTTTTGAATGGCCATCACGATGGCAATGTCTGCAGTCAAAAAGTGATATGGAGTTTCTATACAATCTCATCCAGAGGGTCATGGACACTCCAAATGCACATATGATTGTACAGGACTACTCAGGTGCAATTATCCACCCCTCTTATCCGATCGAAAAGTTTCCAGGGATTGAGAAGAAGGTTTTGTTTGACGTTACATATAATAATGGCGGCTGTTCAATCGACTTTGATAAGATTGAGATTCTGAAGGACAGCAATGGCGACTTTATCCAGCCGATGTTTTCCAAGATCCAAGATATTCAGAAGGAATCTATTGCTCGAGTACAGGCGCATGAGCGCTATACGATTCTTTCAGGAGGTGTTCTCTATCTTTACAGGACACAGATGGGTATTAAGGAGCCGCGTGACTGGTGCACAGCTGAATCTGTGTATTCATCTGCAGAGCGGCTCTATCATATCTATGGGCTACCTCTGCGCGATACTTCAACTAAAGTTCTGAGGAAGCTTCTACTAGAGGTTGCATTTGACTTCTGCGCTGCCGCGAATACACCTATTACAGAGGATAGTTTGCTGAAGATGATTAATTCAAGCGAATATGAATATAATAATCTTCTGAAGGGCTTAACTGATATCGTAAAAAAGGCTTAAAAAGAGGCAACATACATGAGATAGGTGCAGTGGCAGGCACCACCAAAAATTGACGCGCGTTTTTTGGGTGAAGTGAAGTGCCGCGGCGGCGGTACTAGTGGTCCATTAGTCTAGTGGTCAGGACAGGAGGCTTTGAACCTCTTAACCTCGGTTCGATCCCGAGATGGACCTTTGCAAGAATTCAAACAGCAACATTTGAAATATTCTATATCATGAATTCTGATACCTACGAGGATGTCCGAGTGGTTAAGGAGACAGGCTTAAGATCTGTTGGCGCAAGCCTCGTGGGTTCGACCCCCACTCCTCGTATCCAGTTTGGTTCTTCTGCAAAAAGAACCTGGTGATTACACGATCCGTTCTGCACTTCTCGTCAAAGTGCAACCAACCAATATAGTCTAGTGGTTAGGATAGGGCTCTTTCACAGCCTTGGCTCGGGTTCGATTCCCGATATTGGTATCACCACACTCATAATTCATTATTATGAGTGTCACCACACTCATAATTCAGTGGTAGAATGCTACACTTCCAATGTAGATACGCGGGTTCGATTCCCGCTGAGTGTATTCAGTTTGGTTCTTCTGCAAAAAGAACCTGGTGGAGGGTAAGGAACCATTTCCCCCTGAAAGGATCCAAACAGCAACAACAATAGCCATTATTATTCTTGGATCCTGTTATAAACCGGTTTAGCTCAGTTTGGTAGTAGCATGGGCCTTTTAAGCCCAGAGTCGCGGGTTCGAGCCCCGCAATCGGTATATAAAGTTCTTGTAGCAGCTTTTCAAAAGCTACTTTTTCAACCCGCGTGGCGCAGTGGATAACGCGTCCGCCTTCTAAGGGAAACCGGCTGCAAGCGGAAGATCGTGGGTTCGACCCCCACCGTGGGTAGTTGTCCGTGATGACATTAAACTATTCTTTGCCTTCATAGCACAGTGGTAGATGCACCAGCTTTGTAAGCTGTAGGTCCTGGGTTCAATCCCCAGTGGAGGCACAACGTTTTGCTGATTTCGTACAAAATCAGCACACCAGCTCGCATAGCTCAGTTGGTAGAGCATCGCTCTTATGTCGATATTAATGGCATGCATGTGAGGCGATAGTCGATGGTTCGATTCCGTCTGCGAGTATTTTTTATGAGATTAATGTTTAGCCTCATAAAAAATTGATACAGCCTACCAGAGCTATATGATCATAACTAAAATGCATACACACAGTCGCAAGTGTGGCCGCACGCATGATATTGCAAATGTAAATATAGAAGTAGATACCTCTCCAATCGCAACTCGCACACGTAATAAGATTGCACGTAAAAACTGGGAGAGTTCTATCGCAGATGCAGATATCGATGATTTCCTTGAGTTTCTGCGTAGCAGTACTGATCCGTGGGAGCGCTCTCTAATTCCTGAGATTGAGAGGGCTGCGATTCAGCGTTTTGCAGCTTACAACAAGCGTGCGAAGGTTTAAATTTGATACCTATCAAAAGTAAAAAATAAAATATGCCACCCACACATTCTATTCCTGAAGAGACAAACTTGCTAACTATTCTTAAGAGGATGCCAAAGCCTAATGCAAACTTTATCACTGGTTTTATCTTCGGATTTGCAACAGCCACTATTCTCTTTTCAAAGATGCATAGGTAATTGACGAGGTTAAGTAATATTTTTTACTTAGACATTATACAGCCTTTACGCGCGGCTGCTTCTTTGTCTTAGGAGGAGGAGTTGCACCACCACCAGCTTCCCTCTCGGCCCGCATCTTCAGCCAAGCAACCTCAAAGTCATCAAGATCCTTTAGCCACAGAGCTGCAGCAGTTGTTGCCTGCAGCTCTTCAACTGCAGCACGCGCACGTGCAACAAGTGCCTCTGCATCTGCAATTGCAGACGCCTTTACACGATCCATGCGCAGGCGCAATAGATACTCATAAGAGTCAATGCTATCCGCATCACCGCCGAGTGCAGGCAGACTATGCTCCTTCAGAACAGCAACAATCTCTTCATCACTCTTCCTGCGCAGATCAATGGACCCAGCGATGACAGCGCGGATAAAGCGCGCCTTTGCATCTGCCTCAGCCGCCTCAGTCGTCAGACGATTAATCTCCATCTGTCGCCTCTCCTCGTACTTTGCAATACGCGGCCCATAGAAGGACTCCAACATATCTCCAACACACCCAAAGCGTACAATCTTCATATGCGGATCAAAGCACACCATGTTACTTGTCCTCCACGTGGTAGTCAGACGGAACCTCTTTTCAAACTCGGCAGGATTTGCGCGAATCTCGTCGAAGTAATCCGAATCGAGATAGAGGTCGAAGCGGACATCTACGTGATTGTACAAATCATCGTAGTTGAGAAGAACAGGCTTTCCATCCTCAAGCTTTCCAGCCTCCATCTCCTTATTCGTGCAGAGCTCATCGAGGAATGCCTTGTAATCATTCGTCCAAGTTCCAACAGGAAGCTCTGTGATGACAACAACGCGCCGCGCCTCATCAATCGTGTAGAGACCACGCGTCTGCCAGACACCATCACTGAGCATTGTCATGCGTCCCTTGAATCCAAGCCACCAAGGCTGGAGTGCAAGATTCTGTAGTGTGTCGCGTCTTCCAGCAATGCGATCACGCAGAAGAGCAATAATATCATTCGGATTGAAAGGAGGAATATCCGTGCTGAATCCAGTACCAATTCCAATACACCCATTGACGAGGAGCATTGGAAGAACAGGCCAATACGTCTCAGGCTCGACGATAACACCGTCATCATCGAGATGCTTCAGAATGCCTGAATCCTCCTTGCGGAAGATGGTATTTACAATCGGCTCAAGGCGAGTGTGGATATAACGCGCAGAAGCATTGTCCTTTCCACCCATGAGACGAGACCCAAACTGCCCAATCGGCGACAGAAGATTGATGTTATTTGCACCCATGAATGTCTGTGCCATGGATACGATTGCACCTGTCAAAGATGCCTCACCATGGTGATAGGCCGCATGCTCTGAAACATAGCCAACAAGCTGTGCAACACGAACCTCGGCCGTCAGGCCACGCTTCAAGCAACCGAAGAGAATCTTACGCTGACTGGGCTTGAAGCCGTCGATTAGATGCGGAAGAGAGCGGATATTATCAGCATTACTGAAGTGGATAAGTTCATCATGGATGAATCGCGAGAATCCAACCTGACCACCCTTTCCAATTGTAAGAAGACGCTTAGGATCATATCCTGCCAGCCACTTCTTGCGATCATCTGCACGCTTCTTGCTAAATGCGAGAGACAGGCACTCATCTGTCGCATCATCCCACTCGTACTTGATCTCATGCAGTTCGCGGAACCATTCCTGTGCCTCCTCAGGTGTGCTCGTACCCAATCCCTTGTAGTACTTGAGAGCCCACCCAGCAGGCGCAACAGATGCACGCCAAGTCTCATATTCACCCTGGCTGAAGAAGCTGCGAACCTCTCCACGTCGCGTAGCCTTGAGAAGAGGCGTTGCAAGTGAGCAGACAAAGCCAGAGCGGAGAAGCGAGGGCCACTCCGTATGGAAGAGATTCATAAGAAGACCCTTGATGTGCGAGCCGTCCAAATCCTGATCTGCCATAACCATGACGCGACCATAGCGCAGAGACTTCAAATCCTTATAGACCTTCGACTGCTCAAGGCCAAGAATCTTCTTAATTGCAGTCAGCTCCTCATTCTTACTAAACTTGTCGGCACTCACGTCGCGAACATTCAGCATCTTACCCTTGAGAGGAAAGACACCCCACTTTTCGCGCCCGACGACCTTGAGTCCAGTAATTGCACTCGTTGCAGCCGAATCTCCCTCCGTGAGAATGAGCGTGCATTCATTACTCTTTGCAGTGCCAGCCCAGAGAGCATCAACGAGCTTGGGCATACCACGGAGAGTTGTACGCTTCTTTCCATCGGTCTTCTTTGCATCACGGGCAGCCTTTGCATCGAGAATTGACTGCGCCTCATCGGCGAGACCAATCTTTGCAAGTAGATCAATAAACTTCGGAGTGACCTTATACTGCGAGCCAAACTTGCTAGCAGGCGTCGTCAGAGTCTCCTTCGTCTGAGAATCGAATGACGGATTCACAATGGTGCTATTTACGAAGAACATGACACTGTCCTTGAGCTGAGAAGGCTTGATTTCGAGCTTCTTCTTCTTGGTCAGGAACTCGCAGAAGTCGCCTAGAACATGCCGCATGACAGTTTCTACGTGCTTTCCACCCTTCTTGGTATTGATACCATTGACAAAGCTGACGTGCTTCTCCTCAGATACAGAGTCTTCATCATCGAATAGGGCGCGAGTCAAGATTGCGGCGACTTCCCAGCGATCAGAGGAGCGTTCATAGGCGATATGTGCCTCATCGCGAACAAAGAGGCGAACATACTTCTCGAAGGTATTCGTTGGAACAAGAGTACCATTCCAGGTGACCTTTACCTCCTTTCCTGCGAGTGCTGCAAGTTCAATCGCGCGGCTCTGGAGAACCTTTGCCATCTCATCCATATCGAGGCCGATAAAACGAGCAGTATCGGGTGTATAGGTGATCTTTACAAGTCCCTTCCCCTTGTCCTTCGTAACAGAAGCCTTATCACAGGAGATCATATGATCACGCCACGTCTGCTTATACTTGAGGCCATTGCGAGTATTGCGAGTCTCAACGGTAAAGACGTGGGAGAAGATATTGGTCAGCTTTGCACCATAGCCGTTCTTACCACCGACAATCTTCTCTTCATTCTTATCGTAGTTTCCGCTGGTAAGAAGATGACCAAAGATAAGTTCAGGCGCAAAGACCTTATACTCAGGATGCTCTTCAACAGGAATACCTTCACCGTCATTTTCGACAGTGATCATAGGCCTCTGTGCAAGATCCTTTCCAAGAGTGATATCGATATGCTTCATGGGTGTAGAAGTCTGTAGAGAGCGGACGAGTGCATCGCGAGCATTTACAATGATCTCATCAAAGATCTTGTAGAAGCCAGGATTAAACTGCACGTGCCGATAGACCATCTTTCCCTTTTCGGCGTCAAAGATCCATCGCTGTTCATCATGAGTCTCAACAGAACCAATATAGGTATCAGGGAGCTCGAGGATATGCTCACGGTGAGTGTGCTTCTTATACGTTTCAGCGGATGCCATGCTAAGGGAGGGGGTCATGGGGTGGATTCAAATTTAACCAGTTGCTAAGCGCATTTAATTACGACGTGTTTTTCTCTTAGTATTCTTGTTCTTATTCTTCAGCTTGTTATTCCGTAGTGTCTTGCGCTTTCGTGCGCCACCAAGGCTAGAGCATGTTCTAGCACAAGCAGTTGCAGGATCCACTGAATGATAAGCAAATACTCTAGCTTTACAAGCATCAACAGATTCATAATTCGAGGCATCGCGGCATAGTCTTTGCATTTTATACTATATCTTTAGATAATTTATTTTTCAAACATAAATAAGTATCGCCCATAACGTCGTGACTTAATTTTAAGGAAGTCACTACTTCCTTAAAATTAATGTCCAACGACTAATTTGATGATACAATAAATTTAAGGAAACTCAAAGAGTTTCCTTAAATTTAAGTATCATCGTTAAATAGTCTGCATGGATGGGTGCAATTTATGCAGAGGATTACTCTACGACTATATATGTTTGCCACTTATGCCATGTGAGCCACTGTCGAATAGAGTGAAGGTAGAACGGGTAAAGAGGTGTGCATGGGAGATAAGTGAAAGCATACTCTATATTTTTTCAAAGATACCTCAAGATGAATATGCACAATTAATGAATCATGATACGCATTACAATGGACCCTATTATATACAAAATCCGATGAAACTAAATGACCAAGAAACAGTTTGGTTCTATCATAGAAATATCAGGCTTTATTTTAATTTTAATATGCGTTACAAGGGAATTTCTGCATATATAGATACAATAGTAACAATTCTTAGAGAACATTGTATTCTTAAGAATTGTTGTGATTCCTATTGTTATGAAGAGTGGTTTGCACAAAAAATCATGTGGGGCTTACAAAATATAGGGCAGATTCATTCTGAGCATTTACAAAGTTTTCTCAGGTGATGAATGGCTCTTTTTCAAAGCATAATATATTGTAGCGATACCACCAATACCAAATAACATAAGAACTGTCATCCACATCATCTGATTTGCAACACTTAGATTATCCAAAATAGGGAATATATATTCAAAAGCCTCCCAGATGACAGGGACAAGGAGGAATGAAAGGCCACCTATATATCCATATAGTTTATAGTTATCATAATATGCAGGATTTTTATCAATCGGCAATTTTGTATAGAGCACAAGTGTATAAAAGACAATAGAAAAAAGTCCTAGTGCAGAATAAACAGCATATTGTACATCTTTAGATTCAATATAGTGACTTGTTTTTGCGGAGAAGATATCCATAAGTGCAGCTCCATGAAGTATTGTAAAAAACCCAAATGCAAGAAGAATATAATCAATCATACGTCCAGCAATCGTATGATCTCCAGATACAATAAGGTCAATTCCTTCAATCATTGAAAGTTTCTTTTCAATGTCGGGTGGAATAAACCATGTAAGTGATAATACAATTAGAAGTTTTATAAGGCCATATAGGATAAAAATAATTCCTAATAGGCTAAACTTCATCTAACGTTACTAACGTTGGTACTTAAATTTAAGGAAAACTCTTTGAGTTTTCCTTAAATTTATTGTACCAACAAATTAGTCGTAGGACATTAATTTTAAGGAAGTAGTGACTTCCTTAAAATTAAGTCACGACGTTACTAGAACTTTTTTACAAGCATAAGAATCTTATCATTATCCCATCCAGGCGACCACTTATTTTCATGCTCCATCTCATAAAATGCATAGAATGAAAGTTCATTCTTTATAGGGGCAATTGCAGATTCATAGGCTTCATCAGGAATAGTGCGAAAGACATCTTCAATAAGAAGCATACCACCAGGCTTCAGAAACTTCATTGCTTCTTTGATAATAATATACTGATGTTCAATATCGTGGCTTGAATCATCGAGAATAACATCTAGATTTCCACCTGTTGCAGCCAGAGCAGTTCGTATAGAGAGAGGATCACGCACATCCATCTCTCCAAAGGACGTATTCGGATATCCAAAACTCTGTGCATTGGATAAGAAGTTTAAATCGCGATCAAAAAAATAGAGCTGTCCTGATTGGAAATAGCGTGCCCACATATGAACACTTGCGCCTGCTGCAACGCCAATTTCCGCAAAACGGATTGGTAGGGCCCTCTTCGGTGCAAAGAGCATACTATAGAAAGGAGTATAAGGGTGACGATGTCCATTGCGATTAAACGGACTCTTATCTGTTCCACACTGCATTCCGATTTGACAGAGTTCTGTATTTGCACGCGATGAATTAATACTATACGTGATCATTATAAGTTTAAGATTACTTTTCTTTAGATAACGTCGTTGGTCATTACTTCCTTAAATTTAAGTACTAACGTTAATGTTAGATGACAGACATAGCGAAACAGTGTCCTTGGTGCCAGAGGTGGTGTCTCAAGGATGCAGCCTGTGCATATGTATTTGCCTGTGGTTTAGAAACAACAGGCAAATTCCATCTTGGGAAAGGCTGTGGTCGATCCTGGTGCTGGGAATGTGGAAAGAAATATTGCTCGCAATACTATGATCCAGAATCTGGGCAACGCTTATCCACTGCAAAAGATAATCATAATCCCTTTTGCTGTAAGGAAGAGGCGGGATTTAAACAAGAAGACTATTGTGGAGGTGGCCATTCAGGCCACTGTGCTAGACGCTGGTAAATATATACTATCTGTAGATGGTTAAACAGCGCGGAGGGTATTACCCTAGCCTTATGGCTGGCCTTCTTACAAATGGTCCAATGCTTATGGCACCTGTTATTGCATCAGGATTCCGTCTTATTAGAGATTCGGATGAGCGGTTACTGAGTCGAAAGAATAAGCTACGTCTTAGCAAAAGCGGCATTAGCAAAAGCGGCATTAGCAAAAGCGGGCGTCGGAAGACAAAGACCCGTCGTTCCAAACGCACTCGGAACGCGACGAAAAATACGCGCAAAGCCTAAAGATACCGGCAGCATCCTAGAATAGAATGGCCACTAAGCCGAATCAGAATGGAAACCTCTTTGAAATTAAGACAGTACAATCTGGTGCATTTCGCACTCTGATCGAAGCTCTAAAGGAGATTCTGACAGAGGCAAATCTAGAGTTCGATAGTCAGGGAATCAAGATCATGGCGGTTGATGAGACACATACAGTTCTAGTCTATCTGCGTCTTCATAGTGATCGCTTTGAGAACTATTTTTGCCCTGCAAAGCATGTTCTAGGCGTCAATATGATTTATCTTTTCAAGCTGATCAAGACGATGGGCAATAATGACAGTCTTACACTGTATCTTCCCGCGTCCAATCCGAACAAGCTCGGAATCCGTATGGAGAACAGCGAGAAATCCACAACGACGAATTATTTCCTCAAGCTTTTCGACACGGATGTAGAGGATATCCAGATTCCTAGTTTGAATTTCACGAGTATTATTCATATGCCTTCAGTGGATCTCCAGAAGATCTGCCGTGATATGAATGCGCTTGGAGAGAAGCTCGATGTGGAGATCACAAGTTCAGGGACTGATCTTATTTTCCGCTGCATGGGAGATTTCGCTGAGCAGGAGACAATCATTAGTGAGAACAGTAGCAATATGAAGGTTCATAAAGCATCGGGTGCTGCGCATGAGATTGTACAGGGTATTTTTCAGTTGAAGCATCTTGTTCTCTTTACAAAATGCACGAGTCTCTGTCCTAGTATTGAGCTCTATCTCAAAAATGATTTCCCTCTCATTCTTCGCTACACGGTTGCGAATTTGGGAGAGATTAAGTTAGTTCTGGCGCCTATGAAGAATAAGCAGGGAGCGTCTTAACGTTATGGCATTATTAACTCATCTTCAGTATCAGATCGTTCGCGCATACAGCACCTCTTTCTGCAAATTTCACGATCTCTTTTACAATCGGCACAATTACGCCTACAGTCACGACGAGGATTACAACTGCAAGGAAAAAGTGCAGTTAGAAGAACAGTAATCGTACAGGAAAAAATAACAAGCGCAGTTGTACCCGCTAAGATCGTATCCGTTGGATCAGTTGAGTCCATTTACTAAAACTTTGCGACTAAGATTTAGACCCTAACGTATAACGTCACGACGTTATGAAAGAAGCATCTTCATCCGTGAAGGCCAATGGCCGCATGGAACTGTGATAATAGCTTTAGGGTTACTAGTATTAAGAGTAACAATGACTTCACCCTCTTGGACATTAGTATTTTTCTGATCGCGCATGTTTCCATAGATCCATGCACGAATAGGATGTTCTGTATGAAGATAACGATTATACACAAGGCTCAAAGATGGCAAATAATGTGTGAGGATAATTGCATTCTGGCGATTTTCCTCAGACTCGAAGACTTTTGCATCCAGGAAACGGGTTGCTTCAGTATGCCAGTTAGCAGTATCCACCTGTGATAGAGGCCTCTTATCACCCTTTGCAATAAATGCAGAATCAGAATTCTGTAGTTGCGAGCCCCAGAGTGTTGTTCCAATGAAATTTAGATTATAGCTTGAGAGATACTGTGAAGTGTTATTTAAGAAGTGAATGTTGCTCCACTGATAACAGATCGTATTGCAAATGGCATGTTTAGAATCTACAGACAAGATATCTTTTGATTTTAGAGTTGATACTGGGCTATTATTGTATAGCTCACGATTACCAGGAACTACAAAGATATGTTCCCATTTATCACTACAGTATTCTAGAAACTTGTAATAAGAAGTTTTATTAGGATTACCAATATTGCCCGCAATGCAGAGAATTGGGGCAGCAGGGGTTACAAACTTCGAAAACGTTAGATGTTTATAGGTATCTAGATGAAGATTGCTGATATATTGCACACGTACAGATCGAGAAAGGAATGCCATTGTGATGACTTACACAAACAACAAGTACGGGTTCAAATTTAAGTATTGTTCTATATTAATGGGAGCCTCTACTTCAACACCTTGGAGAGGAATTGTTGAACCTGTTACACCGCATATTACACAAGAAAATGCAAATGATTTATCATCGTATATATACAAAAAAATGAACGATAGTCAAAAAAAAACATGGAGAAATAATCAGGAAATAGAAGGGGTTTTTATGGATGATTTAAGAGATAATGATCGTTATACTATGAATTATTTTGAATTAATAATATCCAATTATAATGCAATAGAGATTGGAAGCCCAATGCAGCCTGTAACTGTATGGAGAAAGAAAAAGCTACAAAAAGGTGGTAAAAGGAAAACGAAACGAAATAAGAATAGAAGAAAACATTCATAATGTTACATCTTCTTTTCAACATGCGGTGTATAGAGGATTTCAGCAGGCGTTACACTCTTATCTAGGCAATTGAGGCCAGATGCAACATTAAACTTATCAGCATCACGATTCCAGATCTTAATGACATAGAACCCAATCTTCTGTGCTGCACCCTGACCTAGAATCTTCGGACTAATACTAATCCCCATAATAGTATCATCCTTATTCTGTGTCGCCAGACCAAGCATTGAGCCAATAGCATAGCGCTTGTAAATTTCAGTCCCATCTTCATTATTTCCACGGACACTGTAACTTCCACCGCGGATATTCTGAAAATTCTCCCAGAGAGGAGGAACAGGATCACGCATCCAGAAGTACATTCCCTTCTTTATCTTTTCACCGAGTTCGCGGAGAATTGAAAGTGCATCACGGAGTGTGCGTGCAGTTCCAATCTTCTGAAAAGTCTCCATTGTCCATCTCTTTTCTCTTAGAGAATGATAATAGAGTGTCCATTCATTTGCAAATTTTGATTCGAGTTGAACCTCCATACTTGTGATGGTTGTATTTTCTATAAGTAGTTCGTCAAATTTAACAAGGTTAACGTCGTGACTTAATTTTAAGGAAGTCACTACTTCCTTAAAATTAATGTCCAACGACTAATTTGATGATACAATAAATTTAAGGAAACTCTTTGAGTTTCCTTAAATTTAAGTATCATCGTTAATTAACAACCCGCATCATTGACATAATTACCAAGAGGAGGTAGAGACAAATTAGGCACTAATCCAGAAATTTCTTCATCTGTTTCCATATAGAGTTCAGCTATAGAAGTTGCAAGTACAGGCACAGGTACAGCTGCTACAGGTACATCTGCTGCAGGTACAGAAGGTGCTACAGGATTACTCATTAATAGGAAGTTCTGTCTAGTGGAGGAGTTAATTGAAGTAAAAGACATCGGATTAAACTCAGTCTCTTCTCCATCTTCCGTAATAACACGAAGGACTAGATCTAGATTCCTATCAAGGAGAATACCTGTCTTAAGACTCCAGGCACCTACAAGGACTGCAGGGGATGGCATCTTACTACTTTCAGTATCATAGCGAACAGTATCAATGAAATCATCCATAGAATAGAGCTTCATTTCGTTAAAATAGATACTTGCAGCTAACCAAGGAAGCCGAGAAAATTGCGTATTTTCAATTGACTTATAGAATACAGATGTATCAGGATTATAAAACCACTCGATAGAAGGAAGCCCAGGTCCTACCATATTTAGATCAAATGATGCGAAAGGTATGGAATACTTCTCAAAGAAAATGTATTCATTCGGCCGTGTAAGACGATACGTATTCTTTACAGTTACAGTTGAAACATGCAGAAGAATGTCAAATACCTTCTTTAGGAAAACTACAATCTGTAGTAAGGTAATAGAATTCATTACTACAGATTTTAAGATGAAAGTGTTTAGGCAGGAGTTATGTTACGAGTATCTAGACATCCAGTTCTTCCTGTTCCAGGGCCACAGACCCCTTTAGGAAGAGATGTATTTCTAGGGAGTGTGGGATCAAGTTCTGATCCAGAAACATCACAATGTCTCTCATCTTTATCATCACTGTGAGGAAAAAGCCTGTGGTAAGATTCATGTTCGTCGTCATTATTTCTTGCACCAGGAGGGCCTCGTGGTCCAGGAGGTCCCTGTGGTCCAGCAGGTCCCTGTGGTCCCTGTGGTCCAGCAGGTCCAGCGGGTCCTACAGGAAGATCTTTATTACATACGCAGCCCTTCTTTTTGCAAAGAGGACACTTCTTTTTGATTGGTTCTGGTGCAGGGAGAGCAGGGGGAGGAGGGGGTAACTCTGTCGGACTCTTTACAAGGACACCTATTACAAGTAAAATTACAGGAAGGATGAGAAGACCCCATGCAACAAAATCGAGCTGATTTGCTGATAAAAAAAACATAAGAAGAACTGCAATCACACCAATTAGTAAATGAAAAGGGATAATGCTATAATTTGTTAGAATTGTATCTGTTAAAAGAATTGATACAAAGAGTGCAATTGTTACCAAGCCAGGATAGGAGATATCCATTTATTTTAGAGGGAATATTTTAACTTAATGTGGAAGAGGAAGAATACGCTTTCCATTCCACGTTCCAATTGGATCCGTATTTACTTCTCCATCCTCATCTGCACCATATACATTATTGTCATCGTCCTTCCAATACGTTGTACCCCTGTACTCAAATTCCTCAAGGGCTAGCTCTTCACCCTCCTCCTCTTCAACAATAGGCTCTTCCTCCTCTTCAACCTCAATTTCCTCTTCGAGAGGGTCAAAGAGAGCGGGAGCTGTTGCGGTATGAGCAGGGGCGGTATGAGCAGGGGCGGTATGAGCTGTTGCGGTATGAGCTGTTGCGGTATGAACAGCAGGAGCAATAGTAACAGTGCGAGTATTCTTCAAAACATTTAGTTCAGCATAAACGGAAACAAGGTGCTCCTCAATTGCGCGAATCCTCTCATCTACATCTGACGGTACATGCTGTTGCTGCTGCAGCGTAGCAAACTGCTCTAGACGCTCAATCCTCCGCACAAACTCATGATCATACAGTGGAACCTTAGGCTTCTCAACTGTATTTAGAACCTGCTCAATCAGCCCCAGGCGCTCATGCAACGTAGTCTCAAGGTTGCGAAAAAGCTCACGGATCATACTTTCAGCTGCCATTTTGTATGATATATGCAATGGCCACCCGCAAATCAATTTTTGGCGCGAACACCCTTGATTTGAAAATTCATCACTGAATCAAGAGTACTTCCAAGATCCTTGAGCGGCTTTGATCTCTTAAGGCGCAAGGATCCATCACCAGTATCACGTACCTTTTCAGCAACTGCACCAGGCGCAGAATGTAAAATATTCTTCAAATTACTATCAAAGAAATCAATGGGCTTTGTGTCAATACTTCCAAGGATAGACACCATTGGTGGCATATGAAGATCAACACGCACCTTTCCAGCCTTTACTGTTGCACGATAACTCTCAATTGTCATCGAACCTCCAAAAACCTTTAGTGTTTCTCTTGCAGGAGAAGGAAAGATTCTCTTTTCTCCATTAGGGTCATAAATGCGATGCAGAAGCGCCATGCGTTCCCAGCGAACGTGTGGATCCATCGGTTCGCGAAGAAGATAACTTGCACCACATTCAGCTGAGCAGAAATTACCATAGACGCGATATACCCCCTTATCTTCTCGTTCAGGAATAACACATGGCTGAGTATCAAAAGGATGAACACACCAGAAACACGCAATTTCTGTACTATCAGGAAGCTGATGTGCAGTGGATGCCTCTTCAAACTGAACCATTAGTTTTGATCGTGTAAAGGGTGGAACAGGTGCATCTTTTACAGTTGGGACAGATACTTGTTCTGTTACTACAATAGAAGCTACTGCTGCAGCTTCTTCAGGAAGTATTTCTTGCGAGGATGCAAAAAGATCATCGCGCATATAGGGCTCAGGTTGAAGAGGTGGTGCAGGATCATATTGAATTGGCATATCATGAAACTGTACTTCAGAACTATGAATCTGAAGATGCGCAATAAGAGGGCGACGGGGCTCAGGAACAAAATTTCCCTGGATACTTCCATCAGACCCTACAACTGCAACAACATTAATAGGCTTCTTAGACTTTCTCCCCTTTTCATTAACGGTAGTGTTATTAACGCTAGTGGTATTAACTGTAGTGGCATTAACGGTAGTGTTAGTAGTGGCATTAACTGTACTTGCACTAGCAGTTGCATCTACCTTCTTTGCCCTTGGTGCCCTCTTCATTATAGAATGAAGCTTTGGCAAGTTTAAGCCGTTTTTGTTAATGTGGGGTCTAAAAGATATCTTGATAATACTATCTAATGGCCATGAATACAGATGGTCTTCCAAAACGTATGCATAGTATTTTTCAACTTATGTTAAAAAACCCAGAGACACTTTCTCACATGATCGTTGTAGGCCCTCCTGGTTCAGGCAAAACAACAAGTGCAAGATATTTCGTAGAAAAACTCCACGGATCAAATGGGTTTTCTTCTTTTTTCGGCCGCGCACTTTTTCTAAATTCATCTGATGAGAGGGGTCTCGAAGCGGTTCGCAGTCGTGTGTTTCCTTTTGTGAGATCTTCACTTCACAGTATTCTTCAATCACATTCAAATGATATAGACTATACACCTCCAAAAGTTATTATTTTCGATGAAGCAGAAACTCTCACAGATCAAGCACAGATTGCACTGCGTCCTCTTCTAGATCGTTCAGCAAAGGATGTTCTACTTATTTTCCTCTGCAATTCTGTATCGAGGATTCACTTTTCTATCCTCCACAAGTTTCTAACAATCCAATTGGAAGCACCAAAGGCGGATGAATTCGTGAAGCGTCTAGAAAAGATTAATTATGGAAAAGAAACTGCATCAGGTCTAGATATTCTATACCATCGTGGAGATATACGTTTCTTTCTTTTACATCCTAAGAAGCACGACGAATGTGCAAAAATCTGGTCTTCACTTTTTACACTTCCTGCTTCTGAAATAAAGGCATTTATAGATTCTACACTTCAATCATGGATTTATCCTGAACTTGCAATGTTTATTATGGTCATTGCAAAAGAACTTGATCTTCTTACTTATGATGCTCTTCAAGGACTTTTACGCATTACAGATAGTGACTTTTTGCGCCTCTGCCCTGTTGATATTCGCACAGAGCTTCTTGCAACCTGGTTCATAAAAAATGTACTTTTACGATTACCTTAAATTTGATAACCCGCCTTAGGCCGGTTCAGCCTATACAAAATGGATGGCACAAAGCTAACCTTTACTCCTCTGCGCATTTCAACGCTGGTAACAACGGGACACCTAGGCACAACGATTCTTCTAAAGACACTCTTCGATGAACTCAAGCCTATTCTCATTCCGATTGGATATCCTGGAGAAGGTATTCTGAAGATGGAGTTCAAGGATCAGGTCATTGGGCACGCTGCACGTGATGTTCTTACAAAGCGGCGTGTATCAGACAAGACTTTCTTCAATCAGAGCACTCTTGTAATTCGTAAGAAGCGCGATGATATGGCAGGATACAAGGAGGTGAATATGAAGCTCTTTGAAAATGGAGGATTCCAGATGACGGGTGTAACATCAGAGGAGTTTAGTCGCAATACTGTTCTATGGCTGATTGAGTATTTGAAGACAACACTGAAGCAGGCAATCTCAAAGGATCCTCTCCAAATCGCGAAGTTTGCGATTCAGCTCCTTAATAGTGATTATAAGATGAATACACTTGCAAAGAGAGATGAACTTCATCGTCTCTTAACAAATCAGTATCGCCTCTTCAGTACGCTGGAGACGACGATTTACCAGGGCGTGAATACGAAGTATTACTATAATGAGGAAAATACAAATCAGAAGGGAATCTGTATGTGTCCGCGTCCTTGTACGGGGCAGGGTGATGGAAAGTCGATTGGATCTTGCAAGCGTGTAACAATCTCTGTTTTCCAGACGGGGAGTATTATCATTACAGGGGCAAGAAATCGGCCACAGTTGGATGAGGCATATGAGTATATCAATGTTATTCTAAAGAAACATGCAAGTGAGGTGTTGAAGGGATTAACTGCGGAAAAAAGCTAATAGCTCTTTCCCGGAATAGTTCAGACTTATAGAGATGTCAGCGCCCTCAACTACAACCATGCAGCCTGCGAACCCGCCTTCTGCTCCTCAGCAACAGCAGCAACAGCAGGAATCTATTCCTACCCCCCAGACACTTCTCCAGGCTGCTAAGCTCGCCATGGCGCAGGACAAGCCGATTCTTCTTGATTACTATGCTGATACGGATCAGAACAAGGCGTTCCTCGGCGAGGATACGGAGAACAATGAGAAGATGCTTGTAAAGAGCACGGAGGAATTTACGAGTCTGATCCAGAAGATCTACAAGGTATCTACAGATTACATCATTATTACTGAGAACAGCATCTACATTGTTTCAGGAAAGGTACAGAAGCGGAAGATCCGCGCGCCTGCTCTACGGAATAGTGCATCTGGCGAGTTCTAAACATGCGATTTAACGATAAAAATAAAAATAAAAAGAATACAAATTATTCTTTTTATTTTTTTAAAGATTGGTACCTTAGACATTTACCACATCATCCCTCTTCTTCTTCGGCTCTTCTTCCTTTCCTAGAAGCGCGCGATCACAGATTAGATAGTTAAACAGTGTGTCGAGCAGTGTAATTGTCAGAAGGCCACCCTGTGTTAAAATCGCCGTAAGGAAAACAACAGGTTGCATCTTCTTCTGATTCATCACAGTGAAGACCATAAGCATCACGATAACGACCGCGGCAAAAACACGGATCCAGAAAAGAACATAGTAGAAATCGCAGAGCGTCTTGTTGGGGATGCTCTTCATCCACGGATCTTCTTGCATTCTGCCTATAGCTTATAATAAAATACGCGTTCTATGTAGAAAAATGCCCCAAAGGAAAGAACGCAAGAATCGTACCCGGAAGATGGCGGGTGGTGCTCATACTCTTCTCACGGGTGCTCCTCTAGCTGATACAAGCATGGCTACGGCTACTCGTACATCATTAGAGGATGGTGCAAAGTTTTTTGGTTACCATGGAAAGCAGCATGGCGGGTTTGTTGCACCGGTTGTCTCTGGTGACCAGCTACTTATAGCGGGTCCTGCGCGTAACATTGCTGGAGTTGCTGGTGCTGACAAGCTGTTTGATAACATCAAGCAGTTTGCGGGCAGCGGCGGTGGCAAGCGCAAGAAGCGCACCTCAAACAAGAAGCGCACACAGCGTAAGTCACGTTCAAACAAGAAGCGCACAGTTCGCAAGAACAATAAGCGTAATTGCAATATGCGCAACACCCGCAATCGCAAGCAGGGCGGTGGTGCCCTCACAGGTGCTGAGATACAGAAGGCCTTTGATATTCTTGGTGCATCCACAGGTCACCGCGAGGCCTTACCTAGTGTGTATGACCTCGCGCCTAGGCGTTAAAAATAGCCCGCAGCATCGTGACCTGCGACTTTAACTTTTCAAGTTCTTCAGGCTTCACCGTGACAGTGATATGACAGACTAAGTCTCCAAATTTACCTGAGCTAGTCGCCATACCCTTTTCTGGCACAGTAAAGCTTGTACCCGACATGAGGCCAGGAGGAAGCGTAACCTTCAAGCCAGGGTCACCAGGATGACCATCGATCTTCCGTTCTGTTCCTAGTAGTGACTCTGCTAGTGACAAAGCGATCTGTGTATGAAGAGAATCCCCCTTTCTTTCCAAAGGAATATCTTCATCCGCCTCCTGCAGCTTAATATGCACATCACCCGCTTCCATATAATCATGGTTATCACTACACTCTCTCTCAAAAACAATGACCTGTCCAACAGACATACCAGGCGTAATTTTCACCTCAAGATTCTTTTCCTGAGATACAAACTTCTTCCCTTTACAATTTGTGCAATTTGGCCCAGGACGCCGCCCCTCTCCACAACAATGATTGCATGGACCACGAGTAACAGCATTCATCCCAGGCGCAATCATAATCATTTGTTCCATAAATCCACGGCCCTGGCATGGTTCGCAAGGGATAAATTTACTGCATCCAAGACCGGTGCATGAAGGGCAGAACTTCTGCCTATCAGAATGAATCTGGATCGTGCGACCAAAGTAGAAATCTGCAAGTCGCAGAGAGATCTCATGTACCTTGGGAGGCGCCTTTGCTTTCCGAACTTTCTGTCCAGGGGGAGCGCCGCCACCACCACCATTGAACATATTGAAAATATTCCCCATGTCAAACGGAATACCTCCGCCCATGCCGCCAAAACCAAACGGCATTCCTCCTTGCTGCTGCTGATGCTGCGGAGGCGCATCACCTTCAATCTGCCCAGTCATATCATATATCTGCTTCTTCTGATCATCCATTAACACATCATATGCCCTTGAGATAGCCTTAAAATCCTCTTCTGCACCACCCTTATCAGGGTGAAACTGCTTTGAAAGCTTAAAATATGCCTTCTTTACGTCATCCTTTGAAACTCCCCTTTCAACGTTAAGTACTTTATAAAGATCCTTTTCATTCCTAGGAAGATTTGACATAGTCTGAAGAACTAGTGTAAGTGTTGCTTAGGCCTAAGCAAATAGCCTTTTTTCTTTCTAAGGATGGAAACGGATCTCATAGGACAAACAGAAAGTATTACAATTTTAAATCAAACACTGCAGGATCCACCGCATCTTTTCTTTACAGGAGGATACGGTTGTGGGAAAACAACAATTATGAATAATTTCTTAAAGGCATATTATAATAAATATAATATTGTAAATCCTGGACCTGAATGGATTCTATGGCTTTCATCGGATCAGGATCGTGGGATTCATTGTGTCCGCCAATCTGTTGCAGAATTTGTCCGTCATGCTCCATCTGCAAATAAGGAGATCTACAGGTGGATTATTTGTGACGACGCAGATTCTCTTCCTATTATTTCCCAACAGGCCCTCCGCCGTCCTATGGAGACACATAAGCATATTACACGATTCATTTTCTGTTCGCGTTACACATCTGATCTTATCCAACCTCTTCGATCCCGTTGTCTCCATATTGAGCTAGAAGTCATTTCTCCTCTTGAACTTCTTTCCCATTTTAAAACACAATTGTCAATGAATCACCTAGACTTTGATCCACAGGCTATTATGACTCTTCTAAATCTATGTCAAACTCCAACTGATTTACGGAGAATTATTGCACTTTTAGGGACACAATATAGTGATCCTATTAAAATAACTCCAGATCAGATTCTCGATACATTTGGATCACCGAGCTACTCTCTCTGTATTTCCCTCATCCGCAATTTCTTAAAAGATAACTATGAAGAATGTATAGATATTTTTTTCAAAATCTGGAAAACAGGCATTAGTTATGAAGACTTTTTAAATGAACTGAACTCCACGCTCCGACAACTTGGCTATCTTCCTTCAAAGAAGAGCCAGCAGCTTCATGAACTCATTTTAAAAGGGTGGATGTACTTTGCACAAGGAAAAACACATTCTCTTGATATGCTTCGGTTACTTTTTCCACAAAATTAAGTACCAACGGTAACAGGGGGACGATGCAGACTCGCAATGATAAGAGACTTTTTAGAAAAGTTCCATCCCGTGAATTTGTAGATGACATTTTAGTTCATCTTAAACTTCAGGGACTTACAGATAAAAGATGGTTTACACGCGATGAGCTAAATTTAGATGGAATTGATGAATGGCTCCCTTTACTCGAGCCATACTATTTGCCTTGTAAAGCTAAACGATTCTTAAATGATATGGACTCTTCACGTGTAATTACAATTCTTCGTCATATCTTACATCCTATTGGGTTCGAATTACGAACTCAAGAGAAAATGTATAAAATGCAAAAGACAACCATGTACCAACTCTATTCAGAAGAGGTTGTACGAGATCTTAGTGCAAATCAGTTGCGCGTGGATTTTTCTTAGACCCGTGAAGATTAAAAATGGGCGTTAGTCTAAGGTTACAAAATAGAATTCTTAATTACATGACTAATGATCAAATCACTCTCTAGGATTTGATCTTCACTCATCCGTATAAACCATCCGAACTTGCGAGAAATCTGCAGTTCATTCCACGGGATAGGAAGATATACGTTTTGCTCACTTATGTCAAACATCAGATTTCCCTGCTGCCCAGCAGCCAGAAGATCCTCAAGTTCAATTCGCCGTCCAGAGCGCTTTCGTGAAAGCTCCGCATGAGGATAATAGATAATCTGGCTAGAAAACTCACCAGCAAGTTGCCGAGTATCCCAATTCTCATCACGGCGGAACTGTTTTCCACCTGAATGCCTGTCGATCCGCTCACGAGTCATAGCCTCCCATTTTACAAAAAGAGGATGTTCAGGAACAGGTGACCAGACACACCGAAGGCCAGGCGCCTCGGTTCCACGTGGTCCAGAATAAGTTTCACCATCATCTGTACCAAAGAATGCAACTTTGTCGGAAGGCAATGTATCAAAGGGACTGATTGCAACAACAGAAGGTGATAAGAAAAGACCACCCCACTTCTTCAATACACATGCGCGGATCCAATTGAGTTCCGCAACTCCAACAGGCGAAATGGATGCCTGGAGCGGCCCAGGTAATTGTTCCCACCCTCCTAGACGAACAGCTAAATCAGATAGTCCTGATATAACCTCCACGCGATATTTGTCATTATTCTGCTTTACAATTGTCTGGTAGCAAAGGTTAAGAAAAGGTACATTGATTGCACGTGTGCTCCGCCCCATGAAATCCTGCCACTGGCGTGAATTTACTTCACTCTGATCAATGTACAACCAGATAACAGGTAGGTTCATCCCCTTCTGTAAAAGTTTTCTATCATTGAAAGGGTTCTCGGCGATAGTTTGAACGCTGCTACTATAGGCAGCAATAACGCCTGTTAGAAGGACAACTCCAACCGTTACTGCAATACCAGTATCCATACTAACAAAGAATGGCAATTAATTAACGGCGATGCACCAAACTAGTCGATTCAGTTCCAGAGGATTTATCTGTAATAACGAGCCTCTTCATACGCTCAAAATACTCACCTGCAAATGTATCTTCATGTGCAGCACGAAGTTGCCGTTGTTTCTCTTTTTCTGCCATCATACGTTCAGAAGCAGCAAGAGCTTCAGCCTCTTCATGCGAATAGGGATCAGGTGCGCGTTTTCGCTGTGCTGTATAATCTTTTATGTTGCGCGGATCTACACGGACATCACTAACTTGACCACTGATCGTATTTTCAACCGTATAGGCCTGTTTCAAATCTGTGTATTTCAATGATGCATTTGCAGCAGCCGTGTAGGAATTTGGCCGATCACGACCAAGTTCTACACCATGATTGGGTGCAAGCATCATTGCCTGCGGTCCTAGATTCATTAATTGTGTCGGTTGTTGTTGCTTACTCCGCGACTGCTCTTCAAACATTTTATTAAAGACATCACGGTTGAACTTTTCACCGAACTTCTTTCCTGATGCGGCGGCTGAACCAGCTTCATTTGATGTCAGCCAATCTCCATATCCATCATCTTCAGGGTCAGGTATTCTTGTTTGCTCGAACATCTTATTGAAAGCATTCATGTCGAGTTTCTGTGGGTTGAGTTTCACAGGTTCGACCATCTGCCATGCTTTTGATTCATCCTTCCGTGTCGTATTAATAATCTCAGGCGCCTCAACCTTTCCAGCAACTGCGCGACCACCGTGGATACGACGGAGAATTTCTGTTAGATAGGCATATGCGCGTGTAACAAGTTCAAATGCCTTCTCACTGCCTCCTTTCTTATCAGGATGTGTGCGGAGTGCAGCCTTTCTATAGGCAATTTTAAGTGATTCTTCTGTGAGAGCAACCTCTTCCTCGAGTCCAAGAATTTCAAGTGAGCTCTGAAAATAGCCGATGGCCTTTTCTTTTCCATGTGGCTTCAACCATCGTTCTTCTGCAGCCGACCCTGATGCCCTTTGACTCTGTACTGTAAGTGCCGTTTGCTTTTGTTGCTGCTTTTGCTGTTGCTGTCCTTCCCCAGGCAAAGGGTCAGGTTGCTCACCCCTTTTGACCTTCGTAATAAAAGCCAGAAGATTCGAATAGATTCCAGCACGTTTTGCACTCTGTATATATTCATTGCCTGCAAGAAGCGTCTCGATGACTTCAAGGCGCTTTGAATAGTCGCGGACTTGAATGAGATTTTGGTAAATTCGCACATGGGCTGCTGGAAACTGTGATTGTATGTTACCCATTCTATTCTAGAAAGAAAGTTATGCGGTGGGATTTATACTCATATCGATGGTAAAAACAATATCATCAGATCTATTTTTAATCTTTCTTAAATCATAGATCATTACATAGCGTTTTAGATGTTGGGGAACACATTGAAGTAGAGCTTCAGCCCATTCAAGAGACTTTACATCTTCTATCATTAATATTCCCCCATCCGCCATTACCTGTGAATAGAGCTTTATAAACTGCAACATACTTTCAAGTGTATGAGGGCCATCGTCAAGCATAAAATCAAACTTTATATTCTTATTTAAAAATGTTGATATGAAGAACTCTTCATTATATGCATCTGTTGATGTATATAAAACAACTCTACTATCATTTCTTAACTCATCAATCACTCTTTCAATAGGAAGTATATCTAATCCGTAGATTGTTGCATTCGTAAAGTAATCTCTCCATAATTTAATACTCCCTCCATTCTTTTCAGTGAAATCTCCAATGCCGATTTCTAGTATATTTTTAGCTGATTCTTTTCTTTTTGACAGTAAAGTTGAGTATAAATCTAAGTATGAGTGTGTTGTATTCTTGTCCGTTAATGAATTATCAACAAGAGAAGATAACATAAATGATCTCTTGTTAATAAATTACTGCATTTTACGCTAGGCTATGTCCTATAGGCTATAGGCGTCCATGACACAAAATAGGAATATTTGCCTCGCATTCCCACATCCACGCCTTCCCAAGTGAAACAAATCCAAATGAATGTGGCCAGAATTGCGGCATCTTAGAAGGTAATGTTCGGAGAAGAGGATCACGAAGTAAATACCACGATTCGAGTGGAAGAACCATGGCAAGTTGCTCTTGTGGCTTAATCTGCCCTTGTGCAGCCACCTCTACAGGAGCTACAGCTACAGCTGCTGCTGCACTCTCCCACAACGGTGCCAAGTGCCACGGATAGAACCAATGCAGATTTACAGGCTTTCCTTGATAGTACCTAATGATCCATTGGAGTCCATAGAGATACTCCCCAACTGCCTCAGAAGGAAGATCATAGATCTCTCTCCACCGTGGTGATAAACGCCCAGACTCCAGGAAACGATTCTCTTCCATCCACTCAAGAGGCAAACACTGCACAGGCATCATTAGAGCCTCCGCTTCAGATCTTGCCTTCATTGGGCTCATCCTCTTCTTTTTATAGATTGAATCCATCAGAGCAGTCTCTTCATCCGCCGCCAACGTTGCAAAGAGTTTCTTGAATTCACTCCAAATAGGCCCTCCATCGACAGTAACATAGCGTTCTGCGCTCATGAGTTCCATAAGACGATCATGACCACCATCTTTAATCTTCAATGTAAGACTATGGGGAAGAAAATCGTTCCCAAGCAAGCTCATGACTGCAACATAATCAAGAATAAATGCAGCGATATCTTTGCCTTTTCCATATTGTTTATGCAATGCATCCAGAAGTGCAGAACATGACAGATAGAGAAAAGGGACATCCCCAAAACCGCCACCTTTAATCTGAAATTCGCCCTTCTCGCGCATCAGGAAAAAAGGTTGTTTCTTTCCAATGCTCGTCAGCATACTCAGAAGAATAAGATCAGCATCGAGGCCATAAATGACAACAGTCCCTTCACCAGTGTGCTCACGGAGAAACGCCATAACTTTATGCTCCCCTTCTCCCGGTTCATTCGAATCACTCAGGATCCATCCGCGACTACTGCAGAGCTGCTTGAGTCGGCTACCGAGGCGCTCCATAAATGCGGTTCCAGGAGTAATTGAATTCGTATCCCACCGCTCCTCTCCAACTTTCCGCACACCCATTTCAACTTCTTTTCCAGCGAGCCAGATCGACTTGAATCGCCGCATCCGCTGCTGGCGGATCTTGGCCATCGGAACAACTCCATCTACACCTAGAAACACTGTGCGAGGTTTTCCTGCTGCAGTCCAGATCTGAACAACCGCAGCACATACTTCCTCTAAAAGCACTCTTTCCCACTCCACTTCGGTTTCATGACTATAAGGCGGCAGTTTATCAGATCGCAAGCACCCATAGATAATACAGTTGAAATCAAGCGCCAAACAAGATACACCACTACACGAAGGTTGCAATATACCTCTTATGCTTTCTGTAATTCTTTTAAAATAAGATGGTATCCCCATACTATACTAGTACTGCCGCCGATTCTTAGACCCAACGCCCATTTTTAATCTTCAAAGGTCTAATAGAGGAAATGGACCCCCGAAAATATATATCAGAATCTACAGTACCTGTTCTTGGCGAACTTGTACGAATTCTACCCGACAGTCTTATTATCTTTTCAGGCATACTTGCACTTCTTACATCATCTCTTTCCAATCTCACATTTTTCGGATCTCTCATTGAAGGACTGGGTATCTTCCATCTTATAAAATTCATAACATCTTCACTGGGTGCAACCTTTTCTAAACCATCAGATTCATATTCATCAATCGGCTGCAAAACAGGATTTATGACACCCTCTTTTACAGATCTTTCTCTCTTTGGTGCAGATCCTACGAATACATTTCCATCAGCTCCGATGTATATTCTGTCTGTTGGAGCAGCCTATTTGATCACATCTCTAGGAAAGCAGATTCCTGAGCTCCAAGCACTCGGCCCTGAGTTCTCCGCACGGTATTATATCTCAGTTGTGATGCTTTGTAGTCTTCTTTTTGTTGTAGGATGCTATCGTCTCTATTCGAGCTGTGAATCTGTCGGTGGAATGATTGTATCGATACTTTTGGGTCTCTTAGTTGGCACACTAATCCTCTATCAGAATTATGCACTCTTTGGTCCCGACAGTACAAACATGTTAGGTATTCCTCTTCTGAAAGATCGCACAGTGAATGGTGAAAAGATCTATGTTTGTTCTGTGAATCCTTAACGTCGTAAGTGCTGGCTGTGCCAGCCATCCCTTAGGGTGACTTAATTTTAAGGAAGTCACTACTTCCTTAAAATTAATGTCCTACGACTAATTTGTTGGTACAATAAATTTAAGGAAAACTCAAAGAGTTTTCCTTAAATTTAAGTACCAACGTTAGTAGGATGCCGACACTCTTAGAAAATACTAAAGATATGATTATTGCGGCTTTTTTGGGTCTGCCGCTTATGATTATTGCCTATACCTTTTTTATTGGTTTTGGCCTTGGAAATGTTGGAATGATTATGCTCTTTGTTGGGCATGCAGTTGTAATTCCTGTTTTAACACCTCTTCTTCATCTTTTAACAGGTCGTTTATTTAACCCCGTCCCAGGAAAAGATGTCTGTAAGCTTGTCCCCTCTGCTGCTTCAAGCACGCCTACAAGCATACCTCAATTCTTCTCAAGATATGTTGGAACAAGCACATCTATAAGCGGATATACAAATATATATCCTTCCTACTGGGCAACTCATGTTGTTTTCTTTGCATCATACCTGATCACAAATGCAGTGTATCTCTATTTACAGGATGCTGATGCAAATGCTCCAGATAGAAAAGTAAAACTCCGTAAAGAACAGGCTCTGACTTCTATTGTTGTCACAAGTATTGTTCTTCTTCTTATACTCTATGCTCGTATAGTCGCAACAGGTGGATGTGAGACATTTATAGGTATTATAATTGCTCTTCTTGCAGGAGGAGGTGCAGGATTTGGCTGGTATTATCTGGCCTCACTCTGTGGAATCCGCGCATCGGATGTCTTTGGTATTGCTGGAAGGATGATTCCTCTAGGAGCAAAGCAGCCACCACCTCTTCTATGTTCTACCGTTGGTACTTAAATTTAAGAAAAACTCAAAGAGTTTTCCTTAAATTTATTGTACCAACAAATTAGTCGTTGGACATTAAATTTAAGGAAGTAATGACTTCCTTAAATTTAAGTCACGACGTTAAATAGACCCTGAAAGTTTTCGTAAATACTGCAGATTCGAGCGGAAAACCCACGTAGCCTCCGCTTTTAATTTACCACTCTGTATATTTGCCTTCAATAAACCAAGTAGTTTTTCTACATTTTCTTTATATGTAACAAGACTACCATATCGCCCAGGAATATCTTCCAGTGCAATACCACTTTCAACACCCTTGTCACCATTTACATTTTCATGGAGTTTATAGAGCCAGAGGCGTGCGCGCTCACGAAGTTCCATTCCACGCAAGGTATCAAATTGGATAATAGGGTGCTTTGCAAGCCATTTATGATAATGCTCTTTACAAACTGAACATGGTAATATAAACTCTACACTTTTCAAGAGTAAAATCCACTTTACAACTTCATCTTTTTCAATAATAGCTGGCTGTGGCTTTCCAAGATGTTCAGCCGAAGTGTGTAGTACTGACCATAAAACAGGACCCCAGATCTGTGGCCGATCCATCCCTATTAAATTTGAATTTCCTAAAACCGCAAACTATGCGCAACCCATGCAACAGATACCACTCCCAAAACTATATTGGGAAACATTCCAAGATGCACTACAATCACAAGTGAAACGCCTTGCAAAAGAGATTGCAGGGACACTAAATCAATCGGAACAGCCACTTCTAAAAGCTTTGGCAACTGAAAAGATAACAGCCTATCTTTTCGAGGAGGAGGGAGCCGAACTCATTGATCTCCAACGTATGCGATGCAAACATATACAGGCATCTACAGAAAACCCTGCAGTCTTCCAGAGGTGCAATCATCCAATTCTTCTAGGAACGAGTCAAGCTGCATGTCCGCATCATGCTTTACATCCTAAACCGTCGCTACAGCATCCAGTTGAAACATTTCGAATTATTAAGGACAGGGGATCTGGAAAGAAGTTCTGGGTTGATTCTGAAGGTCATATTCGAGATTCAACACTCCGTATCTGTGGTACCTATACAGCTGAAAAGTCTATTTGTACTGCGCTAAAAATTGAAACTTAAAGTAAGTATATTTTAAAGTACTACAATGGAGCCACTGCCTGTGTTTCATATTGGTCGCTCTCCATCACCGACTACACTTGCAGCTGCTCGCAGCGCCACGAGGCAGAGGCAAGAGATACGTCACCAGAGGCAAAGGAAAATTTCTGTAAAGCCGTTTCCTCGTAAATTCTACCCCAAGCATTCATCCTGGATCTTAGGATCTCCAACGATGAATTATTTCCAGAAGCAATATCTCGATAAGCCATTCTCATTTCAAGATATGTATCTTGCATCAACTGCTCTAGAGTGTGACTACCCTATTGATTCTGTACCCTATTCAATGGTAAAAGGTAAAATGACACATGATGAAATTAAGAAGTCACTTATGGATCTATTTCTGAAGAATCAGGCACTCCGTTATCAATTTCGCCGCGTCTTAGTTGCGTGGAAGAAGCGCAAGTTTGAGACTGTAAATGATATAGATCTTGTTACACAGGAAGTGCCTGTAAAGCCAGTGCTTATTTATAATTGGGAACAGAAGAAGATTCATATCTTTGAGGCATCAACACTTCTCAAGGATAGTACAATTCGTCTTCTAAATCATGATAACCTCTTTCTAAATGCGCAGATGCCAAGGAACCCATTTACAAATAAGAATCTGTCCTATGGAAATCTCATTACAGTTCATATGCAATTGCTCAAAGCAGGTCACACAAATTGGATCTGGGAGGCCTTTGCAAAATCAGGATTTCAGCTTCACACCTTTTTGAGACAATTTGAGGTTCCCCTGAAACTCCATTGTCTTAATGCAATGATTAAGTTAGGCGGTGACTATGATACACAGGATATGGTCGTCGATTTCATTGTAGGTGAATATAGGTATCATGAACAAGAGCCTGTGCCAAGCGATGATATGCTCTTTGCAATTATCCGAAATAAGTGGAATGATCCATCACTCCAGAGGTGGGTTGTACTCTGTAAGAGGGAGTGGCAACTAAAGATTCAGAATTCAGAGACCTATCTCAGGGAAAGAGCATGGATTCATTTCGAAACAAAGCCTCTTGTACGTAATGATAAGTATCTTTGGCGCCTATTTAAATCCATAAAGTAACTAGATGTCTGCAGTTGCGGTCTTCAAGACACTAACAATACAAGGTGATGTTGTATTTACACAGACACCAAAAGGGGTCCGTGTAAATGCTTTTTTTGTTCGTCTTCCTTCTGGTGACCACGGGTTTCACATCCACAAGGCAGGAGATTTACGCGGCAAAGGCTGCAAAGGTGCTTGTGACCATTTTCATATTGGAGAACCAAGTAATCATGGTGGTCCTCCCGGAACTCGTGGAGACCGTCATACAGGAGATCTGGGTAATATTTCCTGCGATAAAGGTCCCTGCAAAGTTTCATACTGGTTGCCTGGACTTATTCTAGATGATCTCTATGGTCGCTCTGTAATTATCCATGCCGATCCTGACGACTATGGGCGTGGTGGTCATCCTGATTCACTGACAACAGGTAATGCAGGAGCGCGTCTAGCATGCGCTGTTATTGGTCGTATTTAAGTTAATCGACCTCCTCTACCTTCGGACCCGCTTCGGCATTAGCAGCATCAACATGCGCCTTCGTAGCAGCAGCGCGAGCCTCCGCCTCCTTGATTGTCTCCTCCATTGAGCCCGAGCCAGCAGCATCAGGCTGGCTGTAATCCTTCGCCCCGTGCATCTTGATGATCAGGGGGCGAAGTTCCTCCTCCGCAACATTCTTCTTATACTCCTTGTACTCCTCCGTGGTAGCATCATTGTGCTCCTCTAGCCACTTCAGGTGCTTCTCTACAAGCTTCGTGCCCTCCTCGACATCCTCCTTGTTCATCTTTTCATTCGTCTTGTCATCCTTGAAACTGTTGCGACAGTTGTACAGGTATGACTCAAGGTCATTGCGTGCCTCAATACGCTCCATGTGCTTCTTGTCATCGGCAGCATACTTCTCTGCGTCGCTTACCATCTTCTCGATCTGCTCCTTGCTGAGGCGACCCTTGTCATTCGTGATCGTGATCTTATTCGACTTTCCACTGCTCTTCTCAGATGCACTGACATTGAGGATACCGTTTGCATCGAGATCATAGGAAATCTCAATCTGCGGAATACCGCGCGGCATCGGAGGAATTCCATCAAGGCGGAACTTGCCTAGAAGATTGTTATCGCGCGTAAAGTTGCGCTCGCCCTCATAGATACAAATATCAACAGCTGACTGATTGTCTGAATACGTGCTGAATGTCTGCGACTTCTTTGTAGGGATCGTCGTGTTGCGCTTGATCAGTGCAGTCATGACACCACCCGCAGTCTCAATACCGAGGCTCAACGGCGTCACGTCAAGAAGGAGAAGATCTGTGGTGCGGTCATCCTCCGCCTTGTCGCCCCGCGTGAGGATATGCGCCTGTACTGCAGCACCATAGGCAACGGCCTCATCAGGATTGACACTGTCATTCAGCTTCTTTCCACTGAAGTAATCAGTCAGAAGCTGGCGGACACGAGGGATACGTGAGCTGCCACCGACCATAACAATCTCGTCAATCTCATTCTTGCTCATCTTTGCATCGCGAAGTACAGAATCAACAGGTGCAATGCAGCGCTGGAAAAGAGAATCGCAGAGTGACTCGAACTTGGCACGCGTAATCGTAAGAGAGAAGTCCTTGCCCTCCGCAAGTGAATCAACCTCAATAGAGGCCTGTGTGGCAGTCGAGAGAGTGCGCTTGGCACGCTCGCAGGCTGTGCGAAGACGACGGAGAGCACGTGCATTGTCCTTCATCTCCACACGGTTCTTCTTAGTGAATTCACTTACACAGTAATCAACGAGGAGGTTGTCATAGTCCTCGCCGCCAAGGTGCGTATCACCCGCAGTCGCCTTGACCTCGAATACACCATCTGAGATCGTCAGGATGGAGATATCGAACGTGCCGCCGCCAAGATCAAAGATCAATACATTCTGATCCTTATCACCCTTCTTCTTGTCAAGGCCATACGCAATCGCAGCCGCAGTAGGCTCGTTGATAATGCGCAGTACATTCAGACCCGCGATTGCACCCGCATCCTTCGTGGCCTGGCGCTGCGAGTCATTGAAATAGGCAGGCACCGTGATAACCGCGTTCTTTACCTCTCCACCGAGAAACGCCTCCGCAGTCGCCTTCATCTTCTGAAGAACCGCCGCGCTAATCTCCTCAGGCTGGAAACGCTTGGTCTCGCCCTTGTAATCAACAGTGATAATAGGCTTCTCACCACTGCCCTCAGACACCTTGAATGGCCAGTGCTTCATATCACTCTGCACAACAGAATCGTTGAAGCGGCGACCAATGAGACGCTTCGCGTCAAATACTGTGTTGCTCGGATTCGCAGCGGCCTGGTTCTTGGCAGCATCACCAACTAGACGCTCCTCCTCCGTGAAACTCACGTAGGAAGGAGTTGTACGATTTCCCTGATCGTTTGCAATGATTTCAACACGATTGTTGATCCAAACGCCAACACACGAATACGTGGTACCTAGGTCAATGCCGATAGCAGGAGTCGTCATGTTCTACAGACTGTTTATTGGAATGTTTTTAGGCCTTTTTTACCGTTGATAAAATTGAAATCGGCAGCCCCAGCATATCAAGTATTAAAAATGGACGCCAAGAATCTTATTATTAATAACTTGGATATCATGCGCCGCGGTGATGAGATCCGCGGTGAAAAGTTCAGTGCGCTCGCTTATGTGAAGGCAATCAAGGCTCTGAATGCAATCTCTGGACCGATTACATCGGTGGAAGATGTCAAGGGAATTAAGGGGATTGGTGCTAAGATTACAGCAAAGATTGCAGAAATCTTGGAAACGGGATCTCTCGCCGCCGCGGAAAGGACAAAGAGCGAACTCAACCTAGATATTTACTCCGCGCTTCTGAAGATTCATGGCGTTGGCCCTGTCAAGGCCAAGGAGCTCGTGAAGACCCATGGAATCACCAGCATTGCAGATCTTCGGGCCAAGCAGGAACTTCTGAATGACGTACAGAAGCTTGGCCTCAAGTATTATGAGGATATCAATGAGCGGATTCCACGCGAAGAGATGCTACTCCATGAAATTCTTCTGAAGAAGTTGTTACCTGCAAAGTGTAGTGGGGATATTGTCGGCTCTTTCAGGCGCAAGGCAGTAACATCTGGTGATATTGATATGCTTCTTCGTCTGGATCAGCCCAAGAAGCAGTTCAAGGAGTATATTGCTGCACTGCAGACAGCAGGATATCTGAAAGATTGTCTCGCAGTCGGCGTAAAGAAGTGCATGGCAGTTGTGGCTCTTCCTAATGGAAAGGCGAGGCGCCTTGATCTTCTTGTGACCCCTCCAGAAGAATACGCATGCAGCCTTCTCTACTTCACAGGATCTGATACATTTAATGTGGCCTTTCGTGCTCATTGTACAACAAAGGGCTATACGCTAAATGAGCATGCACTTACTCCTCTTAACGAGTCTGTGGAGAAGCCACCGAGCTTCCAGACAGAGCAGCAGCTGTTCCAGTTTGTTGGGCTGCAGTTTGTAGCCCCTGAGTTGCGTTCTTCTGCAACTGTTTCCATCCTTCCTCCCTCATAGCCTTTTCATAATCAGGAATTCTTACACTTGTTTTAATTTGTTCTTGGCTTTGTTGATAAGTATTATAGTCTGTTTTTGCAACTTGTCCAGCAGATCCTTGAAGATTTACAAGACGGTTCCACATAACAGATTGTTCATCTTCACTTGCAGATGCATACCGTTTTTCGCGACTATGTTCCTCCGTATTTAAATAAACAATTTCTTTTATTCTTCCAACATATACATATTGCCTCAGAATATAATCCATCGAATAGTAAAATGACTCCTCAATCATCTTATATATCTTCTCAGGAGCAATTGTACGATAATAAGGTATTCCTGGTGGTGTATTCTTCTCGCCTATAAATCCTGTAAAGTTATCGAACCCAAATTCACCGTTGATGAGTTCATTTATTTCGTTTTTATATTCTTCTCCTATTCTAGGAATTACTCCTCCAAAAAGTGCTCTATGAATCTCAGATGCATAGCGTTCAAGATCCTCAGCTAATTCACCTATATTCTCATATTCCCTTGTAGTATCAAAAAGCATTGACTTGGAGCGCTTCTTTACACGATCAATAATTTTCTCTGTAGGTAAAACAGGGTATATAATTACAATAGTATAATAATCAGGGATATATTCATTATTTTTATCAAGCGGAGATTGTTCGACACGAACAGGTTCGCCTGTTTCATTATAGATAATTCTTCCAAAACGGTTTTCCCACCCGTTTGCAAAGATCTGTAACAAAGATCTTTCTTGTAACTTTGTAGCCTGACGTGTTTTACCTCTCATGTTGAGTACTTTAGACTCACCAGATCGACCATAATCGTCGCCAATTGTCTCAGAGATAATATTTAAACGTGAATCCATGCATTTACGCAAAAAAAGATTGATCTTATCGTTAATTGTTCGGCCACTACTATTCTTTAATATTATAGAGTCATAGTAACTCTTTGTGAGCCTATTAAATAATATTTGGCTGAAAACAGATTGTACTTTCTCTTCATCTTTCAACTCATCTGCAAGGACTCCAGTTGCCCCTGAGCGTTCAGGAATAAAAATATCATTTTTCATCTTTTTAAATTCAGGGATAGCATTTGAGAATTTATCACCTTCTGTAGCACGTCTTTTATATTTTCCCATCCACGCTTTAACAGGCGCATTTTGCCCCAATGAATGAAGCGCCTTATACCGCAAATCCTCGATCTTTGCAACGAGGGTATCTTTTCTATAGGGTAACAAGTACTCCACGAGACGATCCTTCGAAATATTCACATAGTTGATCAAGGGGAACCCAAACGACGCAATCTTCTTTTCCATCAACTCGGAACTTTTGCCTGATCCAGGCGGCCCCCACTTCCAAATAAAATAAGGCTCTTCATATTTTGGCATATCAGCAAGTGTAGATCCTAGGCAATATACACTCTCGATTTCTTGAAATGTTATATCATTAACAGATGAATACAGTTTTTTAGTATTTTTTCTAGTAGCCATGTCCCTAATTAATAGGAACAATCTTCTTTCTCATCGGCCGTAAGATCCACCCTTCAAGGCTTAGATCCTTATAAAGGTTCCCATACTCGAGTGGTCGTATAGAGTCTTCAGTGATCCCATACACTAGATTTTCACGAAAACCTGCCCTATACAACTTTAGCCTCTGCAGCTCCTCAGAACCATCTGCAGTAAGGAGGCCATAGCCGTGACTCTTTTTCTGATCTTCAAGAGACCACTCATCAGGGATATCGTCTGGAAAGTAGAGATCATAGAATGACTCTTTTACTGCACTTTTTCTCTGAATGGCATCCCAACCACCGAGTTCCTCTGCAACTGTTTCCCAATAGGCAGATCCTCGTAACCCTTGAAGCGGCTCACGAACTTCTGCAAGATTTGTCGTCAAATTCGATAGAAGGCCGCGTGCAGTCAGAAGGATCGCCTCAGGGCGGATTGCAAATGCACGTCTCTCGCGACGTCCTTCTAGTGCAGCCCAGGCCTCCATTTGCGCCTGTAAATCTTGAGGCATCTTTAGAAGTTTAGAGAACATCTTCTTAGAAGAAACCAAATCCATTACGTACAAAAGACATGTTCCACGCGCTTCCCAATGAAATGTATCATTAAATGTTGTTCGTAGTTTTACAGTAAATCCATCAGCATATCGATCTACAATATCCCAGAGCATAGGCTCGCGAACAAGAAGCCCCCACGCCAACTCCCTCTTCCCTTGATGTAGAGCTCTGACAAAACACTGTGTCACCTCATCTGCTGCACCATATTCGCTCGGAAGACCACCAGGAACAACTGTATCTTTCTGCTTTCCATATCCAGCATTGAGGATCGCAACTAATGTGCTATCACGCTCGCGGCATAGACAGATTGCATGGACAAATGAAAGGACCTCATCTGCCGAGATTTCTTCCTGATTATTGAGATCTAGAATCCCTCGCAACACCTCTGTATTGCGAACACTGTAGAAATACGCGTAGGTAACTTCTTCAAGGAGTTCAAGGATCATCGAGGAGTCTATAAGTTCCATTGCCCAGAAAACTGCCTGTGTGTGAATTCTTCGAAGAAGACAATAACGGCAGGATGCACGTACTTCATCGCTGCGATAAAGATGTCGTGTTAAAGATGACATCTTTATTAGTAAGGCTAATGCAGGGCGCCATACAATCAAATTTTCCCACATCATTAAAGAGAGAGATGGAGGTACCTGATAATGCAAATCTAATCATGCCTAGACTTTGGCTAGGCAATGCTAGAGCCTCTATGGATGATCAATTTATGAAACAAAATAATATTACTGTTGTCTTTAATTGTACAAAAGATATCCCTTTTCATAGGTCGATACGCCGCTGTTATCGAGTACCGGTCGATGATAATCTCGAAGAAGAGGAAATCCGCAATATGGAACTCTGGTCATTTGAAATCGTCGCAAAACTTGCACGAGAATACAATTCAGGCCATACTATTCTTGTACATTGTGCTGCAGGGAGACAGCGTTCCGCTGCAGTTGTTGCAATGTATCTGATTGCGACTTCCAGGATGACAACAGAAAAAGCAATTGACTATATCCAAAAGAAAAGACCAATTGCTTTTACACCTGAGGCGAATTTTCATGCATCCATTGAGGGATTTGAGAGATCTTTACAGGAGAAACTTTGAAGGATCAATACGTAATACGGCATCAGTCTTATACAAAGATCGACGCGGTGCTACATATCCACGCGGATTTGCAGTGAAAAGGATAGAATGATCTTCTCCTGTTGCTCGCATGCTCACATATGTCTCCATATTATCAACATGAGAATGGCCATAGAGCCATGCAACGATCGGCTCACGGAGAAGTTTCTCAAGATCAGGAAGCGGCGTTATGCTGTTTCGTTTTTCCTGGATCCATTCTTCCTGTTGGAGCCACGGAAGGGGCGCATAATGTGAGCAGATAACTGTTGGAACCTTTATGGTTGGAAGAATCGCCTGTAGCCAATTGAAACAGGCCTTGTAGTCATCTATTTTAAAGGGGGCTGCATCTGATTCTGCCCAGATTTTACCTGTAACATGGAGCATGAGTTTCGGAGGCACGGGTATGGACCAAAGCGGACATCCTAGAAGAACACATCCATCACTGCTTACAAGCGCCTCATTGTAGAGAACCTGTACATTTGAAAAAGAAGAAACAAGGCGTTTCATCTTGGCGGCTGCCGCATCCGCGGAGGTTTCTCCAGATCCCCAGACTTCTAAATTTCCAGGAATCCAGACAATTGTTTCCCATTGTGGCGAACACCATTCAAAAAAAGGATGCACGAGTTCAATCTGTAAGGGTGCAATATCACCGAGTAGAACCAACACTGGTGCTGAAGGTACCAGTGTTTGATCATATGTTGTTTTTTTCCATTTGTCTAAATGCAAGTCACTCGCATATTGGAGTCGCATACTCTTCATGGTTACGATAGTTTCTGCGCCAGAAGTTCGATCTTCCCAGACAGCTCCCTAGGAAACTGGAGCTTCAGTGTCGGATGGCCGACAACATCAATGTACTCGGGTGTGAAGGAGATCGGAATAATGTTCCACTTCCCGTACTGCACAAAGATCGTATGCAGGAGAACCTCATTGTGCGGAACAATGATTCCAAGAGGATACCATGTAATATCATCCGTATCGCGCGTGACAAACCGAAGTCCTGTCCAGACAAAGCCATCAAGGCAGCGCGGAATCTCAACAACTACGTCCTTCTTATTTACAAAGAACTCATGGTAGATCTCGGAGTGAGCGAGATCCTGAGGGCATTCGAGTTCTCCCTTCTGGTTCCACGGCCAGTGATAAAATGCGCGAGGGTCCATTCTACTGTATTGCTTTATTTCCAGTAGCAGGATTTTTCAATTTTATTTGCTGCAGCAGGAGTTTCTGAGTCTGCTGGCCAGACCCATGCAGAGTTCCAGAATTTAGAAATTACATTGTGTTCCTGCCACCGAGATCCTTTGATTCCGAAAAGTACTTGTGTAGCACCTCCCATGATGATACACTTGATACCTTCTTTCTTCAAGTATGCGGCTAAAATCATCCCAAGCGCCCCGCATCCAATAATACAGAAATCAGGTTTCACCTCCATGACCTGCCTATACAAATAGGCAATTGCATCTTTCCATGATTTAACAGAGTCTGGCCATTCACAGCGACCACGCGCGACGGATGGAGGAAACCCTGTTTGGATAGGAAACCATTCTGTGGTGGAAGGAAGAAGTGTTTCCGCATTTTCTGCGGATCCCCAGATTTCTGCCGCGCGAGGAATCTGGCTGCGGATTGTTTCCGCGAAGCTACTGACCACCGCAACTTTCTTTCCTGCCAGAAACTTTGTCCATCGTAGATTAGGTTCTACGTAATAGGGTTCCAGCGAACGCAATGTAATCTGTGTTGCAAAAGGGAGAAGACTCTTTTCAAATTCTGCCTCAAGGCGGAACCATCCCATTGCAGCGGGATCTGTTCCAACTTGTTTTAGTGCCCTCTTATATGTATCGACCCATAATAAAAAAAACTCAGCTGTTTGTGGAAAAACCCCTGAATAGAGTTCAATATTCTGTAGAAGAAAAGGCGAAAGGTGTCCCATTTGTTTGAATAAACTAAGTGTCTGGAGTTCGGTAGATCCATTTCGACCAATGAGGCACCCACCTTCTTTTCTGAATGTTTCACATATATGAGCAGCACCCTCTTCTGTCATTAGAGTTTCTTGTATTTTCTTTTTAGACCCGTTTTCAGAAAGTAATCATATTAAATATGTTCTAATATCCAAATAGTATTTTCCGTACCCTTACCTCCATTGTCTGCAGGGCGTGAAGGAGGAGTATATTCCATTTCAATACCACATGCTAGACGATTCGCAACAATATCATAATGATTAGAGGCAGGATTTGTGGCAACTCGCATAAGTGTCTTTGTATTTTTATTGCGAAGGATAAAGCCTTTGTTAAATAGTGATTCCAACCCATTCTTCAATGCAGCAATCTCATCCTTTAATACATAAACATCTTCCCAACCCTTCTTTATTTCTTCTTGATCTAGCTTCGCCTGTGCGGCATCCATCTTCATGTCGTGATCATGTTCTGTTGTCACCTCAACAAGAGCCCGCTTCAATGCAGCAATCTCTTCTGCTTGCATTGAGAGTTTCATATACAGATCCTTGTGAATCTCATCAATCGCAGCGGATGTAGGTTCAGACCAGATATCTTTTACACTTGTATCAAAGGGCTCAATAAATGTATTTGGAAAAACTGACATTTTATGTTATTGAAGCTGAGTAATAAGGTATGGTTTTCAATTTTTTAGGCACTAGTTTGAAATTCCCACGGATCTAAGTTACCGATAAGGATTCCATGGCCGCCCATCAGGCATTTTTCGTACAGGGCCACCACCAAGAATATTACCAACTGGTGTAGCAGGGAGTAACATATTTTCAACTTCAGGAGGAATCGGTGTTGCAGGGCGTCTCCCATCCCAGAGATCGACTGCCTCTTCAAACTGAATTTCAACTTCCCCATCCATCAGAACGCAATTTGCAGGCTCACATGCAACAATGTAGAATCCTGCTTGATATCCATCAAGTCCTTCAAGACAAATCATAACAGTATCTTCTTTCCGTACAAGGCCAAGGCGGTTCAGTGCAGATGTCAGTTCCTCCTTGACTTCTGTGTTATAGAATGCAGAATCAAGTGGGCGGAGAGTCACTGAGAGGGCAAGAGGAAAAGCTTCCTGTGAAAGAAACTCAATTGAAACTTCATTGCCAATTTCTACATCCATGGGCAACATCCACATTGGTATATAAATTGCATCCGATTCAACAAGATCAGCCATATCGGATACATTTTGAATTGCAGTATATCGCGTAGATCCATCAGAAAACGACAAGAGTGCAAAGATCCGTGTGCATTCTAGGCGATCAAGGAGTGACCTATATTCATGTGGAGGTACATAGCTTACAGAAAGATCTGTAGGCGGTACTGGTAAATAATCGGTTGTAAAGAGTCTAACCATGTTGAAGGCTAATACACTACAGTACAACGTCAATTTTCACGACGTCAATAAAATTGAATTCCACCCACCTAGATAGTGTCGTAACTAGGATATGAAAAAATGTCTCCAAGGAATCTTAAAGATAAGTATATATCTATAATTTACTCAAAGTGGAATAACAAAGATAGTTATAAAACAGTATATGACGTAATTACCCAGTATGCAGAAGAGTATGCTGTACAAAGAGGAATTGATCTAAAGAAAAATCCCCAATTTATCTTGAAGATTTCAGATGACTTTGAGAAGGAAGTCTATCGCTGGCTTTTCATAATAAAGCAAGGTGCATGGAAACGGTGGTTGGCCAGTGATGATACTTTAAAGCTACATCATTTAGAGTATGAGGTCCAATTCTATGCATTCTATGAGGTTAGGAAGAAGCTTTATGATCTTATTGATCTCTGGGTAATGGAGGAATTTGAGGCCAAGAAACCTATTAAGAAGGATGGGCTTGAAGGGCTCGCCGCCGATGGCCAAAATGTTCATACACAGGCGGTGAATAATCAGACACACGATGGCCTTGCTATTATTCGCAAGACGATTGTTCCTAAAGGCCAGAAGACACTGGATGAGATTCTAAATGCATGGGTACTTACACTACCGCATTCAATCGAGAACTTGTCACCCGTGTATGAGGATATGCAGAAGTGGGGCAATACGCGTAGTATTATTAAGAAAGGCGACTGGGAGTATCGCAAGGCACTTCGAAGCCTCTGGGCAAAGATCAAGGCCTATGATGGCGAGCTTCGTACTGAACTAACAAAGCGTCTCTGGGAGGAGTGTTATGAATCGGTAGGAATGTGTGCGCAGGGTCATTTGAGTCGCCTAGCGAATGTTCTCGTTGGATTTGATGAAACGATCCGTCCTCCAATTTCAAAGGCGCAGGAGTTCCAGGAGCGAATCAGTCATATTGCAAAACAAGAGAAACTCTCTACGGAAGAAAAGGTAGAGCAGGCAAAGACTTTGATGGATGAAATTGAGATGCCGCTGGATGAGCGACAGGTCTGGCTCGATGCGTTTTAACTTTCTAATTTGTTGTACCAACTGTAGAATGCCATCAAAAATAAGCATTGATAAAGTGATAGATAAGTTGGAACTTGCAGATTTACAAAAAGATATCATGAAAGAGCGTTTTGTAAATTTAATTATAAATACTCGCACACGAGCATCAAGGGTATCAATTATCTATCATGCAGGCCACGTGATTGTTACAGTCGGATCTCTTTTTGTTCCTGCGCTTCTATCGATCCAGTACAGTGGAATGGGTAGTTCGCAAGGACAACAATCACAGAACATCTTTTCAACGAACATCTATTGGACAACTTGGGTTATTTCTGTTCTCGTAACCATATTTAATGGCGTATTAACACTCTTTAAAGTTGATAAAAAATATCTCTATTTACACACAAATCTAGAACGTCTAGAATCAGAAGGATGGCAATATGCGGAACTTTCAGGCCGCTACAGTGGATTTAATACGCCAGGAGAAAAGGCAACCCACACAAACCAATTCATCTTTTTTTGTCATAAGATTGAAAAGATCCGCATGCAACAAATCGACGATGAATTTCATCCAATTGCAGAACCAACAAATACAAATACAAATACAGTAGTAGCCTCACAAGAAGATAAGAAACTCGATTCAATCATACCGCCAACACCACTGAATCCTTTACAAATTACAAAAAATGTACTTGGCACTATTGAAGAAGAAGCAGGCTCAGATAAAAATACAATGGTAAATGTAGGGGGCAATAATGCTTGATGAAGACATACAAGATAACAAACACAAGCAAGGTGATCTTAAGCAACGCGATCATTGCCAATGCGATATAAGATGCAATAATCCACCTCTTCTGCACAGTGCATTTTGCAAAGTCCATGGAAAGGGAAAATGCAAAAGGCGCTCACCTATGACAGGATATGAGCCGAAATATCAACCCGCCCTCTGGAATATAGATGAACACAGAGAGACGCACAACTGTTATGCATATTTCATGAATATTTTAGATTCTTTCCAGATTGAAAAATGCCAACAAATGAAAAACTGTGATACACTTCCTTTTCCCCAGCCCGGTAATGCTGCTGGATATACCCCTTTCAAAACAAATGAGCCTAAAACGTGTCCAAACATGATTGCGCGAATCCTAGGTGACAATTCGAATATAACGATGACAACATTTGAGGAAAAGTGTCCTCCGCTAACATCGAAGGGTGCGCTCGTTGTCGATGAAAATGAAGACTATCATTTTCTTCGTCAAGATGTGGGCGGATGGTGGTCACAGAAAGGAGGCGCGAAAACCGTGACAAACCGCGATGCGAGTGGTCGCCCTATTTGGGATCCTGCACTTGCGAATAACCGCTGGTCAAACACACTCGACTATGATATTTTTTGCGGCTATTTCTGTATTCCGCGCACAACAGGACTCAAGATTGTTTTCAATGGCGGTTCTCGAAAGAGAAAAACAAGAAAGGTCAAACAACCGCGCTCCTTGATTCGAGCCAAGAAGTACCATATTTCTCGAACCATGCGTTCGCGGGATCGTACATTTTAAGAGCCTGCACAGCATCGATACGCTTCCGCGGATTTGTTTGTAACAACCCGCGCAAGATTGATTTCACTAAGGGACCACGGAGTTTCCAGTTTTCACTTTCTACAAACTCTTTACGGAAAAGCTGCGGCCGCAAGACATTTAGAAGAATTACACCAATGCTCCAGCTATCAAACGTCGGCCAATACAGTTTGAAAAATCCTAGCCAATCTCCATTTCGTATAGATCGCGAATTCTGAAAAAACTCTCTGAGGTCTGCCTGTTGCCGCGCCATACGGAGTCCAATCATACTATCTGCATTTGCAAACACGCGTTTCTGCTTCATAATAATAGGAATTGTATCAGAAATCGGCCGCTTATCTGTTAGTCCATACAGGATCGTGAGTTCAGGGGCCTCCGCTTCATACGGTGGGTGGAAAACCTTCATGCGTAATTTAAGAGTATCTTCATTCAATTCAGCGGGTGAAAAACTCTGACCAAAATCAATTAGAGAAATATGCCCTTTATCATTTATGACTGCATTATTGACTGAAATATCAAAATGTACAAACGAAGCAGCTATTAAATACGCACCTGCTTCTAAGAGCTGAATCATTGCAGAAAAGAAGTCGATATCACTTTTATCAGTAATCCGCGAATAGAGCGTAGAGCCGCCATAAGGCATCGTAAATTGTATCATTTTATCCTCTTCTTTCTTTTTCTGCATGACGCGACAGTCTTTTGTATTCTCGCTACTGCGTGTATTCACAACACACGCACTTTTGTAATCGGGCAAAATAAAGTAAGGAACCTTCAAATCTCTTAGAGCCTTACCAGCCTCAGACTCAATCATGAAATCGACAGGAAAGGTTGCCTTTCCAAGATGATCCGTTTGAACTTGAATCGTCTTATCTTCACATTTAAGGGGCGGATCAAAAATGCACCCATATGTCCCTTGACCTATTAAACTGCCTCCACTCAAGACATACGCCATCTGCTCTGGGATGCGTCAAAAAACTATTGTAATTTCACTTCCTCCGCACAGTTAGATGCCCGGAGCCGTGTGGATAGGCTTACTTATACTTTGCATAGCTCTGCTCCTAGAAGTTATAAATCCTTCCCATCTAAAATGGATCGAACAGTTCGATGATTATATTCCTGTGATCTCAAAGAAGAATAACTTCTTTTCACAATTTGTCCATAGGCGAGGAGATGTTGGTCCTTCCATGGAACAGGGCGGATATGTACAGGATCCGCGCTATTTTTCTGGATATGTAGATATCCAGCGTTTTGGCTCAGATCAAGATTTCTGCCGCATGGTTGTTCCTTCAGGGGCTGATCCGAAAGAGACTTTCTTTGCCTGCGCCCTCGGCGGGACAAAAGACATCTCGACCGTGCTTTTTAGAACAACTGCCGTGAAAGACGGATTCAAATTATCCCGTGATGACTATATGCACGATTTTCTGAATGAGAGCCGTGCTGCTTATTGCCGCATTCTAAAGACAAACGACGGCTCCTATCATCCTATGTGCCGTAGGGCACTCGATACATCCTTTTCAGAAAAGGACGAAGTCGATTCAAATCCGCCCGATGAAACTGTAAAACTTCTTTCTTTCTACCAAGGCTGTGTAGGATGGCTTCGCCTCCAAGACGATCTTCTCGATAGTGTCGATATGATCCGTGTTCAACGTGGAGGAAACATAAAGATTGACGAGACTGTAAGAGACCGATATGATGGTTTAAGATTCGACGGCATTGATGAGTTTCTTCGTATTGGCGATTCAAACGATTTAACGCTTGGTTCTATCGTCAAACTCCGCACAATCCGCGCATTTAGTGTCTGGGTTTATATGGAAGAATTCACAAACAATGCACATTTCTTCGACTTCGGCGATGGCCCAGGATACAACAATACATTTCTCGGAATTCTAGGAAAGGGGGATCCGACGGTTGCAGATGGATCGCAGATCCGCGAATCCACGACGGTCCCTGATACGCCTTCAGGCGCGCAATTTGTCCCTGAAATCAGCCCTCAGACACTCATGGAAGAGACGCGTGCAAATATTGATACTTGGGTTGATATTACACAGGAAGTAGAAGCGAGAAAACTCCCTCCTAGCCGTGTAACCACAGCGCTAAACGGCCTCTCCACTGGAAAGGCAACTCTCCACTATGAAGTCTGGGATAGTCGTCAGAGAAAAGTGAGTATTAAGATTAATAACATGATTCCAGTTAAGAAATGGACCCATATTGTTGTAACAGCATCCTCTGCAGATGCTACACGTCCTGATCTTTCCGTATATGTGAATGGTGAGCAGGTGTATGTGCTTCCATCAGGATTTCTTCCACAGGCGTCGATGACGACGAATAATTATCTAGGAAAGTCAAACTGGACAAATGACACGAGTACCTATGAGCTCCGTGATGAACTCTTCAAAGGGCGTCTCTACGATTTCCGCATGTACAAATCCGCGATGTCTGAGAAGAAGATTAAGAATACAATCGCGTGGGGAAAAAAGAATTTAGGAATTAACTAATTTACGAATCTTTCCCGTACAGACACTGACAATCCCTTCTTTCTGGATAATATAATTCGACTGAGGCGCAATAGCAGTGAGTCCATGATTCTTAATTGCAGAGGAATAGAGCCAATCAGCAGGATACGCATATCCATCTTTTACGAGTCGCTCATATTCACTCAGAATAGCACGCATTGCTTTTCCGCGGAGAACAACTGCATGGGTTCCCCAGAAACGGCGAACGTGGATCACATTTTTCATAATTGATTCCACAATTTCATTTGTACCAAGAAGAACCATATCCCACGGATTTAGTAAAAATATTTCATCATTAATGGCTCGATATAAAACAGCATCATCTTCAAAAATAGCAATGGTCTCTTCACCTTTAGAAAGGGCGGAGCGGATAATCTGGATATGGGACGCAGTGCAGCCTACATTTCCCACAGTTGTTGGATTCTTTTCGTGCGGGTGTTTTGTTGGATGACCATCCGCAACAAGCTGAGATCCATTCACACCTTCTACACGTGTAAGTGTTACCTGTATATCCTTTTCTAGGTTCTGGACAAGTGGCTCCCTATCCTTATCTTGTTCTCTATGGATAACAAAACAAGGAATTGTCTGTAAAAAAGACGCCATTTATGTATATAGTCTATTCTTCTTTAGCTCCAGGATACTTTTCTTTCCACTCGGTTCCTGATTTGAAGACAGCGCCGCGTTCTGGATAAATTTCACTAAGTGTATCATCCTCTTCAAGGCGGACAGTTGAAACCTTTTTTCCATCTTTGAAGAGTCTCAAATATTTATATCGTAAATAAGGTGGCCCTTGGCGCGCGCATGAATTATGGAGGGCTGACCACCTTTCACCGCAGTAGTCACAGTACTGTTTGCTATTTGTCATTTTTCCTTTATTATTAGGTGGGATATCTTTCAAATTTACTCATCTACATATACATCATCATCATCTACGTAATCAGCGCGATCAAAGCGTGCTGCTTGAAATGTGCCGAGATCAGGACGCCCTGGAACTATTACAGCTGCAGGTGCAACAGGTAGAGGTGCAACTGCAACAGGTACAGCAGGAACACCAGTAGGAACAGGAACAGGTGCAACAGCAACAGCAACAGCAACAGCAGGAGCAACAGGCTTGGCAGCAATAGTTCTCCGCGGCGGAATATAGTTCCAGCTCTCATCAATCTGCGGGAATGCACAGTTCATCCGATTTCCACACTCTGCAAGCGACTTATTCGTATAGACCCGCAAGTCATTGATCTGTTGCTTCACACTTGAATTCCAGAGAGCAACACATCCTGCCGTACCTGCATTCTCGAGCGCCCGCAGAAGTTCAGAGCCAACATGTGCGAACGTTGTCATGATCTGACCAAGTTCCTTCTTTCTCTCGAAGCGAGTCTCTCGCTGCTCCAAACTCTTCTTCCAATCATCCTCACTCATCTCATTCATGAGATACTTGATGTTAATGTCACGATTGGTATTTGCAGGGCGCCGAGCAGGATACTCAGGAAGACGCGCATGAATCATGTCATTCAGGCAGCGATGGATACTGTAAAGAAGTGTCCTCTCAGCAGCAGTAACCGTGGCGGTATTCATAATGCGCATGAACATCCCATAATGCGGCAGACCACCACATGGGATATCACCAGCCTCTCGAGGTACAACACCACCATTCTGCGTGCGCAACCACTCATAATAGTGCGGATTGTGAATGACTCCTGTGACTACGTGGCCAGTGCGCCATGAGAATGCCGTGTGACATGTCTCCTGTGTGCAGAACATTTGATCACATCCATCGATCTTATAGATGCGGACACCGCACTTAGGGCACGGCTTTGTCTCGCGGCGGATGAGAGACGCAGATGCCTTTGCATCTTCATTGCAAGTATGAGGCACATCACGCGAATCACCCTTTACAGCGAGGCATTCATTGCATGTATATTTCGCACAGGTTCCGCACTTATACGCAGTGCTGAGATATCCGCGACAGTTCTCAGCAGGACAGCGCTGGATAAACTCACGAGTCTCAACAACATTTGCGCCTGAATCAGGATCCTGGCCCTGAAGAATACGATCACAACGGAAGATGGCATTATTTATCTCATTCCTCTCAGTATTCACATCAAGCATAATTCCCTCATTACGACCATAGATTGTAGAATTCTCAGTGAGCTTCTGCTTAATCTCAGGGCGCGCAGCCTCTGGAGCCTGGCGAAGACTCATTGAGAGAGAATTTCTTTCACGAAGAATCTTTGTCTTGGTCACATGGAGCTCATTCACCTTTGTATTGATGGTTGAATATGCAACCAAGAGAAGGCGGTGCTCCTTTGTTGCCTCCACGAAGATCTGGTGAGCAGGAAGAAAAGCCTTTTCGCGGTCCATGAGAATCTTTGCGCGGTGCTTGCGGAGTTCGCCGTTACGGAATGTCTTCGTCAGCTTAATATCGATGAACTCGCGACTCCATCCGCGGCGACACTTATAACAGTGTGGATCGTCGTAGCTGGTTAGAAGATACCGCTGAATACATGGCTTGCAGGCTGACTCTGGGCAGTAGGGACATGTTACCTTTGCGCGCAGAAGAGGCGTAAAGGTTTCGAGGCAAATAGGGCAACTCATTTTGCTAGTTGCTTAAAATAAAAATCCATGCCCTTTCAAATTTATTTAAGTCCATGCGCGAACAACCACGAGAGGATTCTGAATCATAAGTTCAGCAGCTTTCTTTTTTTTACCCTAAGATATTTTTAGCTGACACCGCCTCAATATACTGAATCTCCCCAACGGATTTAGACATATTAATATTTTTAACATCAGGCAGAAGACCTTCTTCATCGAGGAACACAGGCGGCTTCGGAAACCCGTTGAATTCACTCGCGGTAACTGTTGTATAGGCGCCCATGTTGGGGAACCAGAGCCAATCTCCCACATCAAGCTCTTCCATTAAATCAGACTTCGCGATCACGTCGAGACTATCACAGGTACGACCAAAGAGGATCCCCTTTCCAGTAGGGCGCTCCCTATCAGACTCACGTGGAATGCGGATCCACCGTGGCTTTTGGTGGTCGAAGAGGATATTCGTGAATTGCCCATAGAGGCTTTCATCGACTGTATATCTCCACCCTCCAGCCCCAGGCTTCTTTCCAATGACCTGGACAAAGAGGTCTTGTGACTCCGTTGCAAAGAAGCGACCAGGTTCCGCGATAAAGGTGACCCCAGCGCGCTTTTCAACAAGCTTCCACCGAATCTTTGCAGCAGTCTGATCAAAGGAATCAGACGGCACAAACCCGCCACCGATATCTACAATATCTGCCTTATGGCCAAGCCCAAGTAACTGATTACAACCCTTTAGGGCGAGTTCAATTGCATTTGGGTGGGCATTTGAATTGTTCGAAGAAGAGCCTACGTGGAAACTTATTCCACGCAACTGTATGCCCTTCTTCTTTGCATATTCACCGAGAGTGACAACAGACTCAGGTGAGAGGCCAAATTTACTGCTAAATGGCATTTTACTTCCAGTATCATCAACCTTAATACGTACGAGTGCGCCGCCAGAATACTGGTACATATCTAGCTTATCAATCTCTTCAGCGGAATCAACGACAGTTAATGGAGAACCTCTTTGTTTAGCATATTCAATGTCACGATCCGACTTACATGGGTTCGCATAAATGATACTATCATGAACATCATCCCTATAGTTGTTCATGAGGGAGAGTTCGCGAGGAGATGCACAATCAAACCCAAAGGCATACTGCCGTAAGAGATTCAATAACTTGGGATCAGGATTACATTTTACAGCGTAATAGGGCTTGATCGAAGGGAGTGCTTGGGTCCATTGGCGTTGTTTGAGATCGACACGGTGCGGAGACAGCATATAGAAAGAGCCTCTAACCGACGGAACTGAGCCATATTGAGCGATGATCTTGGAAAGGCTCTTCAGTGTGTATGAGTGCTTAATCTTTAGAAAAGATTACTTAAGCCGCCGCGCCTTTAAATTTTTAGGGATGGTAGTCCAATGTCTTATAATTGAAGTCTTTGGGCCTCTGGAAGATAGAATTTGTGCATTTACGTCTGCAATTTCTGTTGCCATGGATCTCAATACAGATCTAACAATTTATTGGTCTGCAAATGACCCTGCATGCATGGCGAGATTCGAAACCCTGTTTGATCCTTCAGCGCTTCCTGCGTGGGTTACCGTAGAAATGAAATCTGTAAAGCAAGATCCCCATGTTGTTGTAAAAACAGTTGAGCACATGAAAACCTATATTGAGACAGGACTAAGTCTTCCTATACGATCAAATGCGCAATTCCATCCAGATTTCGAGGTTAAGTGGCTACTGCGAGCGAGCATGACAGAGATTGGGATAAAGTCCCAGGCGATAAAGCCCCAGGCAATAGGCGTGTATGTCGAAAAGCGGCTCGACTCCACTCTTCTAAGTGCAATGGATGCTGAAACGGATGATTTCTTAGTTATTGTACCGAACCGCGCAACTGAAAGAGATCTGATTGGACGCTTCGGGTCGCGTGTGACGATTGCATCGGTAGGAGTAAGCACAATGACACAGAAAGGAATGCTGCAGATTCTTGATAATTTTCTAGCACTTACGAAGTGCAAGAAGATTCTTTCGAATGGTAGATTTGGAGAGGTTGCAAAATTATATCAGAGTTAGATTAGATGGCGCGATTTAGACGTGACCCGCATGACCCAATAATTCTTTCCACTCTACCACATTTTGTTACTCTATACTTTTCGAGGTCACATATGGGCTACAGTACGATTGTATTTCTCTCTTCATCCGCGAGTGTTTTCTGGCATAGAACAATCGAATCCAAAGAAGATCCGCTCTATGAAATCGACCATGGCCTTGCAGCTATCTGGGGCGCGTATGATGTTGTCTTAGCACTGTGGTATTTTAAATATAGTGTCATTGCACTAAATATACTCAATCTTGCGTTATATCATGCAAGTGCAAACTCTAAAAACTATCACACAGCGCATAGTCTATGGCATCTCTTTTCATCGGCAAAGTCGATTCTTGTTGCGTATATATTATTCGTTAGATAAGCTCCTCACTGACAACCAACTCAAGAAGAAGAGTAAAATCCCGCCCATTAAGATTGATCACACGATTAAATTCATCACGAAGAGAGATATCAAGTGTCGTCATGCGGGAAATAGATGCAGGCGCAGAGAGATAAACAGGGACAAATGTCAATTTATCAAAGAATTTATAGGATTTATCATTTTCATCCATGTAAATAATACAGAAAGGTCCATCACGCCCTACTGATCTTTCGATTGTATGAATATCTTGTGCATTGTCACCATTTATATGTAAATATACACGACTCATAAGAAAATCGACTTGTGCAGGATTCGGCGACGTAATCACAGAACCAGAACCATTGGTATAATCTGCAGTCAAGAATCCAAGAATCTGTGCAGGCGAGTTCATCATAATAAGTACAGAATTAATATCATACTGATCCACATAGACACCAGAAGAAAAGAGAAATGCAAAGGGGTCAGAACCAGATGTGCGTGTGAGCTGTAGTTGGTCCGTTGTTGAACTAAAAATGACAGTATATTGGTTTCCTATGGGTGCAATTGCGTTCAGTTGTGTCTGCAATTCAGAAGCCAGTGTTGTCATTGTATAGCGTCCAGGGGTCAAAGATACAGTATAGAGTACAGACGCCTGGAGGAAAGTAAATTTGTTCCATCCCGTATTTATATTATAGATACGTGTTGGGATAGTTCCTCCAACGAGTTGGATCGATTTTACATCTTTCATAGGGCGCTGAAACCTCCATCGGAACTGTCCAGGTTTCGGATAGGAACGTAAATTGCGATCGCGACTATTGACTTCAACAAGAAGACTTCTTTCGCGTGGGGGTGCAGGTGTTTTATATTTTTTAGGGATCATGAGTTCCTGCGCGCTTGTTTTGAGGGGGTCATCCATTCTTTAACTAAGGTTGGTACTTAAATTTAAGTACCAAGAGTAGTGATGGATCCGCGTGTCCTTCAAATACATACAGTAGATGATATGTATAAACTTATAAAACAAAAGGGTCGCCCCCTTTCTTCCTTTACGAAAGGTGAAACGATTACGGCCTGGAATAAAATGCGGAAAGGATATTCCTATGTTCTTTCCGAGGAACCAGGGAAAGGATTCGCATCCGATTTCAAACCGTATGCAGATCCTGGTGAAATTCTTGCAATGGGTGCCTTTGAAGGGAAATATCTTAATGATTGTATTCTTGAATTTCCTGCGGAGTGGTTTCTACATGCGGCGGCGCTCGGAAAACTGCACCCAGAAGGTGCAGATATTTCTGCAAATTATTTCAAGATTCTCTCACGACTTCCTCTCCAAGAGTGGCATAAATATGGCTGGATTCCTTCTTCTGCGGGACACATTGCAAAGCAGTATCCAGGGCTCTCGGATCCTAAACTAAACCCTGATGAGCGCGGATGGTTTCAGTGGTATTGCAGATATTGGATGGGTCGCCGCATTCCTGAACTCGATACAATTCAGATCAAGAGGTGGAAGGCATTTGTTCGCCACGCGGGTGCGATTAAAGCAAATTGTAAAAAAGGGGATCTTACGTGTCGCCCAAAACAGCGCCAAGCGCTTCTGAATTGGTCTCATGATCCTTTTATTTAACGTAACGTCGTGACTTAATTTTAAGGAAGTCACTACTTCCTTAAAATTAATGTCCAACGACTAATTTGATGATACATTAAATTTAAGGAAAACTCTTTGAGTTTTCCTTAAATTTAAGTATCATCGTTAGGCAAAAATTTGAAACAGGCGCCAGCCACGACGGAAACCATGGAGGCTGTACACGAGTTCAGTCGTTTTGGCGCGTCTGTATATTATTTTCCGAAGGATACTCTCGATACCTTTGATAAGGATGTATCGATCTTCATGCGACCGTTCTGCAATGTTCTTGAGCGCTTTATTCACAGCGGATATGCGAGCCGATTCTTCTACATGTCGCTCTTCCTTGCACCTATTCTCTATTCTTTGAGTCACGAAAAGTCTTCAGTTGTAAGTTTCATTATGAACTTTACAACTGCAGCTAAGCAGGCTCTCCAGACTATTCCATTTCCTGTTCTTAAGATTCTACTTACGAATCTATGGAATATCCGATTCGTTGTTGCTGGTTTCCTAGTACTTTCCACCCTGTTGGTATGGAGAGCGAATTATCTAGAGAAGAAGAGGCTAGAGTCACACGCTGAGACGAATAGGGTCTTTGAGCAGTATGTTCGGAATGCACGTTCTGTACAGAGTGCAAATAGGCATCGCCGTGCAAGCACAGCAAGTGCTGCAGGAAATCCTACCGTTATGTAACCTGCGCGGATAAATACAACTAGCCGTAACGGCACCTACGATAGATGAGTGACGTTCTTCGTTTAGAAGGATTTAATGCAAATGTAAAATCACAGCGGATCTGGATCTGTGGAAAACCGAATACTCTAGGACAACAAATGATATCCCGCCTTTCGGCAGTTGAGGAGGAACTTCTCAATCGCGGAAGGAAAGTACTTATTTTACAAAATGTTCGTGATATTTCTATGCGCTGGTCACAAAAGATACAGTGGGATGCAGTATTTAGAATACGGGATACACAAGATCTACGCCTTGCGATGACCTATATCCAGAATGTTAGTGTAAAACCTGTGCGGGTTGTATGGATTGGAGATGAACCTCCGATGCCTATTTTAAGCTTTATGCAGAAACAGGAAGTTACATTTTTAGTTGGAAGTACGTCAGTTCCGCGTGGATCCTGGTCGGCTATTTTCTGGCATAATAGCGCAGATGAAAAGGAAATTCAGGATGGTCTCCAGAATCGGCCAGGATCGCAAATAAATCTTTCGCAGGTTCTGAAGGAGCTGCGTGCAGTGAGTGCGGGTCTCGTATGGTCCTGCATTGGGGAAACAGGAAGTCTCTATTGGTATGATTCTGAGGAAAATGGAACCACAAATCATATAATGGATACGAGGGATATTGTAGAATCTTTGAAGGAGGTTGTTGATGCACTTTCGAATAAGATTTAGTTATTCTTCCGTGTGTATTTTTGTATGCAGGCTTCCATCATTGGTTTAGCAGAATTATTAATAATTTTAGCACGATCCTTTTCGGGAACGGATTGTATGTACTCCCACCAATTTATTCCTTTTTGAGAGTTTCCATCTCTCATATGTGTAACTTTTTTGAGAAGTTTCATTGCATCCTTTCGCGTTTTTGTTCTAAGAATTTTTTTACCCATTTCAATCTGGGTTTTACAAATTTTCTGGGGGGTATCTTTCTTTCCTCCTTTTTGCACTTGCGGTTGCGGTTGCCCAGATAATTTAATTAATGCAGTAGCAGCAGCCTCCCTTTCACGAGCTGCCTTTTCTTCAGGAGTTTCTTGACGGCTTATAGAAGCACCAGCGCCCATTTTACTCTATCTATACCCTATTTTTAATAGAAGTACTATCAAAAATAGATTATTTATATTACCTTGCAATTCAGCTATTTACATCTTCTTGAACTTCCAGTTGTTACGAAGATGCTTTACATCTTCTTGAACTTCCAGTTGTTACGAAGATGCTTTACATCTTCTTGAACAGCTTGAAGGTGCCCTTCTTGGCGACATACCCTAACTTCCGCAGACGCTTGATCGCCTTGAGGCCCGCCGCGTGCTTCTTCTTGCTGACGATGCGGCCGTTCTTGGTCTTCATGAGGTCCTTCTTGACCAGGCCACCGGGCGTGTGCTTGGCCGTTCCGTGGAAAACCTGCGCCATGCTTCCGTTCGTCACCATCATGGCGCCACCTCCCTGACGCTCACGTCCCTCACGTCCCTCACGTCCCTCACGGTCACCACGATTCTTACGCGTGCGATTCGGCATATTCTATATTAAGTATCAAGAAATTATTCCCACATCGACATTCTCGGGACCTCCCCGCGATCAATTCGGTCCATGAGTGTATTCATCTGTTCAGCCTTATAGACACCTGCAAAATGTACGAGAAAATCACCAGGTTCCCACAGAGGCTCACGAGGAACACCACGAAGATATGCATTAAATAGCTTGTGCCGATTACTCAGCTCCGTATGCGCAAGATCATCAGGAACCGTTTCCAGAAGCTTGATCATTGCGGCATTCTCCCACCAGATATGGTATGTCAAATCAGTCTGTTCATCTACGCGCTTCCAGTAGTCACGGAGCCACGGAGTATTTCTCATGAGGATATTTCCACTATTAATATGTGCGCAAGCATCGATCGACATGAGGAGATCCTTGGAAGGAGGAAGAAGAGGGACCATCTGATCTTCCACTCGGAGTGCAGGGTTTGTGATATAGACATCTGCATCAGAAAGCCACACGAGCGCCCCTTCAGGAAGCTTACTCAAGACATCAAGGATAAAAGGAATCTTGGACCATGGGACAGGCTTATCGCGATTCCAATATTTCTCATCACCTTCGATATAAGTGTATCCGTGACGTGCAGCATAGGCTCTCTTCGAATCAAGAGCCCTGGCTAATCCTTTTCTAAAATCAGCGCCAATTACGAGTGTTAGGATCGTAATGGTCATCTGGAAGAATCTGTATTGTAGTTTTAAGTAACGGTAAAGTAAAATTGAAACGGATAACCCCAATTGTAAGGGTCACATGACCTATACATATAAGCGCGATGAAAATGGATTATTTATCTGTCCTCACTGTCCTGAAAAGAAGAAGAATCAGAACACTATGCATTATCATTTGAAGCGTCATGATGGAGATCTTCCTTTCGAGTGCGCAACGTGTAAAAAGAAGTTCCAGTTTCAGCGAACTCTAGATATTCATCGTGCTGCAAAGCACAAGGAATCAACGGAGGCAAAGACTGCAGTCTTTTACAAGTGCCCAATCGACGGATGCCAGTTCCAAACGCTTACACAGGGCAACCGAATTATCCATTATGTACGAAAGCATTGCAAGGCAGAGGTTGAGAAGATTCTAGCAGAGGAAAATCTAGGATGTAAGGTCTGTAAGAAGGAGTTTCAGTCAAATACAGCATTCTATTATCACGCAAGTGACTGTATTGCGATTAATGATACACAGAGATACAAGTTTCTGATGCAGATCATTTAACGTCGTTGGACATTAAATTTAAGTACCAACTTTAAACTGAGATTAATCCATAAAAAAATTATTTTTTTAGATAATCATTAGACCGACACAGAATAATAGACATGCCTAAGACCATACTCACGAATACACTTTTCAAGCACACATTGACACTCTGAACACGGTTTCGAATTCAGTGTTTTCTCTTGCGAAGAGCTGAGGCGCCACACGTACATATCAGCTCCGCGCAATTTAGTAACATCTCCTACAAGCCTAAGTACAGCAATCTCTGCATGAATTGTACAGGCTGGGTAGGAATTTCTCTCACTATATCGCGAACCAATTCTTGTTTTTCGCGATCGGTAGCCAACCTTATTTGTTGTTGCAGCAAGAATCTCGCCCTTTAAAACAATAACACTCGTATGAATGGATGTCTTTCCAGAGTCAATGTAGATAGGCGGCTTCACCGTTTGCTTCAAATATTCGAAGAAAGTAGAGCTTCGCATTTTTGATCACGTTTCAAATGGCTGCGAGCAGTTTCAATTTTATTTAACGTCGTTGGACATTAATTTTAAGTACCAACTTTAATGTGTTGCTGCGCGAAATGTATAATAGGAACCGCCGAGGATATTCTTGAGTTGCCAATCCCAGAGATCAAGCAAGCGGCCAATTACAATAGGGTTCTTTTCCATGAGTTCATTCACAGGCATATTTACACGAGCTGCAATCAACTTCATATTCTCTTCGAACGACAAGTGTCTGATACCACAAAAGAGTGTGCGAACAAACTTGCGAGCACACAGTGCTGTCCAGTAGTTATTTTCCTGTAGAGGCGCTGCATGATAGATGTTATTCTGCTGCCTTAGAGCAGGTATAGGGATAAGATCAGGAAGATCATGAAACATCACATAGTTTGATAGATCATTATTAAGAGTAATAATATCATCAGCAAGAGCATTTGTCTTTTCAATGATAACATTCACCTTATTTGCAAACTGTTCCGTAGCCTCATTCTTTCCTAGCGTATAGGCATTCATAATGGCAGCTCGAATTTCCCGTAGATTGTCATCTCCAAGTACGCTCCACCGAGATGTGCTATTCAAAAGAAACGGATTCACAATATTGGCCAAAGGATCAAGCATTTGTATTGGTAACCCTTTACAACAGCGTAAGTATCAATTTTATTAACGATGATACTTAAATTTAAGTATCATCTTTATCTACAAGCTGGAGCTGTGTGACAATATTATACATGTGGTATCCAAGGGCGCCGAATCCAAGGATTGCCAGAAGTTCATATGCGGGTCTCGGAGTCTTCTTTCCAAGATATCCAATATAGATCATCAGAGGTGCAATCACTAAGCAATGTAGAAGATTGACCCACAGATATGTTGAGGCGGCCATATAGCGAACAGATGCCTTGTATGAATGATAGACAAAAACAAAGAGACCGAGTGCAAATACACTCCAATAGACAGCCTCAGAGGTTGCAGCGCGCGTGAATGCAACATAGAGGAAAAGGGGCACAACGAAAAGGATGTGGAACGTCGATACAATGACGTGAGCGTTCATCTTATATAATCCAAGAGTTTATCTGCATGTTCCAATGCACCTTCAACCCATCCTTGGCGGAGCGAGAAACTTTCACCACATAGAAAAAGATTTGGGCATTTCTTGGGAAACGGTTGCAGTGCAGCCACGGAATCCTTTTCTGGTTCCCACGGTCCAGGGAGCCAATAGGTAACCCCATCTTGCCAATAGTGGCTCTTCATGAAAAGAGGATCAGGGATATCTTTCTCAGGAAAGAGTTCGCGCAGATCTTTCATAATCTTCTTTTCGTCAAGATCGACGTAAGGGCGCGTATAGATAGAATCCGTATAGCTGATCATAGCGACCTTTTCACCCACGGGGATAAAGTAGCGAATGGGGGAAGCGGTCGCCACGCGACCAATATCGTGAAACCACGGTTCATCAAAGACAGCATAGATACGTAGAAGAGGCTCCATTTGCACGTGGTCTAGAAGAGGCCATCGCTTGAAAACAGGAATCTTAGAAAGTGCATCTGCAGGAAGTGTAACTATGATGCGCCGCGCACGGATTGTTTTCTGTTCAAACTCAGCTTCTCCTTCGCTCACATTAAGAAGTGTATGCTCAGTTAGAATTTCTAGACCTCGTTTTTTAAGATCTTTGACCATGCGCGTAATAAGTTCAGAGAATCCCTTTTTGATAACTACAAAACCACTATGGTCATGCATCTCATTTGCAAATTCACGGAGTGCAGATTCTGCGCGCATAATATTGACTTCAGAGTAATAAGGGAAACGATCCAAGTACTTCTTCGTTGTTGCGGCTCCGTGGATAAAAGTTAGAAGTTCCTTAATTGTATAGTTGGTTAAGAGGCCGTGGGAAAGGCGTCGAAGAGGGTCAAGGAGAATAGGGAATGAAGGTTCGAAGATATTCTCTTCAAAGAGGGCTGCACCATTTTCGCGGTATCGTATAGAGGATCCTATGGGCACCGTTTCTAGATCATACTCCTTAATGAGGCCAAGTAGGATTGTATGGTCTGTTGAAATTCTCCCAGCGCCTGCTTCCCAGTGTAAATCCTGGTTCTTCCAATGTAGCCCTTCATGGTGATAAGTATAAGCACGCCCGCCAAGATATTTTGATTTTTCACAAAGAACAACACGTTTAGACGGGTTCTTCTTTAAGAGTTCTCTGGCCACATAGAGGCCAGAAATCCCCCCACCAACGATGAGAGTATCGTACATCCTATCTCTTATACCTTTTTTCCATCAAACAATTGAGGAAAACTCTTAATCCATTCGACTACAGTTGCAGTATCGGAGGACTTCATAGTTCCAAGAATCTTCTTTTCATGGATGGCTAAAAATGTAGGGATTGAAGTAATACCACAGTATCCAGCAGTATAATCATTCTCATCAATATCACACTTGAGCCACTTCACGTCGGGTGAAGTACTGCCAACAATCATGGGCAGATTCAGGCGACGGCATGCACCGCACCACTTTGCAGTAAAATAGACAATCACGAGAGAAGGAACAGGTTCCTTCACGGGTTCCGTATTCTTGCCAATCAGAATCTCAAACTGTTCCTGTGTTGCCAGAGGGTCCATCCTGTTTATCGGCGCCAGTTATTTTTAAGTCACCATTAGACCTTAGAGAAGAAAGTGTGAAACCTACTGCAGAAAGGAGGACGAGGAGTCCGATGATAAAGACATCGCTACTACTGCTAAATTCCTTCTGTTTTTCACTAATCATAGATTCAAGGTGTTCGAGAGTTCCACTGCCGCCACCGCCACCGCGTTGTAAAAAGCCTGGGAGTTTTCCAGCAAGTGGAGATGCAGATGCTAGACTTGCAAGGCCTGCGGCTTTACCAGCAAGAGGCGATGCGGCTGCCATGCCAGCGAGACCAGATGCGCCAGCAAGACCAGATGCTCCAGCAAGACCAGATGCTCCAGCAAGACCAGATGCTCCAGCAAGACTAGATAGACCAGGAACACCCGCAAGACCTGCAGCGCCAGAAAGCAATGATGCAGGTGTCGGAATAAACTGCGAATAGATTGAATAGGCGGTATAGGAAGCGATAGCCCCTGTTCCTGCAAGAGCAACTTTAGAAATAGTTCCAAATATATTTCCAACTGCACCAGGAAGATATGTGAAATAACTCGTAATACCCCATACAATGCCAATCAGAGTTGTGAAAAATATATTTAATAATATTTTACCCTTTCCAGTAAGACTTTCTGTGCTTGGTTTATAACCAGCAGTAATAGGGGCCATATCTTGAAAAAAAGGTATTAATAATCCTGTAGTCTCAAGCTTTTTATCATCAAAGCACTGAAGTAAATCAAAGACATACCATGCACTAAATAACGGTAAAATAAATAGAGCTATTGTATTTAAATCTTTGAATTCTGGTGCAATAAAAAGGATTACTAAATATAACACAAGCACCGTTATAAGATTTACAATTCCTTTTGCCATACCTGAATAAATGGAGTTCAGAGCATATCCGTGATCTAGAACACCAAGGATACCTGTTGGAAAGATTGCGAGTAATCGGAATAACCAGGCCGGAATATCAGTGTTAGTGGGAGATGCTGTTGCGATGCTCTTTTGAATACTAGAAAATGCAGCTGTAGCAGCAGCGGTTGCAACAGCACCAGCAGCTGCATCTTTTGCTCCTGAAACAAGACCTTTTGCTTTGGAAAGAAGTCCCGCCATCCTACGTTAAGCTATGCTTATATAGTGAATAGAACACCGCCAAACCCATTCACCACGCGGAAAATATTATGATTCGTAGCATAGACACGAATACTAGCATTTCCACGCGGAGGAGACAGATTTGCATCTGCAACAAGGGTCACCATAACATTAATATTATCAACACGTGAAGCATTCATACTTCCACTCGGCTGTAAATCTTCAGGGCGGAGAGCAAAACTATAGAGATAAATAAAGTCATCGCTAGGAACATTTGTATGGTATTGCCAAGGCTGGACAAGGCGGAAGTATCCAGCATCGCGAGCATCAAAACGATCCTGTCCATCGAGCTGGATAAGTGCAGTATCAAGAAGATCTTGTCTTATACCAACTTCACTCGTAGCTAAGCTACTGTAATTAAACCACTCGTGAAACTGCGTCACTGCATCACGCTGGATAACCCAGATGAATTCGCGGCACGGATGATTAAATTCAATGCGGACAGTGGAAGATGTACTTCCAGGCGGAATGGCAATACTCGGTGTATATTGAATCTGCTCAATCAGATATTCATGTGTATTTGCAACAAAACGCCGCCTCTCCTCAATATCAAGATAGACGTAATCTCCCCATAGCATCATTTTACTAATTTTAGCAGCCGCAACAGAAGCAGTGTTACAGTTAGTAATGAGATCAGTGCTGTAAAATAACTTCTGCAATGGGCGCAGGGTTATATTAATACGAACAGGATGATATTGGAGTGCAAGAAGCGGCAGATAGAGACCAGGATTGCGATTAAACCAGAAGCGGAGAGGAATATAGAGTTTCAGCCCTCCAGTAAGATTTGGGGTCGTATAAGAATCGACCTTTCCAATCATGTCGTAGAATCCATTTCTCTGATTTGCGGTTGTCGTCAGATTCGACCAGATTTCCATCCACTCACCTGTCTGTTTATCGATTTCCTGCTCACCAATATCAATACTAATCTCTTCAATAAGTGCATGGCCAATGGAATTGCAATAGGAGACTTCAACGCCACTGGAATTGTAAATCCGAGGCAATGTAACCTCAAGAATTATAGGACCGAGGAGATCTCCACGACGGGGAACAAGGCAGCTCAGGCGTTTTCCAAAATCAGGGTCACCGTCAAAATACATCGGCTGTGACTCAATGGCAAAGTTCGTATAGCGGCGATACACCATCTTGAACCATGTAATCTGTGGATTCCCAGTTAAATAGACATCCTGTTTTCCATTTGCTACAAGTTGAAGAAGGCCTCCTCCTGTCATCTCTATCTTAAGAATGTAAATACTCTAGGTCGTTATTACCCCAAGAATATTCAACTGATGTTACAGTAGATATGGATCCTTTTGCACGAAATGATCGCTCCTATGACACAGATTTACTTATCCTCCGGAGTCTCTTTGCAATTGATCCGCTAACAAATCAACCAATATCCTCCATGTATGTCCTTGCAACGGATGGGCAAGGTGGTCTATCTTGGCAAGACTCTTTTACAAATATTTCATCCTATTCAGGTCTGACTTCTGCAGGAGTTGGATATCTCCCCTCAACAATCAGTACAGCAACAGGCAATATAAATTATCTTCTAGAATATTCAAGTAATACATCGAATGCACTGACGGCAAGTATCGCCAATGGCGGAATACCAGGAAGTCTCATAGGACCGCAACTCTTCAGTACAACAACAGGTATAAGAAATGAGGCCCAGGATGACTTCACAAGTACAATTTCAGGAATTGAAGGAATTCTTGCATCGGGTACAACAGGGACACCGCAATATTTTGGCAGTACAGTGGCCGGTCTCGGAAATACAGGCTATATCAGTTCGCAGCAATTGCTCAGTAGTTTCACAGGTGCAACTTCAGACTCCTTTTCAACTCTGAGAAGTACAACTGTAGGCCTCGGAACGATAGGCTATATCAGTTCAGCGTCACTTCTTTCAACAGTTAGCGGGATTTATAACTACACTGTTAATTACATCCAGATTGCAAGTACCGTCAGTAGTCTAAATGCAGTTTCATCATCAAATCTCACAAGCACATTTAATAATCTAGGCACTGCAGGCTATGTAAGTGCTGCGACACTTTCTACAGTAATTAGTGGTCTTATACGAAATATCAATGTAGATAATGCAGGTAACTTGAATGTGTATAATAGTCAGATTACAGTGTCCTCACTGCAGAATCTAGGATTCCTCTCCAGTTTCCACAATAGTTCATTAATGTATAAGGGTATCAATGGAATTACAATGGCATCTACAACAAAGAGGGACCTCTATTTTTCAACTGCAAATCTTCAGTTTGATATGCATGCCAACTTCATCACACCCAATACGAAGATAACACTTGATGTCTTCCCTAATTTCTTCTTTTGCACGATGAACCTGGTGAATTCAACACAGTTCTTTCCTATCAGTACAATGGTCCAATATGGGCAGAATATTATGTTAAATACAACAAATGTCAGCTATATGGTCGCAAATGGATTTACACCAGGATATTCAAATTATTTCCAGGTTCCTCTGCGGATGAATATGGCGGGTGCCGATCTCTATGGAAATAATCTGAACCCATATGTTCTTGTGCATCGTGTTGAGAGTTGTCTGTCTTCAAATCTTTCAGGAGGCTTCTCAAATTCAAATGTATCGGTGTATATGGCATCTACGAATTCCATCTTCGTGACAATGATTAATAACTTAGGGAAAAATTGAAAAGCTAGCAATAGCAATAGAAATAGCAACAAGCAAGAATGACATATTCAATTGCAATCTATCTCCGCCTTTTCTTCGACCCGTGGTCTGGGGAGGCAGTTCTCTGCGGCCGCGATAAGTACAAGGAGCCAGTTGAGAAATCTTATACTCCAGAGGAGTTTAAGATTCCCCAACAGTATCGAAAGTATCTGAGAGTTCAATCCGATATCATGGAAAGCTACACTGAGATCTTCAGGTCTGAACGTAATTACGTTGTGAGTGCATCGTCTTTTCTCTACTACTATCCGCCATGGGATACAGTCAAGAAGACAGATATCTCATGGACCGAGGAAGATCATAAGAATCTCTATGCTTTTCTGAAGTGGTGCTCCTCTAGATGCGATGGATTCTACGTGAAAATCTACACTATGAGTAAGGATGTCAGCCCTCTCGCAGACAACTACAGAGTATGATACACTCACACTCAATACAATTCTTGTAAAAGGGACATCAAATACAATTGTACCACCATTCCATAGTCTCATCTCAGATGGACAAGGAGGCGCCTATTGGAGCACGATTCGTGAAGGAACCTATGCAGATGGCTTCAAAGGTTTCAGTACATCAGCTGCAAGCTATATACCGGACAAAATATCGAACAAACTTATTTTACGTGTTGGCGGCGGCTTAGGATATGCTCTAGGACCAACCTCTGTAAATTTATATGCAGAAGCATTTCAAACAATGACTATTCCAGGGCTCAGTTCAATCTCAACTCTCTCCACTGTCTATTTTTCAACGGTTGGAAATGCACAGATGTTTATCAGTAACAATACACTGAACTACCAGATTCTCGATACTGCAATTAAGGTAAATTCTAATAGTATCAAACTTAACTCCACGACGAACTTTATTGGCATCAATGGTATCTATCTCTCTACACAAAAAGACAATATAATTGGTATCCAAATGCCCTTTTTTACTTCAACTTCCTTTTCTTCCATGAAGAGTGAAGGTCCTTATTTAGAAAGTAACCTCTTTAATACTCTTCTACCCACCTATGTTCCTAGAATTCCATATTATAGTTCATTCATTACACAACTCTCTTCACAGCTCTTTGAATCAACACTCAACTATATGAGTATAAATAGAGCCCTTTCAACAATTATATATAATCAACTCTCTTCATCAACATTCAGTCTAGAACAATCTAATTTTTTGAATTTTAGCAGCAGAATCTCATCATTCTATCCACAAAGTCTCCAAAACTATTCAACACTCTTTTCAACTTTCTACAGAAGCACAGGAATCGAGACACTAATTGTTGATAGTTTTGCATCAGAAAACTTTAAAATAATAAATGCGGATGCAGTCTCTACCGCAAGTACAACGATTTCTCTTTTTAACTCACGGGCAAAGGGCATTGATGGTAGAAGCACAGTTATAGGCTTAGAAAAGAGACTTATACAAGTCTCCACAAATTTATATTACTATCAAGTGACAAACAATAGTACATTTGCAGAAACACAAACAAATTTCTGGTTAGCCAGCACTGTAAGCACTGTGAATCGAGTAAATCTCTGGCAGACAGTTCCATTTACAATCTATACAGATCCTGCTCCTGCAAAGGGATTCGGCTATGATACACTCTTATCCACGTGCGAACTACAACTATCGTCACTTATAACAAAAGTCGATTCAAATTCACAGATTTTCATCGACTATGCCGCAAATTACAAATTCCTCGATTTTCACCCATATCTCCGTGATACCTTTACAAGCTATACGCAATTTACATGTACAGCAGGGACGAATACAACACTTGCTCCAGCGTCTGGCGCAGCGGCAAGTTTCCAAGCAACGTTTGCGGGCGCCGCGGCATCCGCCACTACCTCACAATTTACAGTGTATCCTATCCAATTCAATGTTACACTTGCTCTGCAAACATTCATAATTACAGATGGAACATCTATAATTCTCCAACAGGCGTCAGGGCCTACATTCCAAAGCACCTATTCAAAAAATATCTATACATACAATGCAGGCGATATCGTGCAAATTAAGATTCTCGACTCGGATAAAAACTATACGCTCTATCTCAATAACAAATTCCTCGAGTATGGCCAGTATTATACAACAAACGGAACAACTACGCAGTTTAAACTGGCGTCTCCAACAGGATCATGGACTCTCTCTATCCAGAGTGGCCAGACAACACCAAATATACTTTCAGCTAATATCTTTCCAACATTTACAACATTGCGGACTGAGAAGAGCACTGTTCCTAGTGCATATTTTGAAGATTACATGACAGCTTTTATGGATATTCCAAGTAATATGTATTCACTAGAATCGTATAGTAAATCTCTTCGCATAAAACTCGATACAAATTACTATTTGAGTAATTATTCTACACCTTATATATTCAATCACTATCACTCAAATATTATGTTTATAAATAATGATCTCGCACAAAAGAATCCTCAAGGAGGCATTGTATCCCCCAGCTACTTCACACAGAACTGTGCAGGCTTATCGATGACGGAATCACGATGGACAAATCTCATGTCTTCGAATCTGGGCGTAAAAGTATTTGTCTATAATGCGCTTGTCGCGAGACAAACTTAAATTTAAGTACCAACTGTAGATGGCATCCAGTCGGAAAACACTGGAAGTAGATGTTATAACCCTGAATTCTGTAAATATACGAGGGCCGCAAAACTCCCTCATTTCTTCATCCTGTGTTCTTGTTTCAGACGGCGCAGGTGGCACGTACTGGTCGCCTCCATCACTTATTGGAGCATATCCTACATTTAATGTGATTCAGATCAATGACCAAGTTTTCACTGCAAATCCCCTCTATCCCTATTTTTCACTCCAAGCATCAAATGGTATAGGCTTTGCCGATGCAGGTCCCGGAATGAATACTGCATATATCTATGCAAAGGCATTTCAGACACTCGTGGTGCCTGGACAAACTCCAATTCAATCTTTTTCGAATTCACTTGTCACCTCAAATATAAATCTCTCTTCTATCGGTTCGCTCGCGATCAGCACAGATACCACAACAAATACAGTCTATTTCCGCGCAGGAATCAATACAATCAATGTGCTCTCCAATACTTCAACAGCCGCCTCCAATTATACTGGGGTCCCACAAGGAACTCTTCCTATCACAGCAAATGTAAGTACGCTCACATTTGCTGGTCTAGGCGATATTTATCTACAAACAGATGTTCCTTCAAATTCAATCTACGTCGGTGTAAATGGATATACTGTATCTGAGTATCTACAACTCAGTAATACTCTCTTTACACTTTCTTCATCAGTCTATTCAAACGCAAGCAGCTTTTTCATCAGCAAGCAGGATTTCTCCACTGCAATTTCAACACTTTCAACGCAGGCAGGAACAATTATCACATCGCAGATTAATCTGTATGCATTCTCGAATTATGGTGGATACTTGGCGAGTACTGTCTCCACATTCTCAACTCTATCCTATGGTTTCTACCACTCGACCATTCTTTCGACAACTGCATATACTCTTTCCTCTATTTCAACCTATACATCTGAAAGTCTCTCCTCTATTTCTACGTATTCCTATGCAATGAGCCTCTCCACGATTTCAACGGTCCAAGGTGGTCTCTTGAGTACAAACTTTTCCTATTCAACACTCGTCTTTTCGACCTATGGACAGGTCTATAGTACGCTCTCTTCCTATCAACAAGGAATCAGCACGATTCAGCTGCAGAGTACAACATCAGGTCTTCTAAGTTCAATCAATACAATGCAATTATCTACTATTATTTCCATGGGAGGATTTGTATCATCTCTCAGCACATCAATCACAAATTATTTCATGTCTGCAATTGTTCCGAAGATTTCAATTGTAAGTTCGCTCGAAACTAGAGGAATCTATAATTCTACAGTTAAATTCTACACAAATCCATATGGGAGCACATTTACAAGCACATTGTCTATTAATTTCAGCTCGGTCGTGAGCTCTATAAAGCCGAATGCAAGTGTCTATCTTGAATACAACCCTGTTCTTCTGTATCCAATGGCACTAAATAATCAAACATCACCTCAGCTGATACAGACGTATTTACAGTATGATTATAATGGAGCACGAATGCCAGTTTCACAATATGATGACTATATGAATTTCAATCAATACAATGCGGCAGTAGGTGCAAGTGACTACACGTCAAATCTCTATTCAAAGTATCTGCGTTTATCACTTGATCCTGACTATATTACAAGTAACGGCTGCAGCAGCTATACTCTTTACCATGTCCTGCCTACAGGGACAGCGAATATCTACAATTACTCAGAAACGTTTAATAGTACAGTAAATGTACGAATCTCTGCGAAAAATTCACTCTATTTGAATATATTTAACGTTAATTAGATGGCGGCAAGTGCTCGTAGATCATTTGATACAGATAATATAACTCTGCGCACCATATTTGCGCGAGGGGCGCAAAACAGACCTATTCAGAGTACCATGGCGCTTACGGCAGACGGTAATGGTGGGACACGGTGGATTCACCCTAGTTCGCTAGGTGCCTATTCCCTAAATTACATTTCCACGGATACAACTCGGATCCAGTGGGATCTTTCACAGAATAATGTATTCTATTTGAATGGTGGCCAAGGCGCAGGAATCCAGAGTACAGCAAATCGTTACCAGGCTCTTGTCTATGCAAAGGCATACCAGGCATTCAATGACAGAAACTCAGGTACAGGGATGACGGTTCTCGATTCAACAGGCTCCCTTCTCTGCTCAACACTAAATACCTCTACAACTTCATGGCAAGTCTATACAACTTTCGATTCTACAACGCAAACAATGTATTTGAATACGAATCCTATTAAGTTTTTGGCGACAAATGTTGTAAATAGTAATCAAGTAGCTACATACTCAAATGCACAAAGTGTCCAAATCGACAATGTCTATTCGACGATCCAGTTCATGGGTGTTGGAGATATCAAACTCACAACTATTACCACTCCAAAGAGAGGAATTTTTATTGGTCTCAGCACGATGACATCAGCAGGATTTCTCGATATCAGTGGCCAAGTCGCAGCTCTCCGTGCCTTTTCAACAAATGTTCCGTATAACTATCGCAGCACATTAAGTCTGGGTCCAACAAATTCTCTAGCAGGATATACAGGTCCTCTTTCACTTTCTACACCCTATATTGCAAAATTCACAAATGTCTTTACTGTGCTTCAGAATCCAGCTAATGCAGCAATAAGAGGAAATGAATCTATAACTGTTTTGAGCACAATTGGATATCCATATACAACCTGTGGTGACCGTGGAGGAATTATACCTTCAATCACATCAAATGGATATGCAATCAGTAGTGGTACATACACTGATCTATCAGGCGTTAATTATAATATAGCATTATGGGAAAATATAAATATCCCTGCAAGTCTCTATGGCGGTGATGCATATATCAGTTCTCTTCTAGTACGCTTCGATTCATTCTCAACGATTATTAATCGGAATGCAGATGCTTCAATCCAGATAAACTATACGCCAAATTTCCTCTTCCCCCCTACATCAACAATTACAGGCGCATCCTGCCTCACCCCCTTTTCCACTTTTGTCACCTGTAGGGATATACCGATCCCTGGAATATCAGTTGAGAATAGAGTCTATCCGTGTCAGCAGCCACCATTCTCTAACTTTATTGCTCTTAATCTTAATATTACTGTTCCCAAGTCGGTTATTACTGAGAACTATATGTCTTCATACAATATATGTCATTATCTTCCGAGTAGTATTGGAGGATTCTCAAATACGACAAATCTTGATGGAGGTGATTATACTATAGTACGCAGTGGTTTCATAAGTAAATATATACAGTCGCTCGATCCTGCAAATAATACTGCAAATATAAGTATTATTGGACAGTAAAACCTTCTCTTTCAGCCAGTTCCTTTGCAAACGGCTGTAGCTCACCACCAATGACCGCTGTAGGCCGATAAGGCCACGGTGACATATATACACCATTTGGCGCGGAAAATTTACGTTTCCACGCGAGATGTTTCTTATCTTCACCCATCATCCATTTCTTGAAATAGTACTGCCCTTTGCGATTTTCTGCATAATTGGCGCGAATTTCTGCAAGGCGTCTTTCTTCATCCGAAAGAGTCCAAGGGTAATCGACAAGGAATTGGTTGCAGAGTTTCTCATACCATTCAAGAATAGCTTCTTTTCTCCATAGCGTTGCCTGAAAACAGAATAGATATTCATCCAGTGCAGGATCTAGAAAATACCAGGAATCATTATACTTCTGCGAACCTGCAGGTCCAGGGCACGGCATCCAGCGGATAGAAAGAACAGTCGGATCCGCGGAAAAAATCTTGAGACTTTCCTGGATTGCAGAAAAATCTGGTATCCGTTCCAGGAGAAAATCTTCCTGCATGGGTAAAACGTAGCGCACGGAATCTGGAAGAAGTGCAAGTGCGGCCGCACGCGACTTCAAGAATCCACTATCAGACATATCAAGTGGCAATAATAGAACACCCGCAGCTGCAAGTTTTTTACAAATAGGGTGTCCAGGAACTTCTGTAGCGAGGTAGATATCCCATTTGATGCTTGGAGCATATCGTCGTATGAGCGCAATATGCAGTTCTAGAAGATAGAAATACTTAGGAGTTGTATTGATAAGATATGCAACACTCATTACAATTCTAAGAGGTCTAAACCTTAACCCCCTTTTTATTATAAGATGATTGGCAGAAATCCTAAGACAGGAAAACCCGTTAAGATTCTCCAGCTAGATACGAGTATTTCAAAAGATAGAAAAGTACTTATCTGGAATAATATAGATCCGCGTTATACACAGGGTGTAGTTGGATCGGCTCGTATCTGCGAAACAACGAGTATCCTTGTTCTTCAGGATACAGATGATGACTACAAGTGGCTAATGAAGAATAATTGGCAGTCAATGAATATGATTATTGCACCAAAGGCCGTCTTGGACCGTGTGGGCGAAGACAAGCTCAAGGAGATGCAGATTAGTAATGTGATTTGTCTGGAGGAGGTAGGGGATCTCTATCCTTTTCTGGGTGGTCCTTGGGACGGAACGGATGTTGATGCATGTATGATTGCATCTGGACTTCTGCGGATGTCGCACGTTTGGCTAGGTGCGACCACTGCACGATCTATTCCAGAACTCCAGGTTCTGACAGAACTCCCTGTATCGCCGCAGTTATGGTTTATTACACAGTATTATCGTCCTGATATTACAAAGAGGGCAAAGGAGATTACACTCTGCTTGAAGAAGAATTGCGAGAATCCGCTTATTGACCGCGTAGTTCTTCTAAATGAGTCTGATATGTCGAAGCATTTTCCATCGACGGATAAGATTCAGCAGGAGGTTATTGGAAATCGTTTGACATATGCAGCGGTTATTCGGTGGATCCAGGAGAATGCACCGAAAAATACCATCTGCGTCTTTGCAAATTCAGATATTTATCTAGACTCTACGTGGTCAGTCCTCTGGAAGATTGATATTGAGAATAAGTTTCTGTCTCTTCTTCGATATGAAGCTGCAGAAGGTATTCCTGATGACAAGCATACCATTTTTGGCCCGCGTCCTGATTCACAGGATACATGGGTTATTTTCAGTGATTCCGTGAAGGCGCGTACATGGGATTTCTCTGCCCTTGACTTTCCTTTTGGCAAGGCTGGCTGCGACAATGCAATTAATATTGAAATGATGCGGCAGAAATTCATGATCGTGAATCCGTCACTCACGATTAAGACACACCATGTACATACTTCGCAGGTCCGCACATATGATCCCACGGATATTGTTGATAAGTCTATCTATCTCTACATTGAACCAACTGCGCTTCAAGACATGAAGACACTTTTTACACCTGTTGTAAAGCGTACGCTTCAGAGGCGGCCTTTTTCGCGGAAGATTCAGGGTCCAACTCTGCAGCAGAAGAAGACACTCTGTTCTATGCTTGGACGCGAGGAAACATACAAACTCGAGGCAGAGGGTGCAAATCTCTATACACCAGGGCCACTAAATATCTATAGTGAAGATCGTGTATTTCAGACGTATAATGGCCTCGCCTTTACATACAATAGTCTTTTCATAGGAAAAGCGAAGGCTGCAAGTGAGGCCTGGAGCCAGTCACAGATTAGTGGTCTCAGTCCGTGTCTCTATGTTGATGTCGGCCTCGTTGCACCCTTTCCCGATGAATATGCTGAAAACTCCTATGATTTTATGTTGAAGTATCTGTCAAATATTTTCATTCTTCGTGAGCATGCGGGTGGCGTAGGAGAATTTGCGTCACCGCGTGGCAAGCCCTTTGTAGATGTCTTACAGATCTTCAATTGGAAGCAGCCAGAAATCCCAGTGATTCCGCGTGAGAATTCTCTTCAGGTCTGGGCAAATAAGTCGTATATTCTGTTGCCGACAGATACTCCACAGGTAACATGCGAGCAGATCGATGCATTGCGGAAGAATCTATTTGTTCGCAATGGCACAGAGACCCCTGATTGGGTATCAGAAGTACAGGATCCGAAGCGCTATGTTATTTTAGCGGATGAGGAAATCTTCACGAACGAAACGGTCAAGGCGGTCGAGGCAGCCTTTCCAGAGATTACATTTCAAGTTGTCTGGCCAGGCACGAGTCTTCTTGTTGTTCTCGAGAAGCTTACAGGCGCGGCAGGGCTTCTCCACGCATCTGAGTGGAGACTGAGCTGGATGCTACCGAGGGGTGCATCTGTCTTCGAGGTCCAGAATGAGATGAAGGTGACAGGGGAGAGTCTCCACTTGGCGGCGGCTGCTGGTCTGAATCATTTTATTCATATGTGCCCCAAGGGGCGTCTGACAGAAAAAGGTCGCATGAAGATTCTTGAGACGATGAAGAGTCTCTTTACTCCTGTAAATGTAGCCAGTACGCAGCTTCCTCTTCTTTTACTTCCGAAGTCACCGAAGGACTTCTTTGCACATGCAGGCGATAGTTTCCGCGAGATGGCTCGTCTGTGGGAGGCAAAGGGGTATGTTCGTCTAGTTGAAGATAGTGTTGTACAGGTCTGGCTCAATGGAATTGGTGATACTCTTCTCTATGATCGGCCGACTCTTGATTGGCTGAATGCGGCACCGATTGAAGAAAAGAAGTATAGGGTTGCTCTGTTTGGAAACCCTGAGCCACCAGAAGGCGGCAAAGCCTGGAGTTTCTGGCCGCGGCGTCCAGCACTTGTAGAAGAACTATCAGTACAGGCAACACGCACCGATAGAAAGCAGGCGCTTGTTTTCTATGGGCGGATCGAGAATCATGTACAGAAGAAGCATCGCACAGGACTCAAGTGGCTGGAAGCCTGCAGTGATTCAAGTATGCCGATGGGTTCAGAGACATATCCTTTTACACAGAAGGAGTATCTTGAGAAACTTCTAGATGCGCGATTTGGACTCTGTTTAGCGGGCTATGGAAAGAAGTGTCATCGCGAGGTCGAGTGTATGGCGATGGGATGTGTGCCGATCTGTGCTTCAGAAGTAGATATGACCAACTATGCGGAACCGCCTGTGGAGGGGGTGCATTATTTCCGCGCAGAGACACCAGAGGATGCACGTCGTCTTTCTTTAGAGACGACTGCCGAGAAACATGCTGAGATGTCAGCTGCATGTATTGACTGGTGGAAGAGGAATGCAAGTTGTGAAGGAATGTGGGAGCTTACCAAAAAATTAACAGCGGCCGCGCCCGCCAAGTAATGTCACGCAAAAATGAAGAAGTCTATTGGCAATGCAGGATTCGTGGAGTGCCTGGAGACGTTTGGCAATGATCTGACGGTTGTCAATGCTGCTCGTGTTTCCTTTGCAAAGGAGAAGACGGAGTTTGATGCAGCAGATGGAAAGCTTATTCAGTATCTGGCGAAGAATGGACATAACAGTCCGTTCTTCCACCCGCAGATTCGTATGAGGATTAAGATGCCGATCTTTGTTGCACGCGAATGGTATCGCCATACGATTGGATTTGCGCGGAATGAGGTGAGTCGCCGCTATGTCGATTCGGATCCTGAGTGCTGGGTTCCAACGGAGCTGCGTGAGCGCGACACGAATAAGAAGCAGGGGTCCAAGGAGAGTCTTATTACTGAAAATGAGGAGCTGACGGCTGAGATTCAGGCTTACACGGATATGTCACTTGCATTCTATAAGAAGATTCTGGATAAGAAGGTTGCTCCTGAGGTTGCACGCCTTGTCTTGCCGCAGTCAATGTACACGGAGTTTATTGAGACTGCATCGTTGGCGGCGTATGGGCGCCTGTGTGGTCTGCGCCTCGATCCGCATGCGCAGAAGGAGATTCGCGATTATGCGGAGGCTGTAAGTGAGCTGCTTGCTGATAAGTTTCCTGTCTCGTGGGCTGCTTTGACTTCATAACGTCGTGACTTAATTTTAAGGAAGTCACTACTTCCTTAAAATTAATGTCAGCGGCACCGCAGGTGCTGCTGCTGAGCGCTCGTCCTTTGGACGAGCTGTCCAACGACTAATTTATGTATCATCGTTACTCCTGATCACTATCAGGAATATCTGTAATCACCTTCTCTTTGACTGAGTCCCATCGCCCTTGATAAATACCCTTTGTTCCACCATCACGCTGTCGATCGTAGAGCTTATTTTTTGCAGAATCAAGATAATAGAGGTTGCTTCCATGCGTAAAAGGCTTGACAGAAACTTCAACGATGTCAGCGACTATCTCCTCTTCAGCAAGAATGGCAATAGGTGCAATAGGTGCAGAGGTTGCCTTGGGTGCTCGTTTAACACGCGGCTTCTTTTTCTCTACAGGTGCAGCAATAGCGACAGGTGCAGCCACAGGTGCAGCTACAGCGACAGCAATAGGCACAGCCACAGGTGCATCCTTCTTTTTTCGCGGAGCAGCCTTTTTCTTTACAGTGCCTGTCTCAACAGGAAGCTCAGGCGGCGCAGGTGCCTCAACTCCAGAAACAGCCTTCGCATGCATACCCTTTACTCTTACCATACTCTCATTAGAGAGAGAGAACTGTTTAGCCTTTTCCATAAAGTATGGACCAAAGGCCATATAGTTTTTACCTTCTCCTCGATCACGAATAGGCTCAGTTACGAGTCCCCAGAAGCACGCTGGACGATTCTTATTTAGAGAGGGTTTTGCCCTCTTTTCATAATGACTTGCACATACATCTTGTTCTGTAACTCGTAGTTGCGAACATCGGATAGGAAGATAGAATTTTGGTCCATTATTATCAAAACGGTCCATTTTCGAATCACTGATAGACCATGCAAGACATTGGTTGGCCATGATAGTGTAACATAGTTACACGTGTAGCGGTAGGGTCAAATTTAACGTCGTGACTTAATTTTAAGGAAGTCACTACTTCCTTAAAATTTATGTACCAACGTTATCCAGTAAAATTTGAAGCGGTTCACTCGTGCTTGGAATGTACGACAAAATGGCATTCTATTCTGTTATTCTGAATCTTGGAATCCTTGGTGCAGGTACCTTCATTAATCTTACGAATAAGAATTATGATGGCCTTGGCTTGATTGCAGCAGGCCTTTTCAACCTCTCATACATTCTTGTAAATGAGGTGAATACATTGGCAAAGCTCCACACGGATGCTGTGGAGAACGCATATCTTGACGCAGGTGGCGAGTATGATGAGGAAGAGGAAGAGGGTGAGGTTGATGAGGAGGAAGAGGAAGAGGGTGAGGTTGATGAGGAGGAAGAGGGTGAGGTTGATGAGGAGGAAGAGGGTGAGGTTGATGAGGAGGAAGAGGAAGATGATGATGACGATACAGAGGAGTATGTTGGTTCTGAGGAAAGTGAAGTTGTAGAAAAAGAAGAGGATAATGGGTATGTTCGCACCTTTGATTCTGAGAATAATCTTATTCATCTAAGTGCAACTCAGCCGATCCCTCCTCCTGCATCTGATATGCCTGGTATTGAAGATATGTCTTCTGAACCTGTGGCCGAACCTGTACCTGTTACCGAACCTGTTACCGAGCCTGTACCTGTGGCCGAACCTGTGCCTGTGGCCGAACCTGTGCCTGTGGCCGAGAATCCTGTACTGCCACCGCCCGCTGTACTACCGCCTCCGCCGCCCCCACCTCCATTTGTTCCTACGAAGCCACCGCCGCCTCCCGCCGCGCCGCGTAAGGTAAAGAGGGACGATGCATCATTTGAAATCTAATAAATATCAAGTGTTCGAGCACTCGGATCCGTTGCAGTTGTCCATCGCGGCATCCAGAAGTGCGGAATTGCAAGTTGGCTTGCAAACTTTCCAAAGAGGGCTTCAAAATGATACCGATAATAATACTGCTCCTTGGTTGTAGGAGTTAAATACGTATAAGCAAAAGCAGCACGTTCAGAAAAGTTGTCAGGAACATACTCTTCTACTTTTTCTTGTACAATCTCATACCAACTTTTTTCACCTGATACGCCGTCACTAAATGCCTCCTTCCGTCTCCACAAAACCTCATGCGGCAACGTTACACCGTCATCAAATGCACGCCGCAAAAGCCACTTCTCAGGCTTCTCACCACGAATAGGGCGCAACCACTCTGTACAGACAGAACGTGCAACCGCAACAAACTGCTTATCGAGAAAAGGCGTCCGCGGCTCGAGTCCATGGGAAGAGATGCTCCTATCCGACCTCAAGACATCAAAATGATGAATCTCATGAAGAAGGCGTGTCACTTCCTCTTCATATGCAGAATCAGAAGGCGCATTGTTAAAGTAGAGATACGATCCAAAAATCTCATCACTACCATCACCATTAAAGACAACTTTGCAATCGCTTCTACGTGCAACCTCGCGAGCGACAAGCCAATTTCCAACACTTGCACGCACAGTTGTTGTATCATAACTCTCAATTGCATTAATTACAGTAGGGATTACGGAGAAGAAATCTTGAGGTTTAAGAACAATTTCGTGGTGATCCGATCCGATCCAATCGGCAACTTTTCTGGCATGGGCAAGATCACTTGATCCAGCCATGCCGATACTGAATGTCTTAAGAGGCTCTTTTCCATTTTCCCGCAGCTCCTTTGCAACGAGTGAAGCAATTAAGCTACTATCGACGCCACCAGACAGAAGTGCAGCAACAGGTCGCTCCATCATCATTCTCTTCTTCACGGCAGATTCGAGTGCTGTCCGAACAGCCTGGCAGGCCATCTCGAGGCTTCCCTCGCGACTGTAGAGTGGATTCTTCAGAAAAGGGATCGTGTGGTATTGTTCCTTCTTTACCAATTCACCTGTGTATTTATAGGTACTATAGTGACCAGGGGGAAAATGGTGAATTGCCTGTGTAAGAGTTACAAGAGACTTCAATTCACTTCCAGCAGCAATTCCGCAGATATAGACTTCCTGGGATGTAGGAGTAGATCCATAACGAATCGACATACGCTGAGCAAAATAGAGTGGCCGAACACCATAAGGATCCCGCGCAAGTGTGACTGTCTGTAGAAGGGTATCCACGATCGCAATGGAAAAGACACCGTCTAACATCCGAAAAAAAGCAGCAGGTGTCTCTGCAAACTTCGTATAGAGTTCTCCAAGGACTTCACAATCACTTCCCGATTCAACCGAAATTCCATAGTCGTCAGCAAGCTTTCTCCAATTGTAGATTTCACCATTGCACATCCAATGGAAGCGACCATTTGTCATAGGCTGCATACCAGCCTCATTGAGCCCATTGATCGCAAGACGTGTAAAACCAAGGATCACATTTCCAGAAAGATCAACACGACGAGTTCCTTCAGGACCGCGACCCTTGAGGCTCGCTATATGCAGATTCGGATTTACAATCTGTTCTAAGCATGGACCGGTAAGGAGCCAGATCCCACACATCTTCTAGAAAGAATACTAGACTAGTTTAGATGGACGCAAGCGACGTGTTAAGAAAACTTCGTTCGCAGACAACGTTTGAGTATTACAAACAGAAGATTGCAATTACACAGCCTCTTGTGAATCTGAGCACATGTGGTGCTGTAAGTAGTATAAAGATCGTATATCCGACATATGAACAAAGAAATCTGGTTACACTTGGTAAGTTCTATGCAAATTCCTGCAGCACGGTGGGCGCTGCAGGGACAAGTATTGAGCCGATCCAGGGCAGCGGAAATACATCCTATAGACCTAATCTACAGAGGTATGATGCCCCTGTTATTTAATTACTAATAATAGAAACATGGTAGGAAAGACACGCAAAAACAGGAAAGGTCCTTCCGAATCTGCAACGGAGTTTCCTGAAGGGACAATACAGCGAGGCCTCGACAAACAGGATTGGGTTGTCAAAAAGACTGCATCAGGGGTTCATCGGTGGATACCGAGTCTATCTGCAGAACTTTTCGGTTATAAGCGCTTAACAGTTGATCACTTAGCGAAGAATATCGGAAAGAAGATAACAATCTATGAGCGTGAATATTGTTCAACGTGGCCACCAGGAGGAGTATGTCCTCTTTTGCGGATAAAATTTACTCCAACGGGGGATGCACAACTTCTGAATGCTAAGGAACCGTATGAAAATTGGTTAAAGACCCGCAGCCCACCGATCAAAAACAATACGATGTTTATGATTAATGGGGACCCATCAGGATATTTTGATAAACTCCAAGTAGATTCTGTCAATAAGACACTTGTCAGTAGCCGTGTCATGAATACGGAGGCATTTGTAAAGGTGTAACCTCTTTACCGTTGATACTTAAAATTAAGAAAAACTCTTTGAGTTTTTCTTAATTTTAATGTATCAACAAATTAGTCGTATGACATTAATTTTAAGGAAGTAGTGACTTCCTTAAAATTAAGTCACGACGTTAGTTGCGTTTGCGCGTCCCATTCGAAATCTTTGTTAGATATTTTTGCGAAGATAAGTATAGTATTTTACCGTTCTTATTTTTTCCATTTTCATAGACTGCATTCCCCTTTCTTGTAAAACCAAGTTTATTATAATAGTTAAACAATTTCTTTGCTTTATTTCTATTTTTAGTATTATTTCTCCCTTTAGCATTTACATCGGGTAGTGCTTCAAATGCAATATAATCATATTCTAAATCACGCGCGATACATGTAACTAAATAGAGCAATTTCTTACCAATACCTTTTTCATTTTCATATGATTTTATGTATTCAATCGTTAGTATAGTATCATCTTTAGTATCCTTTTTAAATGTAATATATCCTAAAGGTTTCTTCCTTTTATATAAAGTAAGTGTTGTTAAATTATATAGAGTTATATAACTATTACTATTTACACTATTATTATTATTAGTAGTATTACTAATATTACTATTAATTATACTACTATTTATAGCTTCCTTAAACTTATTAATATCATCAAAAACAAAAATATCATCTTCATTACCATTTTCTATAATAATATCATAACTAGAAGTATCACACTCAGATACAGGAAAAGACATCCACCTGTTAAAGGAGAATATAAACAATCTACTCTGCAATAACCAGATGGAGAAGACGAAGTTCGACCGTGTAAAGGAGACTATCAGGCTTCTAAAAGCACTCCAAGGTGCAGGAATATCGGATTCAAATGGCGGCTACGAAGAAATCAAGGAGAAGCTCGATCTGTGGATTGAGACAGGCGAGGCGGCCGAGTACGAGATTCCGCTCAGGACATATAGGCGGAAGGCGATTCTAACACTCCCCAAAACCGCGGATCGGGCAGCAGAGATTATCCTACGAGCTGTTTAACAGCCGCGCTTCTTAGTTTTATTACTTCTCTTCATCTTTCGCCTTCTAGTCATCTTTCTTCTTCCACCGCTAGAAACACATTTTGCTAGGACCGCTTTTACAGCCTCATCTGTTGCTACCTCTATAGCAGTCTTACCATATGAATCTTTAATTGTATAATCTGCTCCATTTTCACAAAGTATTGTAACAGCTTTTATGTCATTATTTTCAGCTGCTTGGAGCAGTGGAGTATTTCCTGTAAGCTCCTCAACTACATTTAGATCTGCACCTTTTATCTTACATAAATAATCCAATATTTTATATGCTTTGTAACGAGTTGCAAGAAAAATTGCAGTTTGCTCACCGTCTCCTTTAATATTTACATGAGCCCCATTATCTATAAGAAGCTCTGCATCCTCAACAGTTCCTCTCTCGCAGACTAACATAAGAGGAGTTTCTTTTTCATTATTTAGTATATTGGGATTTGCACCTCGTTTGAGAAGATCCTCTACGAATGGCCGCAACCTAGGATATCCTACTAACATATGCAATTGAGAATTATGAGGAGGTGTTGTATCATCTACTGTATTGATTTTTATTACTTTATGGCCTTTTTCATCAATATTTAAGAAATCGTAAATGAATGAGATATTTGCAAAGTCTTCATCTAATATATCATCTGAGATAAATGCAGCATATTCAGAAATATGAATTGGGTCATTTTCACGTTCTTTAAAAAAACGTTTTATAAAAGGAGTTTCTATTTTTTTAACATCCCCTGTCCAAAATCTCTTTTGCTTTGGAGCGGCAGATGCAGACATTCCTATAGAATCGGAACATAATAATTCTATAACGACGTTACGGTTTCCATGCCAAATTAAAATTAAGTACCAACGATAATAGATGTTGAGGTCTGGGGTGACAAATGAAGGCGCCCTCTATGAACTCGTAGCCCGAGGAAACAAAGACACCTATTTTCTCAAAGACGATTTTTCAGCGGTCAGCCCATTCGACATGAGATATAAACAGACGCCTGCACATGTGCATGAAAGACGCAGAATCCCTCCACTGAATTCTGGAGATTTCGGTCGTACGTGTGAGTGGGAATTCGAAGTTGCAGGCGACATCGTTACAGATCCGACAATTTTGATCGATCTTCCTTCGTGGCTTCCTCCGCACATTGCAGCCCAGAACAAAAAAACCGTAATCACGGATCTATCGGGGCAGTCGCACGGATATACAAACGGAGTCGCCTATTTCCTTTTCAGTAAAATCCAGATCTACGTCGATCAGATTCTTCTACAAGAGTTCAGTGGCGACGCTCTTTTCGGGACAACCCGTTCGCGCGGATCCCTCAATTCCGCCTTTCTCGATAATGTGGTAACGGGGACACACAAAGGCACCCAACTCGATATACAGCATAATGCGACGCCCGGTCAAATGCGCCTCCGCCTCCCATTTGTAGGATGTCAGCATCCTGATGATGGGGGCTTTCCATCTGTGTCGGCCCGCCAGCAGACCTACAAGTTACGTGCAACGTTGCGGAAACTTGAAGATCTCGTGGAGGCATCGGATGGACGCTCGAAGCCTATTCCGTGGGAGACAACGATGTTTATGGGAAAGGAGAAGACACCTTTTCAGACACTCTCACGCACAGCAATAGGGCAGCCGACGCTACAATTGGAGACACGTCATATCTATGTGGATTCTGAGTCAAAGCAGAGGCTGCTTGATTCAGAACTCGAGATCCCGTATTCGCGACTCTATGAGAATACATTTACATATGGCGCAACAGATTATGCACCTCTTAAGAGGAATTCAGTTGCAACGGCAACAAGGAGAATTGATGCAGTGCATCCAGCGTCGAAGATTGTTTTCTGGGGTCATACGCAAGCATCTCTACAAGCAAACCAATACGCAAAGGTTATAGCTCCCACGGCAACGGGTGAATACTATAATAATATTGCACTCTACGTCGCAGGAAGAGACAGAGAGAGCATATTTCCTCCTCTTATCTGGAATAAAATACAGACACATGCGAAAGAGGAAAGAGATGCGGGGCCAGGATATGGATTTATGAATTGGGAGCTAGGGGATATTCGTGGTCGAGAAGTTCCATTTGCAAGACAGCCAGAAGGCACTGTAAATTTCAGCAGTGCAGATAGGCCGACACTCTATATTGATTTAGCTGCACATGCGAGTCAGAATCTACAGCTTACTGCAGTTGTTGATACGTGGGCAGTTTTCCAAACGGCAAAAGGACGTGCAGGACTGAAATATGGTAATTAAATTTGACGGAGTTGTTGTTTATAGTATAGCGTACCATGGAGGATCCAGTCAAGATCTGCCTTATCCCGCGAAGGCTTGTCATGACGTATGACAATTGTTTCTACTGTGATGAATCAGATGCAGATTGGGAGGAATGTTTTAAGTTCTTTGGTTTGAAGCATTGTGATCGGCACAAGGCGGCAGCAATTCGTGATTGCAAGGCTTATCTCCATAAGGAGAAGTTGGTAAATTTCAAGCATGCATTTGCGCATCCAATTCTAGGTGAGTTTCTTCGTGCGTTGAGTGAGAAGACATTTCCAGTCCGCCGCTCAAATGGCGAAATGCAAGAGGGATGGAAGCTACAAAAGAAGTCATTTGACGGTGAAAAGCTATTTATGTGTCTTGAAGGCGAGTGGATGGTTCCTGTAGAGGGTGTCAATCTAATTACAAAATATACACCTATTGAAAATTTCAGGACGATTGTTTCTTCAGATCTCGTCGATAAGGTACTCTTTACTCTTATCGACGGGATCTATTCAAAGGAATACGAGGAGGTTTGTATTCTCGAGAGCATTGGATCACAGGAAACAGTTCCAGAACTTCCTGGTGTTGCAAATATACTTGTAGATGGAGAGGAACACCGTGTTCTTATTGATCGTCTCCCTAATATCCGAATTCCTCCAAATGAGGAGGGTGCGACAGATCCATCTTAACGGCGTCGTGAATTATTAGTACTCGACGTATTAAGTACTAATGCATAAAAGGGGTAATAGAATTCAGCAAAGATAAAATTAACAAATGCCCAAGGGAGGGAATGATATTTTGCGTAGGATAGACTTGCGGCGCCATAATGAAATAAAATAAAGTAAATTACGAAGAATACAATAATAAAGATAAGTGTTGTAGGATTTACATCTGGCGGCGCCGCATCACTCTTTGAATTAGCCATTTCTATTAGTACTACTTAAAATTAACTACCAACAGTAGAAAAGAATGTCAGGCTATCTGTATTGTTTTTCAAATCCAATTTACCCCGATTATTTATATGTGAGTGCTTCAACAAAGAAACCAAATGAGAGAGCAGATGACCTCTATACAGAAGGAGTTCTTTACCCATTCAAGGTTGAATTTGCAAAGCAGGTTCCTTCACTTGAGGGAAAGCTGGTAACTCTTCACAAACTTCTTTCAAAAATGGGCGAACGCGTGACACCCAAACGCGATTTTTTTAAGACAGATACGGAAACAGTGCAGTCTCTTTTCGACCTCGTAGATGGTGTTCAGTGGGCGCCTACTGAAATCTCAGAAGGTGCATGGCTGGCGCTCGTAGATAAGGTGAAAATCATTGTGAAGCAGGAGAATCCAAAGGCGAATGAATTTCAGATCAATCAACTTAAGATGAAAATTGCGGGCAGTTTAAAAGGGCAATATGGGGAGAACGTTGAACCGACACTCGAGATGGTTCGCATTGCCATGGATGCTCTTTAATAAGCGAAGAGCAGACCTGCCCTCCCCCCATAGATCCTTAGAACATTATAGGTTTCAGCCCATACATACACGTTATACCGTGGAACATCGGTTGGATTAATAGATCCACGGTTCGGATGAAACTCGAGTGCAAGTTCAATATGTGAAAACTTATCAAGATTTGCTTCTCCTGTAGGCAAAGAAGGCGGCATATGGCCATTTCGGAAACCAAATCCGAGAGTATAGAAATACCGATTCACCCATGGTGACTTCCGCATTTCTAGAGACGGGATTAAGCTGCGAAACATACTTGGTGCATCTGTCCAATAGCGGACGAGTTTTCCTTCATAGACGAGAGCAATTTGTGAGAGTGGCTCAGATTCACGTGTTGAGAATGCCGATTTAGAATAGGAAACAGCATCGGGCCACCAGAGAGTTGTACTCCCAACTTCAGAAAGATCACGTGTTGCGAGGAAAGGTGCATTGAGGGTTCCAGCTTCGCGGCGGTTGCAATAGAAGAAAAGCGCTCTCGTAGGATTCGGAACTTTTATAGGGATCTGAATCTTCGGAGCCGCTTGGGTATCCACTGGTTGGAATGGATAGTGTTGGACAACAGGAACACGGATATCTGCAACACGGAAACGATTGGCTTCAGGACGATCAAGATAGATATATTCGGCGATGACATATGTGTCTCCAAGAGGAAACGATGCAGGCATCTGGATACCAGGTATAGCACTCATACGTTCCTTGAATCCGACAATAAGTTTTCCATTGACAGTGTCAGTGTAATAGAACGGAGAGTTTGTAATTGTAGAATATGTTCCACCTGCACATCTGATTTCCCTCTTTTCTACAATAGATCCATTTTGGAGTGTCGTTTCAGTTGTATCGGCACTTATTACATTTCCTTCTTGAGTGGATGATACATATAGATTATCTATACTCTGAAAGCCTATGCGGAGGAGAACCTTATCGGCCTGGATTGCATCAATGGGCAGATAGGCGCCAGGATCTCCACAGGAAAACCAGAAAGGAAGCGGCGTGACGGCTACGCTAATTCCGTCGTCGATACCAAAGCATCCAACACTGAATCCATTTTCTTTTCTGGGCAGGAGTGAATTCATCGAAGACACCTTTTCAAGGGGCGTATAGAACTCATCCATGACTTCTAGAAGACGTCCGTCAAGGCGATCAATGCGTGCGCCGCCAATTTCGATCGATGCATCTTGGATAAGTGCATGACCGAGGGAATTTGTCCAGCCGAATGTGGGGCCAGCGAATGACTTTCCAGAATTCACAGAAAATTGCCTTGCATTCTTCTGCGGAGTTCCAATATCAGGCATGGTGGTGACAAGATAGAGTCGCGAAACGAGGTGACCTTTTTTTGGAATAGATAAAGTTGCAACATTTCCGAGTGTGGGGATCGTATCAAAATCAAGGCGAACAAATGCAGTCGTAAATCGTCCAGCGCGGATGAGGACTTTTTGGAACAGTTCGATTTGCGGATTTCCTTTTGGTGGAAGAAGACGTAGATCTTGAATTCCACTATGAAGCACACGGAGCAACGATGCAACCATCTCTTTTGTATAAGTATCTTTTTCTCTTAGATGCTACCTAACGACGTTATGTAAAATTGACCCAGAAAGATAGGCCTCAAATAGGTACGCGCATGTCGCTAGGACAATACTTCACGATTTCAGATGAACTGCAACAATTCGTGTTTGAAAAGGTTCAGAACAAGGGTGCAGTTCTTCTTGAACCGTCCTTTGGTGCTGGTCACCTCATGAAGAAGTTTCTCGACTATGATCCAGAGTATCCAGCGGTCCTCATTGAGATTGATTCTACATTGAAGCCTGTTGTATCCTTTACAGATGAGCAAAAAGTTATCTATGCAGATTTCTTGGTAGAAGATCTAGGGCAACGCTTCATGACGATTATAGGAAACCCACCGTATGTAAAGACGCGCGGCCAGGGTGCAAATCTGTATATCAAGTTCATTGACAAGTGTTTCTCTCTTCTAGATACAAATGGGGAGCTAATCTTCATTGTACCGAGCGACTTCATCAAGCTAACGTCGGCAGGAAATCTGATTGAGAGGATGGTGGCGGCAGGATCTTTTACGGACTTCTTCTATCCAGGGAAAGAGGGTCTATTTAGTGGGGCATCAGTGGATGTTATGGTTTTCCGTTACCAGAAAGATCTGAACACAGCGGTGGCCACAGTAAATGGTGTAGAGAAGGGCTATACTGTTAGAAATGGAATCCTCTCCTTTACATCTGCTGTACCTTCTTCTGTTGCCCTTAATACACTCTTTGATGTGTATGTAGGAATTGTATCGGGACGTGATGAAGTTTATAGGCAGCCATTTGGGAATGTTGAAGTTTTAATGGACAAGGGAAGGAAGGAGAAGTTTATAGTCACCAGGAAGTTTCCAACAGGCAATAAACAGATCGACCAGCATTTGCAGGCGGCAAAGGCGGAACTTCTTGGAAGGAAGATCAGGACATTCACGGAAACGAATTGGTTTGAATGGGGAGCTCTGAGAAATATTGCAACAATTCGGGCTGAAGTGGATCGTCCTTGTATCTATGTGCGGAACATCACGCGGAACAAGGAAGTTGCATTTGAAGGCCTTGTGCAGATGTTTGGCGGCGGCCTCTTGTGCATGATTCCGCGCCCAACGACGAGCGTTGAACAAATAAAAAAGACGGTTGTGTTTCTGAACAGTGACTCTTTCCAGAAAGAGTATATCTATGCAGGTCGTTTTAAGATTGGGCAGAAGCAGTTATGCAATGTTCTTATTTAACGGTGGCGGCGACCTTCCGCGCCGCGAGGCGAATCTCCCACGGCTTCCCCTTTTTTTCATAGTACTCGTCGAGCTTGCTGATCAAGAGGGCAATATACTCCTTGCTTGTCCTGGAAACACGACTGGAAGGAAATGTAATCTGGAGAGGATTGCTAGGGTTCGTGCTGATGCAGTCGGCGGGGAGCTCATCCATTGTTCCAATCCAACACTTCTTCGTCTCCTTACTGATGAGAACAAGGCCGTATAAGCTCGGCTCGAAGGTATCATATCCCTTCGACTCGAGATCATTCATGATCCTCGCGATGGCATTATGGTCGCGACAGGGCCGCTGGAACGTATATCCAATGAGCTTCGTTGGACCACACGAGTTACTACCAGATGTTGTAGAGTCAGAGATGACCTTAATATTGCATGGCACAGCCACTGCTCCAGCAATACCGAAATCGCCAAATTCGCGATTATCGTCACTCTTCTTTACTAGAAGACCAGCAAGGTCAGGATGTCCATGCAGATAATTGGCGACGACATCTTCATCTTCGATGGAATTGAGGCGTCCATCATTGCGCTTCTTTGAGAATTCAAACCATGTAGGATGTTCAAGGATAGCCTTCTCGATCTTGCTAAGAGTTGTGCGAATATGGGCGAGCATTTTTAGCGGTATAGTGTTTATGAGGAAGCAGCCCATTTCAATTTTTTATTGTATCAACGGTAGAATCTAAACTCGCGACTCTTTATATTACAGATGATTGATCCACTACTTTATTTTCCAATAGGCATGTTTATAAATTACCATTGCATGTCATATATACTTCCTCTGTATTCTTTTTTCACGGCTCTAGAAGAACGGAGAAAAACAGAATTCATTTCACGGATAAACAGTACTCTTTTCCAATTATTTATGTGTGGCAGCTATTTTTATATAAAGACAGATGAAGATATTATAACTCTCTATCGTATAGGCACAGGATACCTAATATTTGATTTGTCCTTTGTACAAACGATTACAATGCATATCCATCATATAGTTTGTATATTAATCTATATTTATGGATTACCTGCTTCAACAGCTACAGATCGTTTGTTTATGTATAGAACAATAGTTACATTAGAAGCATCACCTATAGTGATTACACTTTGTTGGATGTTAGAAACATTTCAATATCCAAAGAATGCACTTCATAAAGCAGTTCAGATATTCTCTTTTCTCTATTGGTCTTCTTTGCGGATGATTGCATTTCCCTATTTATTTTTCACGGAAGGAAGTACTACCATGCAACTTTTTGTATCTCCTTTATTTATATTGAATACCTATTGGTTTTATCTTCTAATTAAAAAGATCAAATAATGTCATTAACGATCTAATAGCGGTTCCTTAGTCCCCTCTTGTTTGGGTGCCCCTGTAGAAGGTAATTCAATTGACCCTTCATCAATAAAGGTACCATCTTTTATTGATTGAATATCCTTAAGGAGATGTTTAGAGATAGAGTTATTTGTTTTTTCAAATACATTAATGAGACTTGCTAGAATATTAATTCCTACACCGACCCAGATAAGCTCTTTCATATCATAGCCTGCAGCAATAGTGGTCGTGAGGATTCCAGCGGATTGGACAATGTGGAAAAGATAGACAAGGGTAAGATTACAAGAATTAAGACACTTTCTTCTATTCATAGAGTGTTTCAAGTCTTCCAATTTATTTTGCTCGAACAGATTCTTTATTTCGATAGTATTATCGATAATTGACATTCTACTAGGTAGTGCGAATTGTCAGAGTCGCTTGGGAAGGGCGGCGTTCCTTTTCTATAGTGGAAGGGCGCCGCTCCTTTTCTTGCGCAAGGGGAAGTTTTACTGGTAGCTTTGTAATGGGTAGTTTTACACTGGAGAGCTGTCCAAGGGGTAACTGACTAAGGGGTAACTGTCCAAGAGGTAATTTATTCATAAACTGCCGTGATCGTGTAACTCCGCAGACGCATGAGATGCAAAAAAAGACAACACTTAAAACAATTGCAGCTATTTCACCCGCTCCAATTGTCGTAGTATCAACTTCCTTTACGATAATATAGGTTACATTTCCAGGAATCCTTGTAGCTGTAGAGGTCATAGTGGATGTAGCTGTTGCTGTAGCACTTGTTGTCGCTGTAGAGCTCATAGTCGCAGAAGGGCTAACAGATCCAGTAGGGCTCATAGTTGCAGAAGGGCTTACACTCGGACTTATAGTAGCACTCGTGCTTAAAGTTACAGACGCAGAAGCACTTGCACTCGTGCTCAAAGTTGCAGATGCAGAAGCACTTGCACTTGCACTTGCACTTGCACTTGCACTTGCACTTGCACTTGCACTTGCACTTGCACTCGCAGAAGCACTTGCAGTAGGAACTGAAGCAACTCCTACAGTGCAATAGAAGGTTTCCTGTGTTGAGAATTGTCCATTTTCGATCACGCAGCCATAACCAGGACCCTTGAGATAGCATGTATTTGCATTCACAATATCCCAAGAAGCAAGGGTTGAACAGATTGCTCCTACATTTGCCTGAATATACGAGCAGTCGGGAATACTAAGACCAGAAGGTGCTCCTGATGTGGTATGAACGAGAGATCCAAGAGAGGTGCATTGATTTTGCGCCGACGCTGCAATCGAGAGCAAAGAAATAATCGCAAGGCGTAACATTGTTTCTACCGTTGGTACAATAAATTATGTTGCACGCTGGGAGCTATGAGCTTAACAAGCAGATCTGTGATGAGTTACAAATAAAAATTGAAAATAGTAGTCATTACATAATAACCCTACAATGGAACCAAAAAAGCGCCGCACGTTCAAGACGTCGTATTCGATTTTCAAGACAGCAGATGGAAAGTACAAGATTACCTTTTCAGGAGATGCAGAAAACCCGCCACCTTCGTATGCATATTGGCAAGGCGAAGGTAAGTTTCTCCAGACTGCAAAATTCTCTACACCAGGAATGGCGCAATTATTCAGGCACAACCATTTGCATGTAACAGATAAGACGGCGCTAGGGATGCGTGCGTATGCAGATTCAGGTGTATTTGAATACGGGAGAGTTACAGAGTATCCACTGGAACCTTAAATTTATTGTACCAACGACGTTAGAATCATCGCTTCCCTTTACTATAGCGTGTCCCTTTACGACTCTTACGTAAGCGCCGTGTTTTTCTGCGACCACCATCGAGATTCGCATTAGTAAATTCATGTGCATTTGCATTACGTTCATTAATTTCATATCCTTTATCACTAATAGCTTTTGCTATCATATCAAATTGTTCTTGATATTCGGGATTTTTGCCTAACATTGTGGCAAAGTCATATGCTGTATAACCTTGTCTATTCCTAATTTTAAGATTAGCACCTTTCTCAATTAAGTACATAGCAATTTTATATCTAGGTGCACCATAATAACATGAAATTATAAGAGGAGTATTACCATACCTATCTATACTATTAATATCAGCACCTAGTCGAACAAGAAGTCTTACTAGTTTATATGCTTCATCTCCTAAATTCCCTGCTGCTACATTAAGAGGTATTTCGCCATTTTCATTATAATTAACATCTGCTCCTTTCTCAATACATTTCATTGCGTCTTTAAATCTAAATATTTTAATATTATATAACATTTTTTTACTAAGATTTGTTGTTTCTTCTTTTGAAATTGCAACATATGATTCTAAACTACGCTTAATTATATCATTTTCTATATCATTTTCTTCAACCTTTTTCTTAATAATTTTTGCTATGTTAGCATTTCTTAAAAATGGCGGTGTATTTGGCCTTGGCATTATACTATTAGATAATAAATTATTTTATCTAACGTTTGTACAATAAAATTAAGTCACCCATCGATAGAAAGGATTCACAAAAGGATGCAACCAATTACAAACCCATACATAGAAGCAAATGCAGAGTATATGCATGAACAGGCAATTATGCGCCAATACGCGCACAAGATTACTATATTTGGGATCTATATGATTAGATATAATCCAAAGGACTATGAAGCGGTGGAAACATTTTGTAAGAAATATCATATTGATTACAAAATGACCGAATTAACTCCAGGTATTGAAGAAGACTGTGAATATGTAACACGGCTCCCTGCGTTCCATATTTACATTGATGAGGAGTATGAAAAAACATTCTTCAAGGAGGAGTCTCTTTCGGAGATCCTCGTAAGCCTGTTTTCAAAAAAAAAGAAGCAACCTCGCCCCCTCTTCACATGGTGGCCTTTTCCAAAGATCCAGTGGAAGAAGAGGGTATTACATGATGTTATCTCTAACGAATAACATAGTGAGCCATAAATGCTCCAATAATACCATTATAGATATGGATTAGCATATGCCAGCGGGAAGCCCTTGCAGGATCAGGGTCAAAACAGAAACATTTTTTCTGGTATCCTACGTGATAAAGAACATAGGGGAGACCAATATAGGAAGAAAGCGGTATCAAAGAATAGACTGAACTGCGTGCAGCAGTATGGAATGCAACTCCAACGGTTAAATAAGCGAAGAACTTATCTAAAGTCAATATAAACATATATCGCGGCTTTGTGGAATGCCATAGAATAGAAAAAAAGCAACAGAGGAATGCAATGGATGTCTGTACATATTCGCCTCTCATAATAAAAACAAAACCAGGAAACGATGTTACAATACTCGATGCTACGAGGTATGGATTTGGTTTAGTTTCGTAATCCATTTATTAAATAAAGTAATTTTGTTTTATGTGCCAAATCTTAACGTCGTGACTTAATTTTAAGGAAGTCACTACTTCCTTAAAATTAATGTCCAACGACTAATTTGATGATACAATAAATTTAAGGAAAACTCTTTGAGTTTTCCTTAAATTTAAGTATCATCGTTAATTAATCACCATCCACTGTACAGTATTTAGACAATTGACAGTGCCGACAACAATTTGGAAAGATCCATTTGTTATATTTTCAGCGCTGAGGAAGCCAACAGGACTCGTCTGCGATGCAAATGTTAAGAAGACTTTAGAAGTCACCTTGCATGCACTTGTGAAGACAGTTAAAACTGTATTCGGATGAACATTACCAGCTGCACCAGGCATAGTGGCAACTCCAACTGCAGCACTTGGAAAGACTAATGAGGCACTCGCAAGATTCACAGTCCCTGTACTGAGGTTGAGATCTCCATTCTGAATGGTAACGTTTGATCCGAAAACACCATAGCCTCCAGCAATGACGTCGCCACGGGTGTAGATAGGCGGCCCAAGATTAGAAAGTCCTGTTCGCGGGTCAATGCTATCAGGCAGATACACAGATTTATGCGAATTGTAGATTGCAAATTTCGGTGAATTCGGATCAATGAATCCAGTAAAAGCGCTGATTTCATCAAAGATAGAAACAAGCATTGTTGAGATTCCAGGATTCACGCCTGCATTAAGTTTCTTTCCCGTTTCGCGAAGAATGCGCCCAGCGGGGCAGTTTATCGCCGTAGCATTTGAAAGTGAAGAAAGTGTTCCTACGGTCGTAAATGTCTTATAATCAACGATTTTCGTATCACCAATATAAAAAGTATTAAGATTGGAGGTAAGCGTATATGAATACAGATCCCTATGGAAAGGTTCTGTAGTGATATAATGTATTGAAGGTGACTCTTTATAGTTACCTGCCATTCTTCCAGCGGGGAAGAATTTAATCTACCTCGATTGACTCATCTTCGATCCAATGCGCCACGGTATCGGCGTATGCATTATTATAGAACTTTACAGACTCAGATGCCTGTTCAAAGGTAAAGCAAAAGTCCCCATGACCTGTCTGACCATTCTTAAATACTTTCCATGCGATCCTGAACATTCTAAAGCCGTGTGTATTTTACCACATAAATAATTTATCAATTTTTTAATACAGGATGTCATGCCCACAATGTGCAGTGAATCCGCGAGCCCACAGTTTTATCAAAATTGGCCAGAAAGCTGATACAGGATACTGGTATACGGCAGCAGGAAAGGCAGAAGAACTTGTTAATACACCTGAAAAGTTCGGTTTCTTCAGACTCCATATGAGTGAAGCAAAACAGGATCCTCATTGGATCTGGATTTTTGATTGCGAGGGAATGACATCACGGCATACGTCTTCGATTGGTTTCATGAAACGCCTTGTTGGGTCCTTATCAAATGAGCATGCAATTTTATTAAAAGAGATATGGGTTGTTCATCCGAATATGTTTATGCGTGCAGCAATAGTCCTCCTTTCACCCTTTATGAATAAACATCTTGTAAGCAAGATAAAATTCATTGAGAGTACATCAGATATTGAATTTGTTTATCATTTAACAGGCGTACATGTTTTTTCAAGCCCGTGGAAATCTCGTGTGTGAGATCTTCGATATCCTTTGTATTATACTCTTCATAAACAAATAAGAATAAGTGGATCTGGAATTGTGTAAATAGGTGATATCCAGCGTGCCATAATTCCGCGGTCCATGGATCTTTGCTCCATACCGCAACTTTATAGTAACCAGTCACTGCGAAGAAGATAGGGTTGAAGATGTGAAATGCAAGAAGTATTTTATAATACTTTGGGCTAACATATGTTCTGTGGCCTTCGCAGAGGCCAGCTAAGAAAAGAAAAATACATGCGAGGATGTCATATTCAAAAATGGGGCGCTGGGTTCTAACTTCATAGGGGAAGTCAAACTTCGTAAAGTGGTAAAGGAGGCTCGTTGTATAGACGCCCAAACCAGCGGCCATTAGAAGATGATTTTGTTTGATAAATCCATGCCATATATTTCCAAGCATGAGGAGTGTTGTAATCTGTGTCGGCTGTAATGGCATTACTAGTATTAATATTCAGTAGTTTAAGCTATCGTTACTTTCTTAAAATTAAGTACCAACGTTAGAACCTATGCTTGCATCAATTTTGATTACCCTATTTGGTCTTACGAGCGCATCGTACGAAGGCGCGGGTGTTCAGCTATTCCGCGGCGGCACAGAGGTTCTTCTTGTTCAGGGGATGAAATCGGGGAAATGGGGATTCCCGAAAGGTCACCGCGAACTTGGAGATATGACGTGGAAGGAAACTGCAATCCGCGAAGTCATAGAAGAAACAGGGTATGTTTATGGAATCCACTATAGACTCTGTGAGGAAGAGGAAACCGCGAGGTGGGGATCAAGGATCTATTGGCGCGGTTATATGATATGTGACGACCCACCGCGCCACAATGTAACGGAACACAGGGGGCTGAAGTGGTTTCCGAAGGATGTTGTACAAGATCTAAAAATTACACGTGATGTGGAGGAGTGGGTTACATTTGATTATTCTCTCTGTTCAAAATAGAAATGGTTGCAAGGACACTCAAGAATAAGACAAACTGCAAGCGGAAGCCGTGGAACACGCGTCGTGTAGCACGTAGTCCGCTAAAGACACTGAAGCGTGCGAAGCAAACACTGAAAAACTACAAACAAGGCAAATCCATCGGTTTTACGGCCACTAGCAGCTTAAAATCCATGGGTATTCTTCCTCGTGTATCAGGATGCCATATACTGGGGGATAAATACCGCTTAAACTAGAATCGCAAAATATAAGTAATGGAGTCTCTGATTACACGCCATGAGTCACGATATGGGCATATTCATAAAACCCTCGGTCTTCTTGCACTTGTACATTATATCTACAGATTCTACAATTTCATGGCGTATGGGAGCATGTTGTTTGAGTCTTCGGTATGGCTTCCTATTGTAGTACATGCAGTCTTATCTGGAACGTCACTTATTTTCTACATCCCTTCCATTCGCTCAGAGAAGGCTCCAATGATCTGGCCTGAGTTCCGTGCCCACAGTATTCTCTTTGCGTATCGTTCTCTTACTGCAATGGCGCTTACACAGCTGGCAATCTCGAATCCTGCAACAAGGGCTGCAACGATTCTAACAACAATTGTTCTTGCTGACACTGCAACTAGTTATTTTAAGATGGAGGGCGTAACAACAATGCGTGACATGCCATTTCCAGATTGGGTATCAGAAACTGCCAGGACCCGTCTGAATTATTTCTATTCAATCAGCCAAGTCCTTGCAACGACTACACTTCTCTTTTCTCCTTCCATGGAGCGGGCGCTAATGATTCTCTTTCCTATCCAAATTGCGGCATTTCTGATGACGCTTGTCAGGAAGAAGCTAATTAATCCTTTTCACTGGCACTTCTATTATGCGATCTCCCTTCTTCTGAATTATGTACATGGTGGTCTAATTCAGACAGAATCAATGCCGCCTCTTTTCTATGTATGCAGTGTTATCTTTTGTTTCCTCCGTTTCGGCTTCAGGATGAATAAGTATGTCCTCTGGACAAGTATTTGCACTGTCTATCTATTTACAGAGTGTCAGGGATCACCTCAGTGTTTCAAGTATCTAGAGGGTCCGCATGAACTTTAAACAATCATGGTACAAATGCAGATATAGTATTAGCTAAATGTGCAGCTATATGTGCAGCTACAAGTGAAGCCATATGATCATCCTTATTAATAGTACGTAATAGTCTATGACTAGAAAGACGAGGTGGTTTGAATAATTGAATTAATTTTTCTTTTGTTACAAGAAATCCAAAAGATATAGTTATACGGGGAAGAGTAGAATTATTTACTGTAGAATAATGCATATCAATGCCAGATCGAGAAAGTGCATAAACTCCATTTGAGAAATCAACAGGGAACCCTCCATAGAATACTTTAAAATCATCAGATGGGTGTTGAATACATACATTAAATCTTATATGAAAAAGGGTATCGTGATTTGGATCTGTATGATGGTGAATATATCCTTTAGTGAGAATCATTGAAATAAAATCTTGAAATGTAGGTTCTTGAATACAATTTTCTAACCCCTCTCTCTTAATAATTCTTTGACGTAGATTCCATATAGATTGAGGTATAGTGGTATTATTAGTATCAAATTGATACATATTTCTAGAATTTGTTAAATCAAATAATAAATACTGGTTATCATTAATCCAGTCTAGAATTTCAATCCTCTCCTCTTCAGAAAGAATTTGCCCTCTGTTTTCCATTTCCTAACGGTAGTAGATATTAATCCTTAAATAATAGATTCGCAATTCCATTTTGAAGCCGTAACCAATTCAACCCAATGCAGAATACTTTGACTTCCCATTCGCAGCTCGTCTTAATTTCGAGTGTAAGTCTTAAATTCTGTACGCGAGAAGCATTGAGAGTTCCACTAGGTTGGTGTTCGCCAGGGTGGCGGGCAAATGGGTATCCATAGATAAAGTGGCTCCATGAGACATATCCACCCTTATGGGTTCGAGCAATCAAATCACGATAATAGTCTCCTTCTGCTTCACAAAGAGTAATACCATTTACTTGGAGGGTTGCAGAGACAAGGAGTGAATCAAAAGGATTATATTCAGGGTCATATTGTCTTTCTAAGACAGAACTGTAATTAGTCCATTCATTATTATCAGCACAGTCCTTTCTTCGGATGAACCAGATGATCTCTTCTAAGGGATGATTGGCTTCAAGGGGCAACTGTATTTTCACAGTATCTCCACTACCTTTTCCAATGGCATATTTCAGAGGTTCAGAAAACGTAAATGTCTGGACTTGGCGATGAAGGATCTCAAATGGTTGATTAAGCATTGCATCACGTACCTTTCCATCAATCATGGATCCATAGGTAATAAGGCGGAGACTTTTGAATCCAGGATCTGTAGTTACAGTATTAACATTTACAAGTGTATCGAAAGGAAATGTTGTATCCTTAAATGTAATTGTCTTTGCAAATGGATGTGTTTCACGAGAAAAGCGGTATCCACGAGCTTGGCGAACACATTCGTGGAAAGGGCGGAGTGTCACATGAATCCTTACACTTCCTTCTTTAATTGCAATCATAGGGAGTCCTTCACGGAGTCTCTGTCTCATGAAAAAGAAAGGGAGAATACAATGTAAGACTCCATCTTCCGTCGGAAAGAGTCGTCGCGGATTCCAGGTAAGAAGAGAGGGTATGCTTACACTTCCAAGATGATCCGTTGCAACACCAAATTGTGCATTCAGGTCGATGAAAACACATGAATAAGCATAGATAAAGTCACCGTCGAGTTCTTCTATTGTTTTTCCGTCGATTTCAAGTTCCGCCTTTTCGATAATTGAGGATCCAAGTGAATTAGAATAATACCATGCATTTTCTGTATCAGTATAGATATAGCGACCTGATTGAATATAGAGTTGTGTGGTTGTATCGAGCCAATGGTTGAGGCGAATTTGGACTGCACATCCTAGAAGCATGTCTCCACAGGGTACTGAGCCGATATCGAACGTAAAGCGCTGTCCGAATGCTGCAGGGCCACGGAAATTGAAGTCGGCAACAAAAGGAACGGCAGGGATTGTTCTACGTTCAGGGTCTCTCGAAAACCATGTCTTTTCTGTATTAAGGGGAAAGAGGTCATTATCTTGTCGTTCGCGGGGTGCGAGATCAAGAAGAGTTGTTATATCCCCTGCACTCATCTCTTTGGAAGCAGAGATTAGTTTTAGACTGGCACCCAGTTTTAGACTGGCACCCAGTTTTAGACTGGCACCCAGTTTTAGACTGGCACCCAGTTTTAGACTGGCACCCAGTTTTAGACTGGCACCCAATGCTATTTAAAAAAATCTACTCTTATCTATAGAGATGAATTTTGTTATAGTTATATCAAATGTATATAAAGATACAGGGAAGGATCCTATTTTTTCTCCAAATGATAGAATTGGTATGCTAACTTCAGAGATTGATACAATTCGGAAGAAGATACCTGACTCATATATAATTATAATGGAATCAATACCTCAAAGTAGTTATGAAAAAGAATATTTTAATTATGGTTCTAATTATGAAAAAAATATTATAGAAAAGATAGATAAATTATTTCCTTTTGGAACAAATAGTATAGGTAAATTAAATAATCTATACATGTATTTTTCATTGGCTATATCTACAAATACTATATCAAAAATAAAAACAATAACTGTTATATCAGAAGGTTTATCTTTAACAGAAAATTTTAGTTTTGATGAATGGCCTTTATCCAGTAATGTCATACAATATAAGAATGATACATTCAACCCTATATTCTATAGATTCCCTATAGCCTATTTATCTACATTTTATAAGAAATTGCAAGTAGCGATGAAAGGTGAAGGAACTATTGGAGACCTCTTTTTAAAACATGAGGTCTTTACTCTTGAGAATACGATTCACGATATCCCTAAATTAAACTTATCTGGATGGAATGATACAACAGGCGCCTATTTTGAAGTGTAACGGTAACGTCCTATACCAAATCCTGCAGCTAAGAAGAAGAGGAATTTAAAACAATTCTTATAATCCAAAGAAACAAGAAATTCAACGAGGAGCCACCCTATAACCCAGTAAAGTAGATGCAGAGGTAAGAAGATACCAAGTAAAAATATAATAGCAAGAAGAACCGATACATTCATATATGCAACTTTATACATCGTTTCAGAAAGGATCCACCCTAGGGGTATATTATCAGCTATATCAATTGTATTGAGAGCACTGATTAAAAGTGGTGGATATGTATCTGAAAGTGAAGAAGTTGTATGGTTGTTGCCAAGGGGGATAATTTCAGGATAGAGTCCATATGCCTTTGCCTTATATTTTTCTATCCATTTTATTAATTCATGATCAATGTGGCCATTAATAGGTTCATTTACTATCTTCTTCAGAAAAGAAGTTTTGTAGATTATAGCATGTGCGCCGACTGATCCCCCCACTTCTTTAATCTCTTTATCGTGATCTTTTGGAACCTTTTGTAATACAAGGCGATTGCTAAGTTTAGAAGAGAGTGACTCGTCATTACAGAATAAACGGCACCCGACAAAGAGAACATCCCAGTCATCTTCAATTCGTAAGAAAAGGGAGTCTAACTTTTCATTAATATCGGCTGGAATTTTAACATCATCTTCGAGGATCATAACCGTTTTATATTCATTTGTAATTGCACGTTCCCAGAGAGTATGGTGTGAAAGGGCGCATCCTTTCATGCCATCTGCGCAGAAATTGGAACAGAACTTCGTGAGGCGCGGATCACTGGATACCTCGGAACCAAGAATTGCAGGAAACCGCTGGTACGGAATCTTGGCTTGGCGGAGTTGCTTATCCATTTCAAGGAGCCGTTCTTTATCTTTATCCAAATTGATCACATAGACTTTGTCTATAAGTGATGTGCTCATCCTGTTAGAGAAATATAATTTCTTAGGATAGAATATAGTATGGCGAACAATAATAATAAGAACAAGAGAAACAGCACCTCATCCGCTGCAATTTCAAATACACTTTCAAGGGCGCTTAATAGCAACACTCCTAAACCTTCTACTTCTAGTTCGGGTATAGCAGAATTATTGGGATTAAATTCATCTGCGGCTACTGCTGCTACATCTGCAGCTAATGCGGCTACACCTCTGGCTACACCTGCGGCTACACCTGCGGCTACACCTGCGGCTACACCTGCGGCTACACCTGCGGCTACTGCGGATACTATTATTGAACCCGATCTAGAGGAGATGGTTTCTGCAAATACTGGCAGGAAGGCAAATGCTGGTATGAATACGAATGTTGGCATGAACGCGAATGCTGGCAGGAAGGCAAATGCTGGTATGAACGCGAATGCTGGCATGAACACTAGTATGGCTTCAACAGAGGCTCTCGCTGCAACTGCAGCACTCAATAGCACGGCGACAGAGCTAAAGAACAGCAAAAACTCATACGATATTCCTTACATGCCTCTGAATCATTGGTTCAAGCATGCGAGTGCGGCGATTGGGCATCTTGCTGCCATGAAGCCTGGAAAGCACCAGAAGGAGTATGCAGCCATGACGGCGAGGGGACTCAGAAGCCTCATGGAGGCTGTACAGGAGAAGTACGATGATGATGGCTACTCCGATAAGCACAGGGATTTCGAGATTATGCTTCTAAATGTTAAGAACATGAAGAAGTTCGTCGAGGATAAGTTTGGAGTTAAGAATTCAAATGTTATGTTCTCTTTTAATGCGACATCAGGTGGTGCTCGTAAGACCCGCAAGGGGCGCAAGGGTAAGAAGCGTGCAACTACGCGCAAGCATTAAAGCATAAACTTCGCTAAACCACCGCCGCGATATTGTTTCCGCATCTCAACTTCAAGTTTCTGCAGTATTTGGGCCGCAGTGGCCTTCTTCTCATTGAGAAATTCAATACCAAACACTTTTTCATAGGCTGCGAGCATATCGCCAGTAAGGACAAACTCACGACCTTTTCGTAAAATTCCTACAACGAGATTATTCCACGATTCGCACGCAACGGGTTCAGGAGCTTCACATCGCGATAAGGAAGCATCTGCAACATAGATAAGAAGTTCAAGCAGTCCCTGTAGTTTCTCTTCAGGAAACCAATCAAAAAACCGAAGTTCAATTCCATGGTTATAATGTTTTTTATAATTTATATCCATGCCAATTTCTTTTAGAGGTTCATATGCGCTGTCTTTATGATATTGAGAATACCACCAATAAGGCAGATTTGACCCTCGTACTGTATTTACATTAAATGTCAGAAGTTTCCCTTCTTTCATTGCATCTGTATCATATGTCCCTATTCCTATGTAGCGCGAGACTGCACACCTCTGGGATGCACATGTATATCTAGAGGACACCGCAGAAAGGGGATCCGCGGTTCCATATGCCGCAATTAGAAGAGGCTCTATCCACTGATAAAACCGAATACAGTTTCTATGCTGCTCTCGAAATAGAAGAGGATAGATAATCTGCGGCGGATCTGGACCTGTTTTCGGTCCCAATAATGTAGGTAGAGTTATATTAATATGATATGTCCCACTGTTAAACATGACAATATTTGCTGGGTTGCTATGGAAGACTGCAAATCCAGGATTACGAGGAGGGTAAATAAGACCACCTTTTTCTAAAAAAAGCCTCTTATGCACCAGGAAACGATTGAGTTCCACTAAAAATTGCTTCTTATACTGGATAAGTTCCTGTATAATTGGCACTGCCTTCGCCTTGTAGAATTCCTGTGTCATGAATTCAACAGTATCTCCATCAAACGTAAATATCTTTTCATATTTATCTTTGAAAAGTGCAGGGTGAAATTCCTGTAGTTGCGTAAAAAAGGATTTCGTAAAGATCGGATTCGGCTTAGGATCTTTTTCATATGTTTTATCATGATTACCTGATAGATCAATCTTGGAAAGTGTGTGACCATTGATAAAATGCGGTAGATCATAAAATGATCTCGGATCGGGAAACAATTTCTGTATGTCCTTTTCGTATCCAGATTTGAATGTTTTGTAATAATTTACACTGTACCGTTCTGGACTATGAGATGTATAAAGAATAGGTGCTGCAACGTGGATTGGTTTGGTGAATTGAAAATAGGTCTCAAGCTCTATACCGAGCCCCCAAAAAATTTCACTTTCACCGTATTTTTCTTTGTATTTGATATGTTTTTCGAGAACCATCTTATAGGTTAAGTTATTTTATAACATCTACAAAGACGCATTTTAAATAAAAAAATTGACGATGACCATGTTGCGAGTAATGGTATACTATCTACGAAAAAATGGCCTCTTCTATTCGCGCCACTCCTGCGCCGATCCCGAATGAGTTTCTGTGCCCGATCACGCTCGGCATGATGGGAGATCCTGTGGTGGCTGCAGATGGTCACAGCTATGAGCGTGCCGCCATTGAGAAGTGGATTGCTGAGAACAGCGTGCAGCAGCAACAGTACTATGGCTATGGCGGCACCATCTCTGTTGTCAATTCGCCGAAGACGGGATCTCCTCTGAGCAGCACAAATCTGATTCCGAACTACGCCCTGCGTAGCCAGATTCAGGACTTCGTGGCCCGCAACGGCGCGGTCGCAGCTGGCTCTTACGCTCGTGCCGCGCCGCTTTTTGTCGATCTTCCTGTGACAATGGATGCAGAGACGTTTAATTACGACTCGAAGCGCTATTTCAAGCTGAGTGTAAAGGCTCTTCCTCCACCCAAGAGGCAGCCCATCACCATCATCGTGATTGCAGATAACTCTGGTTCGATGGCAGAGAATGCGGAGGAGGAGAAGGCGGTTGAGAAGTTTGGCTTTACGAGGCAGGATCTCGTCGGCCACGCTATCAATACGACGGCGGCAATTCTCGGCCCTGACGACATGCTCGCCATCATCAAGTTCAGCACTGGCGGCCAGGTGGTTCTTCGCCCGACTCTCATGACCGCTGATGGCCGCGCGCGGGTGAAGTCAGCAGTTGAGACCATTCACCCTGATTCACAGACGAACATCTATGAGGGGTGCCGCCTTGCGAATGAGATGGCAAACAATAGCGAGATGGCTGGGCGTCACATTGTGGCGCTGCTTCTGACTGACGGGTTCCCGAATGTCAATCCTCCTCGCGGCATTGTTGAGACCCTGCGCACTCTTCCACGTGGCAACCCGTGGTCTCTTTCGACATTCGGCTTCGGCTCAAATCTGGACAGTGTGCTTCTCAGCGAGCTGGCTGCATGGGGTGGTGGCCGCTTTGGCTTCATCCCTGACTGCACAATGGTCGGCACGGTCTTCATCAATTACTTGGCGTCGATGCTTGCAACTGCAGCAAAGAATGCTACGATTACGGTGAATGGACGCGTTATCCAGACAGGTCCGATCCAGTTTGGCCAGAGCCGTGACTTCATCTTCGGCGATGACTGGCGCGAGCAGCCGCACTTCACATTGAATTCTCAAGACGCAATTATCGTTGATGCAGAGATGAGTCCTGAGAATATGGTGGCTCTCGTGCGGCATGAGTTTATCGGCGCCATCAAGGAGTCGATTGCTCTTGCTAAGAATTACACGGATGGTCGTCAGCTGGCGCCTCTGGAGCGGGTCTATGCTCGCTTCTCTTCTACTGACAACGCCGCGGTAAAGAAGATTCTCCGTGACATCAAGTCTGACGTGGATTCTGAAGGTCAGCTTTCCCTTGCTCTTGCGGCCGCCTATTTCTCGAAGTGGGGACAGCACTATCTGCGCGCTTATCTCATGGCGCAGGAGATGCAGCAGTGCATGAATTTCAAGGATCCTGGTGGCCAGATTTATGGTGGCCAGTCTTTCATGGAGTTCCAGGCTCTGGGTGACACTGCATTCACGACTCTTCCCCCTCCTAAGCCGAGTGGTATTGTACCTTCTGCGGGCGGCTATGGAGGTGCCTATGCTCCTTCCGCGACTCCTCTCTCGATGGCATCTTTCCACAATCCGAGTGGTGGGTGCTTCAATGCGACGACTCTTGTGATCATGGGATGCGGAGGCAGCAAGCAGATCAGTGAGATCCAGGCGGGTGAGTCAGTTCTCACGCCGTTTGGCCCTGTAGAGGTGACGGCGGTTGTCGTCTGCGGCTCCAAGATGACATCACAGCCGATGGTGCAGATTGAGAGTCTGAGCATTACTCCGTGGCATCCGATCCAGGTGGGTGGCAAGTGGGTCTTTCCTGCGAGCATTGCGCCCTACACCTCTCGACCCATCTCGACGGTGTATAACCTTGTGCTTCCTTCTATCCATATCATCTATGCAGAGGGTTTTGAGTGCTGTACTCTGGGACACACCTACACGGGACCTGTCATTGGTCACGAGTTCTTTGGCAGTGAGCGGGTGATTGATGCTCTTAAGAGACTGCCGAGTTGGGCATCTGGACGCCCGACCTTCACGAATCTGAAGGCGATTCGTGATGAGAAGACTGGGGGCATCGTGGATTGGGTCGATGATGTTTAAAGTCATATACAAACGAGTGAAGTCTAAATAAATAAAAATAAAAAGTTTATTTACTCAAAATTTTTTTGAAGTGTGGAAAGAAGTTCCTCGTATTCATACGTTGCAGTGGGAGCCCCTTCCTGATCGGAAAGGAAACAGTTAAGAGCTTTTGAATGTAGATGGATTGTTGCGAGTGGCTGCCCGTCCAAATAGGGAATCCATAGAGATCCTTCTCGTTTCCATGCGAATCCAACCTCCTTTACAGAATATATGGCTTCTTCATTTTCATATCCAATAAATTTCTCATCTACATTTCTGGGATCAATTCCGCCAACCCACTGGCCTACAACTGCAGAATCAAAGAGGAGACCAAGTTCATTAAATCCCTCAGAAAGAAACTCTGTATTTTTTACTAGTTGTCCTATCATAGATTTACGTTCAGGGAGCGTATTTCTCTGGGGTGTAATGACAGGGAGGCAGCAGACTTTTTCAGGATACTCGAGTTTAAAATGAGAAAGAAGTTCCATGTCTGTCAAGGGAAGTTTGATCATTTCCACCATGAATTCTGTAAATGCGGCGAGTGTAGCAGGTTTCTGAATGAAGAGGAATCCAGGGTGTCCTCTTTGAGGGACATCCGTGACCATTGCGAGCTTATTTTCTGCATATGTAGATAATTTAGAAAGTAGTGGCTCAATCTGAGCATAGACAAGGACATCATATTCCATTGCAATACAGTTTTCTAACTTATGTTGTTCCATCGCCTCTTCAATAAAGAAGAAACGTTCTTTGACGTAGCGCCAGTAGTTCTTTCTAAATACTGCGTCACCAGAATAGTGCTTTAAAAAAAGTGTGTGGCTCGCCGTGGCCTGCAAGGTATCTGTGTAGATGTGTTTTACACCTAGAAGGGCGCCGAGGGCTTTATCTTTGTGGTAGGGTTCTAGGATGAGGAGGGGAGGTTGATTGTAGAAGAGGGCGAGTTGGTGGATGCAGTGGGCAAGGTATGGGGGCTCACTTTCACCCAGATGGACAAGGATGACTGACATCTTTTTCTTAGGTAAATCTTATTAGCGGAGCGGATTAACCTCAGTGTATGTCGAGTTGTTCTTAAGGAAGAAGCGAGTCGAAGGGGGCAGCTCGTTGCGGCACCCATTGTAGATGAAGAAACCTGATTTCTTGTTGAAGTGGAGCCTCGAGAGAGTAGTATCAACAAGAACCATGAAGTGGTGTCCAGTGCCACCGAGCTTGTGCTGCTCGTAGAGGGACAGGAGGATCTTGGCGGTGGGGGAGGAAACCTCCTTTACCTGTGGCTGTGAGCATGTCTTCTTCTTCTCAGTGGTCACGAAGGTGGCCAAGGGGTAGTACTTCTTGACCTCACTCTCCCAGAGCTCCTTGTTCTCGAAGTAAGCTCTGTTGGGCCAGACCTCGAGGATCTTCCCATTGTGATTCACGGCGGTGGCGATGCGGGTAGCAGAGTCAATCCATGCACGGTAAGTAGTCATCTTAACGGATACTTATCTATCCGTAGCGGGGCGGCGTTCAAATTTAAAAAAATTTGGCTTTCGCCGTTGTCTTTTATCTTTTCTCTTTGTCTTAGATGGCGGCTGCATCAAGGTCGGCTAGGGTAGCTGCATGACGGCGGCGGGCCGCTGCAGAGCGCTGCTGCTTCTTGCTGTAGCGGATGACCTGCCACCCATGCTCATCTGAGAGCCACTCGTTCTGGGCGGCGAAGCTGACCGTCTTGTAGGGTGGCGGCGGGTTCTCACCGTAGTCGAGGCCGATGGGGATGTGCCAGCGTGGAGACAGCGGTTCCCATGCAGCTCCAACGATGCTGCGGCTCGTCGCGAGGAAGTTGCTCTGCAGATCATCGATCGAGAGGCGCTTGTTGCCGTTCTTGAGCATGTAGGAGGCCATCTTGATCGTGAGTGTGACTATACTCAGTTGGGGTGTGGCCCTTCAATTTTATTTAACGTCGTGACTTAAATTTAAGGAAGTAGTAACTTCCTTAAATTTAATGTCCTACGACTAATTTGTTGGTACAATAAATTTAAGAAAAACTCTTTGAGTTTTCCTTAAATTTAAGTACCAACTTTACACAAAAAATAAAAGTATTTTTTTCTTTGTTTTTTGTGTTTTTTTGTGTTTTTGTCTTTCTTGACCACTCAGACCTCCATGGATTTCAAGGCCGCCGCCATTGTGTCTGCGCAGTAGCCGCCGTCGTAGCTGTCAGCCGCGGCGGCCTCTGCCGCCAGATGCCGTGCGTAGTTACGCTCGTCGCTCCTGTAGCAGCACTCGCAGTTCTCTTCATCATCGTAGTAGCAGCCGTCCTTCTGGCACGAGTCGCAGCCGCAGACGCGCTCGCCCTCCTCGTCACGTTCGCGCGTGCAGCCGCACGCGAGGCAGGGGAACTGCTCAGGCGCGCCTGCGTCCATGAACTCCAGGTACTCGTCCCACTCGTCCTGCGCTGCCTCTACCAGCTGGTCGAGCTCGTGCAGCCAGAGCGGCCAGTCGCCCGCGGCGCCCTTGGCGAACGAAGCGGCGTGCAGCGCGACAAGATCGCGCTTGCGCGAGACATCGGCCTCGCGCATCGCCTTCTCGCTGCAGAAGTCGGCGTGCTCGTCACTGACCGCGGGCACAGCGGCCGCGGTCATGTAGCACTCCTGGTACTTGCGCCAGTGCTGGTACAGCTCGTCCTGCGGCGAGACCTGCATGGCGCCGTGGATCCGCTCGTCGTAGCACGTGATGTGCTGCAGCGCGCGGTCAAACGCCTCGCGGTACTCGTGAAAGGCGAGATCCAGCGGAGATCCCTTGGGCGAGGCAAACCGCATCAGAGGCAAGGTCTGGATGCGGTGCAGCGACTCATCACGCTGCCTCTCCATCTGGGCCATGTTGAGTGCGCGGGGCGCGTGTTGCACGTCGTTCTCGTCGTCAGAGGTGGGCGGCGTGCGAATCACAAGGGGCGAGGCCATTGTGAAATCTGTCATAGGATGTATGACAGGTACCTATATTGTAGCCAGCCATGCTCTTCAATTTTTTTATCAAATTGAAGAGCAGGCTACAAGAACGGCGGTAAGGGCCAAATACCCTACTTTTGTATCTGCTCGTTCAATTTAATAAAAAAATTGAATCATAATTGGCCAGTAGGTTATAGTACCCTTTTGCGCCTCTACACTTTCGATTACTACACTCGAAAAAGTAAAGCATAGAAGGAACTTGCGAAAAAGCGAAGATGTCGGGCCTCGTTGTGCAGATGACGGAGTCTCAGCTGAAGGCGATGGTGGAGGGCGCAGTGCGCGAGGCTCTTGGCGGCGCGGGCGGCAAGAGCGTCAAGACCACCAAGGCGAAGAAGGAGGTTGATCCTGACGCCCCCAAGCGCGAGCCGAATGAGTGGATCAAGTTCACTCAGGAGGTTCGCGCCGCCATCTCTGCATCCATCGTTGGCGAGAAGAACGAGAAGGGCGAGCAGAAGAAGGCTCACCCTAAGGCCGTGACGCAGGTGGCGTCGGCTCTCAAGGAGAAGGGCCTCATGGGTAGCGCGACGAGCGAGCAGATTGTCGCGGGCTACAAGGCCTGGATCGCCAACCCGCCTGAGCAGAGCAAGGCGGACCTCGGACTCGCTGGCAAGAATAAGAAGGCGAAGGCCGCGGAGGCGGCTTCCCCTTCGGGTTCTGATGGCGAGAAGAGCCCTGGCGGCGACGGCAAGAAGGTCCGCAAGCCCTGGAGCGAGGAGACGAAGGCGGCGGCGGCCGCCAAGCGCGCGGCGACGAAGGCCTCGAAGGAGGGCGCCCCTAGCAACGCGGCTGCTAGCAACGCGGCGGGAGCGCCTGTGCCTGCTACTGCGTGGGCTTCTCCTGGTGGCAAGCCTGCCGCCGTGCAGGAGGAGGCCGAGGATGAGGAGGCCGAGGAGGAGGAGGAGATCGACGCAGTGCAGGACTTCGCCCCCTTCGTCTTCAACAAGAAGTCGTACCTCAAGAACGCGCGCGGCGACGTGCTGACTGAGGCGATGGAGTGGGTGGGCCGCTATGACGCGGGCAAGAAGTCCATCGACAAGAAGGTGCCGAAGCCTGAGGACCTCGAGTGCTAGGCGCACAGCGGCAGAGTAACCAAGAGAAACCAACAAAACAAAAGAAAAAAGAACAAAACCAACAAAACAAAAGACAAAAAAATATTTTATTTTTTTTGGTTATTTTTAAAAATTGAAATAAGCTGACGAGTGCAGTGCTAATAACAACTACAAAATGACCTCTCTTCCTCGCATCATCACTGCCGCTGAGATCCTCGAAGACCGCCGTGCTCTATTTGAGAATGGTGGCGTTAGCTACTGGCCACATGACTACAACTCCCGCTGTGGGGTCTGGGTCTCTTGTGACTGCCCCAAGTGCCGAGACTACTATGATCCTACAGGGGAGGAGTCTGCTAAGTATCTTAATATGGACCCTACATCCTTCTTTGTAGATCAGTCAGAAATCCCCAGCTTCTCTATGACTAAGATTGCCAAGGAGTCATTCTGGGCCGCCGCTGCACCAGGCTTCTACTTTGACAATGGTTCCATTTATGGAGTACGAGACATGGAAAGCTTCATCACCCAGCTAACTCCTCCTCTTGCCCTCTACCCATCACACATCCTTCACATCGGAAAGCAGGGTATAGTGGATAGGTTCTTCCTTTCCGATGATAAGAAGAGTTGGATCCGCCGCACATGGAAGGCTGGGCGTGGAGTCTTCTATAAAGTAGGTGAGAATCCCCCTATTCCAGCTGATACCTCTAATGCAGAATTGAGGCAGCGCCTTACTGAGCTTTTCTCAGTATAAAATGGTGTCTTTATATTATTTAATTACTCTTTTTTATTGACTCTTTACCAATTTCCACTCAAAAAAGTTTGAAGTGACGTACAACTGAAATGTAGGTTACCTTTTAAACGCAAAGAATGGCAACTCCTTCTCGTATTCGCAACTCGCTTCTGCCGAGCCGCCCGATCTCGGAGCCGCAGTCGATCCGCAATCTCATGCGCGACATCGGCGATGAGATCGACCTGCATCCTGTCTATCAGCGTGAGATCAAGTGGAAGCTGGAGAATATGTGCTCCCTCATCGAGACTATCATGATGGAGGGCCTGATCCCTGGTTTCATTCTTTACCGCCTCCAGGGCGATGACGAGCGGAAGAAGGAGTCGCACCGCTTCGAGTGTGTCGATGGCCAGCACCGCTTCTTCACCATCGCCCACTACTTCAAGGGCGAGCCCGTCGCGGAGCTACCTCGCTCCCCCATGATCACGTGGATCTATAGGGACGAGGCCTCCAAGAAGGACATCCACGTCTTCTACCAGAAGAACAAGAACACGGAGGCGTGGGAGGCAGAGCACCGCGGCCTCCATGTTGCCTACATGACCTCTGTTGAGCGCGACCACTTCAATGACTTCAAGCTTGATGTCCGTGTCATCCGCGACCCTCTGTCTCTTGATCAGCGCCGCGGCATCTTTACTGCTCTGCAGAAGGGTGTTCCTGTGCGCAACTCTGACCTCTACAAGAATTACACGCATATTCCTCTTGTGCGGTACATCGTCGAGGAGCAGGGGTGGGAGAGTCTCAAGAAGCAGATGATTGAGCGCCTGACGGTGGAGCCCAAGGCCTACTGGCTGCACTGGATCATCCGCGCCTGGCTTATGCTGAATCCTCCTCTGGACAAGGGTGAGGATGACATGTTCGTTGTCTCGGATTCGCAGATCACGAAGTGGCTACAGAAGGAACATCCGATTGTGGCCGACTCGATCTCAGAGGAGCAGAAGGAGGAGTTCGCGGAGGCTATCAATCGCTTCTTCGAGTTCCTTTCCACTCTCCCTAACACAGTCAAGCTGTCACCTTTCCACTTCTACGCCCTCTTCTGGCATCTTGCCTATGCGCCTGGTGACCGCGAGGAGATTCTGCATGGCCACATTGCTAAGTGGGCCGCTAACAAGGAGCAGAAAGATGCCTGGCGCTCGCGTGAGAAGGAGCGCGATCCTGAGAGAATGGCCACCTTTATGGTGGAGAACTGGGAGGCTCTCGAGGCTATTGAGGTTGCCGCGCCATCACCGACGGCTCGGACGAAGATTCCTAAGGTTCTGAGAGAGGCAGTGTGGCGGAATGCATTCGGCGAGGCGCTCGTCGCGACGTGTCCGTGCTGTAGGAAGGAGGAGATCTCTCTTGAGAAGAACTACGAGGCTTGTCATGTGGTCGCGCATGCACGCGGTGGCACGGATACAGAGGACAATCTGCGCCCTGGCTGCCGCTCGTGCAACCGCTCGATGGGCATGCAGAACTATGACGAGTACAAGGCACAGTTCTATCCTTGAGCGTTTTAAATTATCTATATTCAATTTGAAATGTACGAAATAAGTTTAAATCCTTAGTAGTCCATCTTATCCCCTTACTTCTTGGATTTAATGGATTTTTCCACATATATCCTACATGTTCAGCATAAGGATGTTTTTTTGCCAATATTCTGAGGGCAAATATAAGTTCTTCTTTTTTCATTCTATTATAAATAAAATAATATGAGGCAAATTAAAACGAGCACTAATATAACTTTTTAAAAATTGAAACTACAGATTGCAGCTGTTAGATAGCAGCTGTAATCCGCAAAAATGGAGACAATCAGGGCGTCTGCGACAATCAGGGCGCCTGCTCCGTACCACATCTACTGGCCTGCTCTACGCACGCGCCGTTTTGTGCAGAAGTTTCTAGGCGAGAAGTACAAGCGCGGCACCTATGACAAGAACATCCGCATCTTGAATGCGGTCTATGGATACATGGTGGGCACCGACGCTGATGCAAAGCTCTTCATGCAGAGGGTCAATCCTATCCTCTTTGCAAAGATGCTAGGCTGGAGCGAGCTTGAGACACGGCGCCTTATTGGTGGCCGCGCCTATCATGAGCTCTGGCTGCGTGTGGCCAACTCAAAGTGTGCCTGTTGTCGGGCCCTTGCTTAATATCTTCTTGTCTTACTATTCTTACCTTTCTTACTTCTATTTTTACGCGTCTTACCACCTTTTAGCGGCTTAGCAAGAGGTACAGGAGGTGGTGCAACTACCTTTTTTGGCATAGGAGGCGCGACAGGAGGTGCCATAGGAACAGGCGCAGGAACAGCAGCATTCCCAGGGACTATATTCTTAATCTTATCTAAAAAGAACACAACCTTTTCATTATATATTTTTGCCAACTCTTTCTGGGGGGTATTTTTATATGTATTGATTAGCCTCTTTTGGCGGTTTGCAACACAATTGCTTGTTTTCTGTCCAGCCCATTTTTGCGATCTGCATGTTGTAGTTTTGTAGCTGTTCCATATACGATGTTCTGGCCTGCAGTTAATAGTAGAATTACTCTTTTGATTTACTAAACAACTTTTTGTATTCTTCTCTACTTCACTATTTGCCATACGTAGCTCATTTTCTAATTCTAGAGCATCTAACTCTTTTTTCATTGCAATAATATCTTCCAGTTCAGGGCGAGTAAGAGGACGCTCTTCTTTTACAAAGCTATTTTGTATAGTTGTAAATAATCTAGCTTTATTTGTATTTACAGCATCTGTATAGTTTTGCAATTGAAGAGTAAAAGGACTATCATCATAGAATTTAAACTCTACTTTAGTGGGTGTTCCAGATAAAAAATTTGTTAAAGAAAACCACGCCATCTAAAACACTCTAACATTTTTTCCAAAACTGCTTTGATTTCATTGATCTCCTCTTTGCTTCTCTTACAATATCAGAGTCCGTTGTATAATGTGTTTTCCCACAGAGGAGAAAAGAATGTACGCGCGCGTATCCCCACTGTTGCTCTGTTGCACCAGGGCGGTGACCTGTTCTCCATGCGGCCATTCCACGATTGTAGGATTCTTTTATATATTTAAGAGGAACCCCTGTCGCCTTTGATTTGTCTTCGAGGGATTTAGCATCGGGAAATCGTTTTCTCCATGAAACAGTATAGTTAGAATTCTTTGTCTTGACACCTCTATCGGTTTTAAATCCAACATAGGCCTTCTGTCCTTTCCAGGGCATTGAACCGAATTTTCTTATTTCTCCAAGCCTCTGTGTCTTCTTTTCTTTAGAGAGTCCTTTATAGTATTTTTTGGGATAAAAAACTTTGCGGGTTTTAGATACCATATCTAAAAGCTGCAAACTTTTTAATCCTTCTTTACGTAAGGGAGGCAGTAGAAGATGTAGGTAGGATCATAAGGATCAGGATCACTATCTTTTACACCACCTAGAAGGATCGTTTGGCGTCTCCTGTATGTTGAGAGGAGCCTCTTAATATTCTTTTCATTATCACTTTCAATATCATAATAAATATGTTCAAGAACGCTGTTCTTTTTATGTACATTTACATAGTCATCTAACCCTTCAACATCAAGCGTTGGGCGCGGGGTTTGTGCTACGATCATTTTGCTTGGGGGAGGCGTAACCTTTCGCCGCATCACACTAAAATCAATTTTTTGTGATCGATACTTTGCACGTGCGGAATCATATAAAGTGCAGAGAAAACTCCAAGATTTATGAAAATATGGTGAAATGTGTGGCTTTTGATTGGGAATGAGGGGAGAAATCTTTCTGGAATCTTTCCTAGGAAAAAGACAAAACAGGCGACTCCACAACATGCCGAGCATCCCAAGGATTGGTTCGCTACTGATTGTATAGTATTCTTATCTATGCCGTATGTGTAAGGAGAAAAATAGGCGTAATAAACAAGTGTTAAAGGGAGTGGCACAGACCCTATAAATCCATAGATAATAGCATATATTTCTAGGTTTTTAATATCTGCAAATACTTTATAAGTACATAAGAGACCTGAAGCTGCACCAATTGCTACTGAAATATAATATCCATAGAGTGTATTCAATAATAAGTAGAATATGAAATAACTAACAGCAAGATAATGTGCAAAGAGAACAGCTACAATACCAACAATATCCATTTTCCATGATATGTCAAACCATTCTTTATTAATTATATAAAAGGTATGTGCAAAAGCAGATGCAAATCCCATAATAGCAGGTCCAAGAAATCCAATGGTAACAGTTGTTTTAAAATACATAGAACTCTTTTCAAAAGATTCATCCTTTACCGTCAAGTATAGTAGAATAGGCATCAAGATGCCCATCCACAAGTGTGTATGGATGTTAAGGGTTTCATTGTGCCACATGAAGGCTGATTTCATGCACGCGAGAGGTGTGGAGAAGTTATTAGGATTTCTATAGCCAGAGGTTATAAGTACTGTTCTCTGATACCAGGGAGGAAGTTCATAGTCTTCAATAAGGGGCATATTTGAAATTGTACCGCGCCTGCGGCTGCGAAGCCCTCCCTCCATGTATAGATACTAGTAGAAAGGCTTTACGACGTTACCGAGGCCGCCGCGTATAAAATTGAAGTTTAGGGTCGCCACCTAAAAAAGGTAGCTATAATGGAACCTGCTAAGAAGTTCAAGCCGCGTATCGTAAAATCGAATAAGTGTCCGATCTGTAGGGAAGAGTCAAATGAGAATGCACATGAAATGTGTGCGCGTCTTTCTTGTATGCCTGCTCTTCCTGAATCAGTAAAGGTAGAAGAGAATGTAGAAGATGGGTATGTACTCTGTGTTATTATCACGGATAAGGATGGAATGTATCCTCTTCTCTATCGGTCAGCAGAGGGTCTAGCAGCTGGACTCGCGCGAAACTGGTGGCCTGAGTGGGTAGAGATGTGGTCTGATTATGAAGAGGATCTTGTGGAGGGTCTTCCTTCTCCTCCTACAGAGGATGAGATTCATGATAAGATAGATGAGTCCATGTATATTGTATTGAATGGTGAGGAGCGGCTTCTAAAGTATCCTCAGCAAGTTGTCCTCTTTGAGTATCTTGATGTAAAGATTACGATGCAAATGAAGAAGATTATGGAGTAACTTGGCTAACTAAAAAAATATTTTTACATAAGATATAGTGATGATACCAAAAATAATACATTCATTGGGATAAAAATTGGTAATTGTGGAATTGGACAAGGATGTCACACAAAAATGTCGGATAATGATGTGCTTCGCGCAGAAGCGGATATTTACTTAGCAAAGGCTGCACTTCTTCATGCAGAGGCAAGGCTGTGCGAGGTGAATGCACGTCGTCTTCTTGCGAAGATAGAGCCAGAGGTTAAGCCAGAGGTTAAGCCAGAGGTAAAGCCAGAGGTTAAGCCAGAGGTTAAGCCAGAAGTGCAAGAAGAAGAACTTCAGACAATAGAAATCAAGGGTGTCTATTGTCCGAAATGGACTCGGCGGCCGCAGCACTATCAGATTGCACTCCAGCATTCCGCGGTAGCAGAAAAGATCCCTCTTCAGAAGGACTATGCATTCTTCTCACTTATAGGACAAAACATTGTCTTTCTTGGTATCACAGGGAATCCTGTATATAAGAAAGAGTTATCTGAATATGCATATCATGTAAATGTCTCAGAGACAATACATGGCCAGGTTTCCTTCACAGAGTTTGCAGCACATTATAAACTAACACAGGAAGTTCAGAAGCAACTTACGAAGCCTCGTGTAGGTCCAAAGATCGACAGTGCAATAAGTGACACAATGATGGATATTGCGATTCAGATTATTGAGTCAGGGAAGCTTCTTGCTTAAATTTAAGCCTTCCCATTACCATCCTTTGCAATCTGTACAACAGTATCAACATATGTATTATCTGTTGCACCAGATGGTATTGTTTCTGTTGTCACGGCTGATTCTGCTATAGGCTTAATGAGTAGATCGGCAGAAGAAGGACCTCTTGTTAATTCAATCACTCTTTTTCTCTGATCGAGGAGATTTCTAAAGTCTGTTTCAGATGCCTTGAATAGAGTGCTAGCAGTTGCACCACCTTTCTTTACATCTGTGTTGTTTAATTTAGAAGCAATAGACTCTTCGAGTTCCTTCTGCTTAGACTTTATGCCATCGGATACTGCACTCTCAATCATGCGATTCAGATCGGGTACAATTTCCTGGCGGAGCATCTTTTTCTTTTGCAACAGGAAAATGGCAGCATCTGATGTGAGGTTCTTTAGCCGTGCCTTTGAGTTATCATAGATACGCGTGTGATCAAGACCATGGTGGCAGATATCAGGGCGGCGGAGAGTTGTTGTCTCCTTAAACTCCTTTTCAAATGCACTAATCACATCATCAGGGATAGGCGGCGACTGTTCAATTAGACGATCAAGATCTGCACGGCATATTTTCAGAAAATCAAGTGAGTCCATACGCTCAAGCGGGTTAAGAGCAAGTTCAACAGAAATAAGACGCTGAAACTTACCCCATGCAATCGTAGCTACGCGATTCGATTCGCTTAACTGGGCATATTTCAGAGTGTTATTGAGTGTTGTAATAATAGCAGCGATAAGTGAAACACCGCCAATTCCGAAGTTAAGATATTTTTCGAGATCCTTATCTCCATTTGCAATGCTGCTGAGACCAACAGATGCAGTTCCTGTGAGTGTCGATAAAATAATAACAGGTACTGTCATTCTCAGATTTGCAACATAATATTTCTTTTCCGCGCGATCGTGCATCCAACGGTAACATCCTGCGATATCTGCCCAATCGGCCATAAGTTGATCTTGTTCTTTGCTCCATCCGTTCATGAATCGCTTGGGGGCAGTGGGAGTTCCCGTGGCGGAGGGGGATTTTGTTCCAGGCGATCCTGGGGTTCCAGAATTTAGAAGTGGTGTTTCTGACATAGTGTATCTACTTGTTTCCAAAGAATTTTCTCTAGCTGAAAAGTAGAGATCTTTCTAAGATGAGCACTATACCAATTTACTGTATTAATTTAGATTCACGGAAAGATCGATGGGCCCGTTTTATCAGCCAACCTGCAATCCGTGAATTGCAAACTGTATCTGCAGATAAGTATCAGTTTCAGCGTTTTTCTGCCGTCTATGGAAAAGAGATAGATATTCAAAATGATAAGAGAATATCTGTACGCACAAAAAGGAATATTCTATTTCAAAAGCGCCGCTCACACGAAGATATGGACAGTGCTGGTGCTGTTGGATGTTATTTAAGTCATGCAAAAATCTGGGAACAGTTCTTAAATACAAACGCCCCTTATTGTATTGTACTAGAGGACGATGCAGTTATCCCCGACGACTTTTTAATACATATTGAAATGGGCTTGGAATCCTTAGAACAAAATAAAGTACCAGATGCTGCTTTATGGAATTTAAGTATCCCGCATGGAAATGTTTTACGTACTTCAATTGATCACGATGATGTTCTTTTCATGGATGGGTGGGCATCGGATATCGTGTGTCCAACAACAGGTTATGTTCTTTTCCGTGATGGGGCAAAGAAGTTACTTGAAACTGCATTTCCGATGGATGGCCACGTAGATATGTATATCTGGCGCTGCACACAAATAGGTATGTTCCATACTGCTCATTATAAAAATTTAATGTTATCACAAGTTGCAGTGAAACTGAAGGATTCTAATATCCAAGGAAAAGTTTGCGAGATTTGTGATTTACCCACAAAATATACTGATAAAAATCTTTCGATCTTTCAACGTTCAGGTGCATCTGCATATATGACAGGTGTTATCCTTGTAGCAGGAATGGCTGCACTTTATGGGATTAGCAGGTTGAAGAAATAACATAATGGCGACGACAAAGAGCCTCATACTGTTCTGAATCACCAATCAGAATTGTATCTGGGCTAGGAATCTTTCGGTGTGTGAAGATAGCATTTGTGCCATTTCCACACATCTTACAAAAGGCTGACATCTTTGTTACCTCATCGCAGAATGGAATAAGTTCTAGAATCTGCCCAAACGGCTTCCTCTCTGCATCACCATCAAGGCCAATGACAATGACCTCTTTACTATCGACCTCAACCGCCTTCATGACAAAGGCAACAAGATCTGAAAAGAATTGTGCCTCTTCAATAATAATTACCTTTGAAAGGGCATAGTTGAGGGAAGATGTCACAGGCATCAAGGATGAAAGAGAGAGTGCTGGATAGACTTCATGATTATGAGTGTGGATCTCATCAGTTGAATACCGTGTATCAAGTGATGATGTAATGGAGAGGATTGTGTAGTCGATCTCCTTATAACGACGAATCAGAGCAAGTGCATACGAAGACTTTCCAGCAAACATCGGACCGATAATAAGTCTGAGCGACATCAGTGAGCTATATCCTAGCTAAGCAAGCGCTTGTTTTCAAATTTATTTAAGCGCGACCGCGGCCACGACCGCGGAACCCTCCACGACCAGGAGGCGTATTCTTTTTCTGTTCGATTCCTGTTGCATAGATCTTTGCAGCAGCGACTTCAGTTAGAATCTTTGGATCCAAGTTCTCAGGGAGAGAGACAAACACAGGCTTCTTTCCTCCAGACTCTTTCTTAAACATGTAGATACCATAAGGGCCGCGACGGAACTCAAACTTTCCAAGGGTATGGACAAACTGCTGTTCCTTCTTCTCTATTTTTTCAACGATTGATTCGAAGGTTTCATCCTGTGTGCAAGGAACATTGACTTTTCCGCATTGAGCATACCATCCGAACTTTCCATTCTTTTTTACAATAGGGTCTCCACCATATGTTCCAAGCTCCTCTTCATCCTTTGAAGCAATTTGGGCTGCAATCTGTTCTTCTGTGATATCGTGGAAACCAACTCCACTCGGCCACCCATAGAAGATTGGTGGATCACCCTCTTTGATAAGAAGAGGTCCCTTCTTTGTCTGGACTGCCTTGATACCTGATTCAAAGAGCCTCTCTCTACTGCCTGCGATAACTGCGCTTGTCTTGAGGGTCGTGAGTTTTTCTGAATAGGATCCCCACGTATCTCTGCAGACTTCTTTCCAGAATTCACCTCCTGTAGCGACTTTATCAAGGCGCTCCTCCATGGCCTTTGTGAATCCATAGTCGAAGAGCTGCGGAAACTCACGCACACAGAACTCCAGGACAGAGATACCAAGTGCAGAGGGCACCATCTTATCCTTTTCTGCACCGACTTTCTTCTTTGAGATCTGTTTCGTTGGAGGCCACTGCTTAGGTTTCTCGATGTGAAAGGAGATAACATCGATTTCCTTTGCAGGCTTATCTTCTTTCTTTGCATACTCCTTTTCAAGAACAGTTGCAACGAGCGATGCAAAGGTACTAGGGCGGCCAATTCCCTTTCTCTCTAGCTCTCTTACGAGAGTTGCTTCTGTGTAGCGTCCAGCTGCCTTCGTTTCGTGGGGGATTGCAGAAAGAGATGTCCAATTGACTGTAGATCCTTGCTTGAGTGCAGTTGCGGCAGCCCATGCCTTACTATTTGCGTCACCTGTATCTGCTTCGTCATCGTCGTCGAGTTTTACAGCGGCGAGTGCAACCTTTTTCCATCCTTCGAAGGTTGTTCGCTTCCATGTAGCCTGCCAGATGAATTCAGAAGGATCTCCATCGGCCTTGAAGAGGACAATATGCTCATCATAGAGGAAGGGCTTCATTACACTCTGAAGAGCACGCTGCCAGATAAGCTTATAGATCTTTCGATCTATAGGGGTCCAGTCACCCTCGAGAACTTCTGTAGTCATGTGTGTAGGGCGGATAGCTTCGTGTGCCTCTTGTGCCTTTACTGCTTTGTCACCGCCCTTCTTTGCTGTTCCAGCTGCAGCAGCAATATACTGTTCGCCAAAGGAGTTCTTGAGATAGATGTGACAATCCTCAATCGCCTCTTCAGAAAGAACAGCAGAATCGGTTCTCATATAGGTAATATAGCCTGCTTCATAGAGTTTCTGTGCCGACTTCATGGTATTTTTTGGTCCAGAGGAGAAGAGTGCAGATGCTTCCTGTTGGAGGGTGCTGGTAATGAGTGGCTTCGGTGCAGAGATAGATCTTGCAGATGTCTTAGTACTGACAACAGTTCCCTGTGTATCGTCGTGGATGTTTTCCAGAAAGTTCTGCGCAGATTCAGTATCTTCAAGTTCATCGAAGAGGGCCGCTTCAAATGTGAGGCCAGCGGCTGAGATCCAAGATCCAGAAATCTTCCATGAAGATTGGCTGGTGAAGTTCATAATCTCCTTTTCGCGATCCACAAGGAGGCGGAGGGCAGGGGTCTGGCACCGTCCAGCAGAAAGAGACGGTCCAACATGTTTCCATAGAATAGGAGAAATTGTGAATCCCACCATCATATCGAGAACGGCGCGTGCTTGCTGCGCCATTACGCGGTTCATATCAAGACGCCTAGGCGCGGCAACAGCCTTCTTGATTGCTGCTTCTGTAATCTCATGGAAGACGATACGGGGTGTCTTTGCAGGATCGAGTTTGAGGAGAACTGCAACGCTATATGCAATCGCTTCTCCTTCGCGGTCATCGTCGGCGGCGAGGAAAACCGTTGAAGCACTTGCAGCGGCATCTCGGATTGCCGAGATCGACTTTCCCTTTTCCTTGATGAAGGTGTAGCGAGGTTCAAAATCGCGTTGAATGCCAACTGCATCGAGATCCTCTTCAAGGGATCGGATATGCCCCATTGTTGCGATAACTTTCCATCCTGTTCCAAGAAATCCTTGAATCTTTCCGCATTTTGCGGGTGATTCAACGATGCAAAGTGAATATGCCATGGTAACTAGTTACCAGTAGTATAATCTATCAAATTTAACTATCCAACGCTTCCATCATTGCATAGTTAAAGTCAATGCGTCCTTTCCGCAGATAACATGTATCTAATGCATCAATTGCATCTTTATTTTCGTTACTTGTCATAATAATAATAACATTTTTATAAAGAATTAAGTCATCCATAAATGTATTGTATGTGCTTTTATTGTGGATGGATGTAGTAATATTCTTGTGTTTTTGTATAGTTCCTTCATGTACATTACGTATGAGTGAATTAATCTCTTCCATAGTGACAACAGTAGGTGATTCTGCAGTTGGTTCTGATTCGCGGAGTAGATTTTCGAGTGTATCTCCAGGATCAATTGGATTAAATGTATGGCAGAAAGTTCCTTTGAGCTTTTTAGCTACAAGGAGACCAATCGTACTCTTTCCAGCGCCGCTGATCCCATAGATGAAAAAGGCACCTCGCCTCTTTTGTTTGAATGCGGAACAGATAGCATCTACAATTTCTATCTGTTTCCCTTTTGGCTCAAGTCCTTGAACATCAAGGCGGAGGCGCGAGTAATAGATATTTGTATAGGATCCTACGCGTGTATAGATAGAGAGTGGAGGTATATCTTCAATGGGTGTAGATTTATCTGAAAAGGGTGTTCTTACATTTTCAGTTTCGAGAAGAGTATGAAAATGGGGTTCTGTTGTTAGGATGTGTAATTCTGCAGATTCACCAGTGAAGGTAGAGTTAGGGTATTGGTAGTATCCTGCACATGTATATCCTATAAAGACTCCTGATGGGTATAGATTACCTGATTGAAACATAGTGGTTGAACTCAGAGTTGTTTTATTCAAGATTTTGATTGCCGCGCGTGTTTTTTCTTGATCATTGCGGATAATATAGTACTTTATTCCTATCGAGCGGAGGAGAAAGAGAAATGGAGTAAGTAATGATGAAAAAATAGAAAAGAATCCTATTCCTGCAGTTATATATGTAAGCATATATGAATACATACCTTACATATATATATGTGGATTTAGTTTAGACCGATTAATCTCTAACGAATTAATATGAGTCTTACACGAAAACTAAAAAGATTTTTTAGTCAAGAATCTCCTAGGCCTTATGAGCGCCTGGTGAATACAAATGTTAAAAATGCTGACAAATATAAAGCTGCTGGCTCTGTCTTTACGGATGGTAAAATTATATTAGCAGGATATCAGCCTTTAAAAAGGCAGCCTTTTATCAGTGGCATTGGTGGAAAGAAAGAGAAGGGAGAAACATATATGCAAACTGCTATGAGGGAAACACTAGAAGAATTGTTTGAATTCAAAACAATACCGAGTAAGCTCATAGAAGAATTAAAAGTTTCTGTTATACCGCAGAAGATATTACAGAATGGAAATTATATTATTGTACTTTATACATTTAAGGATCTAGATGATATGTTGAAGATAATAAATAAATATAAATTACATACTCTTTTATATGATGAGTTTCCTATGAATTTAATGGAACTTATATTCAATCGAAAGTTGCAGGTTGAGTTTAAACCTGAAATATCTCATCTAGCATTGCTTCCTCTTATTGAGCATGCTAAAGCGGATCCATTTGTAAATTCTTTTTTTGTAGAAGATATGCCTATATTGATGAAACATCTGGAGTAATGTTAGATGCCCCGTCCATCAATTAGACCATTTTCTGTACTTTTTTCAGCGCGTCTAGTTAAACCAACTACCATCGGTTTCTTACAAACGGATGGTAGTTTTCGATACAAGGATCGTATTTCCAGGACCGCGTGTTTATTGAGAGATGAAGGGGAAGTGTATCAATCTGTAAAGACATATTTTAATCATGAAAACTCATATGAATCTGAGTGGTGTTCGATATTAGATGGAATACGGATGTCACAGGACTATGAAGTAGGTGATGTGCAGATTGAGAATGATAATCTTTCTGTGATCAATTGTTTAATTAATGAGAGGAAGCCAAAACAGGAATACGCTGCAAAATATTACAATGATATTTTGAGTGCGTCAAAAGATATGGATTGGCTGGAGGTCCGCTGGATTCCTCGCAAGTTAAATAAGGCTGACCGCTTATTTAGGGTTTGATGTCAAAATTTGAAGCTGCACATAGTAGAAGAAATAGTAACAACATGAGTGGTTCCCCGCTAGAAAAGCCGTGTATGATTTTGAGCGAAGAGGAGTTAGTGAAGGTGGAGACTGCTGAATATCGCGAGTGGCTACCGCGTACTGCAACGAGTAATCCTTTTCAGCGGAATGGATTTATGAAGACGAGTTTTCCGAAGGCGTTTCAAGAAAATAAGAAGTTTGTAGATGAGCTTCATCCGTTAGCGATGAGGTTTAGGGAGTCAATCTCCAGCCCTACACTAAATTTCAGCCCTGATGCAACTCTATTGGAGCGTGTAAAGACAATGTTGGAGAATGATACTAAGTCACCCAAGGTGACGAATGCAGAGTATGCAGTTCAGGTTGTTGCTCCCTTTACACCACCCTATGGAATGACACGTGAAGAGATTAATGCAGCGAATGCAGCTGTTAATAAAACGAATTAAGGCCTTGATGATAGTATAAATTTTTTATTGCTTATAAATAGATGAATAGCAACAAAGTAAACAATAATGGCACCCGTGCTAACAATGGTAGCCGTGCTAACAATAATGGCAATAACGGCAACAATGCAAATGAAGCTCGCAATGTTGTTGCCAATCTTCCTGCAATAAGTGAGAAGAAGGCGAAGTTCGACAAGAATCGCTTAAATGCAAAGCGTAATCTTACGGCGCGTCTGGCGAGAAACCCGACGGCTGCGGAAGTTCTAGGCCTTGTAGGCGCTCGCCGCCGTGGTGAAAATGAGACTTCTTTTATCCAGAAAGTTATTCAGAAGGCGACAAATCGGGCTACGGCTGCAGTGAAGAAGCAGGAGAATGCAAAGTCGGCGAAAGAGCTTGAGAAGGCTGCGAAGGCTGCTGCAAAGGAGATTGAGAAGGCCGAGAGGGAAGCTGCGAAGGAGCTTGAGAAGGAAATGAAGAAGTCGCAGAGAAATGTCACGATGAAGCTCACGAAGGAGCAGAAGGCGGCTGCCAAGGAGGCTGAGAAGCTTGAGAAGGCTGCTGCCAAGGAGGCCGAGAAGGCGGCAAAGGCTGCTGCAAAGGCTGCTGAGAAGGAGGCTAAGAAGGTCACACGCAAGGCTGAGCGGAAGGCCTCTCTTGACCCCGAGAAGGCTGCGAAGGCTGCTGCCAAGGAAGCTGAGAGGGTTGCAAAGGAGATGGCGAAGGAGGCGAAGCGTTTAGCGTCTGAGCAGAAGAAGGCTGCAGAGCAAGCTGTTAAGAATGCATATGCTCAGCAGCTCGAAGAGGCGAAGGGTCAGCTTGCGACTGCGTTAGGAAAGGCTCCTCGTGTTGCGAATGTTCGTCACCTTGCAACTCTTCGCACATCAGGTGTAAATGTATCGATTAATAATTATCTGAAGAATAAGGCGCAGGGTCGTACGCGTAAGATTACCTATGGTACGCCTCCTAAGGCCCCTCAGGTTACGCCGCAGAGCGGTGTAAAGGCGGAGGCAATGGATGTATGTGCGCAGTGCGAGCTGAAGAAGTTTCTAGAAGGAAAGAAGTTTGACTAGAAATGTTCTATTAACATAGGATTTTGTACTACAAAATATAGTATAGTAAAGATAATTGCAAAATAAATAAGTAATTCTACTTTCTTATTACCTTTTGCAAACCATTCAACGAAGATATATGCAATACCCCATATTGCAACCCACCAGAGATCAAAAAGGCTAATCATAAATATCTTATTAAATACACTTTCCATATACTACTATAGTATTTATTTTTCTTGCATACATGTTCTATATGCATCACGTTTATCTCCACAGTATGCAGTGTCATTTATAATACAATTGTCATATGCTTGTAAATAGGACTCACAAGGCTTCACTTTTTCTGTAGCTGCTGTAATGTTATTAAAGTATCGATTGATAAGGGAGTGGGCTATACTTGAACCAGCGCCGAATGCAAACCCCTCTTTTACAGTTTGCATAAGAGAGGGTTGTTGCACTTGAGTGGAAGGAGGCAGTGGTTTAGGAGTTGTAACTACAGAGGAGGTGCGGCGGGGCATTTTATAGTCTAACAGATTTTACAAAAAAATTGATTGAAACGTGGTACCTCATAAAGGTACCACGATTACAAAATGCCTAAGAATATGCAGAAGATTGCTCGCAATGCTGACAGGAAGAAGAAGCGCAATGCTGCTTTGGAAGCACAGGCGCTTGATGATCCGAGTGTTCTCTTTGGCCGTGCAATGAAGTCGCTTGGAGATGGCTGGTTTCAAGTTGCAGTTCAACATCCAGGGCACCGTAATACTCTAGTTGAGTCCCGTGCGCGGGTTGGTGGAAAGAGTGTTGCTCGTATTCAAGTCAATGACATGGTTATGATTGTACTAGATCAGCCATGGCATGCATCCCAGGGGACAGATCTTATTGGCCGCTTAGAGATTATGGGTACGATGAGTCGAAAGAATGCAAGCGAACTCTTCAAGGCGCAGCGGATCCCTGCAGACCTTTACAAGAATATTGGGCCTGGTGGTGATGAAGATGATGATGGAGGTGTTTCTTTCGATGACGAGGAGGGAGAGAAGAAGCCTGATGCAGCCGATGATGCTGATGTCAATATCGATGATATCTAAAGAAAAGGATATAAAAAGAGTAAGATGGAGGATGATCTTAGTGAATATACAATATTATGTTTAGATACAGATTATATATATTTTAAAGAATATATAGAATCTATTTTTAGTACTAACAAGTTATTAATTTATACAAAACATATGAATATACCTGAAGGAATCTATTTATCTATAAGAAAAGTTCCTATATTTATATCAACTCCTCCTAGTTGGAGTAGAGTTAGAGGAACAAAATATAATAATTTACTTATTGATGAATCTAATTTACCTATGAATTATTATGAAATACCAAAATTATCATTGAAATATAAAGTAGCATATCTAAATGTAGAGCAATATACAGATAATATAAATTTAAATTGTGATAATTTTTATTTACATCCTTCTGTAAAGATATATGACTATTCTGAAGATAATATTAAAATTGCAGGTAGGGGAATAGCACTTCCTTATAAGGAAAATCCAGAAGAAACAATAAAGTTAAAGAAATTTATGAATGTAGAAAAAGTTACTGATGTATGTTTTGTTGGAAATACAAGTCCAAGAAGATTTGCTATTATTAATAAATTAAAATCATTAGTTAATATTGATTGTATGTATATAAGCGATGTAATTGTTGGAGATGAGCGTGATATGCGTATTGGTCAATCTAGGATTCTTATAAATATCCATATGAGAGATAATTGGACGATATATGAATCAATACGTTGTGAAAGGTGGCGTTTTGCAGGGATGCCGATTGTGAGTGAAGAGTCTATAACAAGTCCTGAAGGGATTATAACATGCAAATATGATGAGATAGTCGATAAAGTATTGGAGGTTTTGAAGAGTTTAAAAGATAATTCATAATTATATATATGGAATCTGAAGAAAAGCAGTTTAATGATGGGATTGAAACTATGAAACGTATTCATAACTTTAGTGATATGGATTACTATTTTAGAATCAATGGAAAAATAGAGAACTATTTGTTTCCTTCGTTGCGGTCTATATTGTTAAATGATAGGCCAAATTATAAAGAATATCAACTTACATTTCTTGCATCATTCAATGAGTTAATTGAGAAAAATAATTGTACAGAGTATAGTAAATATTTTGATTCTATTCCGAGGAACCCGTGGCATGAATATGTAGCTTCATTAAAATAAAATAAACATAATAATAGACGTATTAGAATTTTTAATAGGATATATGATGACAGTAGTGATAGTAGGAATAAAAGTAGATATAACACATAAAATAAAATTATAAAAGAAAGTACGGCATCTGCAAAAAAAGA